CTAGAGGATTTTTATATGTATGAAATTGATCCCAAATATCAAGGCAAGATTAATCGTATGCGAAATCTTGCAATGTTTAAAGGTAAATCTGACGTAGAGATACTAGAACATATTCTTAGGAAAGAAGGCGAGAAGCGAGTTAAGGCCGTCCCTGTAAAGGAAGAGGGCTCTTCCTATAATGCGCGTTACAAGCGATTGATAGATAGGCTGCAATCAGAGTATGGCGTAGATATGAATGAGTCCAATGATACTGAGGCTCTTAAACTTTTAGTAAAGCATACCTTGCAGTTAGAAACGTTAGACCTTCAGATTAGAAATTTACAGGAGAAAGATGAATTAACAAATGAGGATACACGGACTTTTAAGAATCTGGCCGATGTACAACGCAGTCTTGTTTCATCAATTACAGAATTACAAGACAGATTGGGGATATCCCGTAAAGCCAGAAAAGAGAAACAGGTTGATGATATTCCACAATTTATTGAGGCCCTAAAAACAAAGGCATCGGAATTCTGGGATAGAAAAACTATTCAAGTTAAATGTGAAAAGTGTCAAGTAGAGTTAGCAAGATATTGGCTGAATTTTCCACATGACTACACCGCAGTCTCAATGGAATTGGAGTGTAATCGATGCAAAGAAAAGATTATACATGTGAAATAATATGGAATACATAGATGAAAAAGAGTGGGCTCTATTACAGATTATTGAGAACCCGGTCTTATTTAGAGAGTTTATTAATGAGGATGACCCCCATTGGCAAGCACTAGAGCCCCATGAAAGAGCGTGGACCAGTAGTAACGCTCAATACTTAAGCATGTGTTGTGGTCGTGGTGTAAGAAAGACTACAGCAATGATAGAATTACTTTATTATTGGGCCATCAATGGAATGTATATACCCGGTGATCCTGGTTTACTTGTATATGTTCCTAATAAAGCACAGAAAGATGCTATCTTTCCTAGAATACGCCAAGCCTGTGAGAAGCACTGGCTAATTAAATTCTTAGTTAATCCCAACAAGATTAATGTGCAGGAAGGCCGCATAGAATTTCACAATGGATTTATATTTATTTTGAGAATTGCGGGTAGCGAAGGAAAAGAATCCAACGTTATCTCGATCCATACCAGTCGGATATGGGTAGACGAGGCACAGGCATTCCCTTGGTTAGCATGGAAATCTCTAGGAAACGTTCTTAAGTTTGATATCCCCGGCCACATGTTATGGGTATCGGGAGTACCAAACGGAGAACGTAAAGACAACGTTTTGTACGAATGCGATCAAATTGATGACAAATACATATCATTTAACATTCCACAAAATATGATGAGTTGGTGGAATCCTGATCTGGAATATCAGCGCCGAAAAGAGTATGGAGCCCTGCTAGAAGATAGCGAGGACTACAAACACTTCGTTCTAGGACAACACGGCGTGCCTACGTATTCTATCTTTGATCGCGTTAGGTTCAAGATCGATGATTCAGAGGTATTTAAAATTGCCTTGGCTCAACATAATTTTGATAATACCAAGCGATTTGACCCAGATGGAATCCAGAGGTATCACATCAACGAGGTTGTTGTGCCGCCTCCCCTGCCCTACGACGGAGCCCTTAAGCCAATGATAGGTCTGGGCTATGACGTTGGTTATTCTCCTGACCCTGCTGTGTTCTTTGTAATGTACAGGGATAAATTAGGCAATTGGAAATGCCTTGCCCGGTTTGTACTACAACGTGTAGAGTATGCTTTACAGAGAGAATTTATGGCATACCTTGATCAGATATATATGTTCGATTTTATGGGCATAGATATGGGTGGTCCCGGTAAGGTTCAATACCAAGACCTAGCAGGAGAGTTAACAACCTTTAAGCAATATAAGTATATTGAAAGACTCTATCCAGTAGAGTTTGGATCATTCATGGTTGTGGCAATTGATGAAGATGGTGTAGAAAAGAAAGACCAAACAAAGCGAGTTGCAGTTGAAACACTTTCTCGCTGGGTCCATGAACATCGCTTTACTTTTGCTAAAGAAGATACTGATTTAATGGATGAACTAGAGCGAACTAAATTCACGCGAACACAGACAGGTGAACCTGTTTATAAAACACAGGACGATCACCAAATGGCTGCAATGATGTGCGCTATTATGGCTTATGAAAATAAGTTTGGCCCACCAGTAGTCATACTAAGACCGGAGATTAAACCTAAACTTCTCACGGCTAAATGGCTAGATACTAGAGAGGGAATTGGAACATGGTAGAAGAAAAACCAAAGTATGAATTAGCGAAGTCATCTATATACGAGGGACAGGCCCCATTCGGAGAGGGCTATGGTACTTTCATGCTGCCCTATGCAAATACGGCAGATTCATACTATCGGGCTTTAGGGCTAGCGCCTGAGAAGTTAGTTGTTCCCAGAGAGTATCATCAGGTTCTTCAACTTGTATATGACTTTTATCAAAGGGGTGGAATTGTTTCCACCGTTATCAACAGGCTGTCAGAATTGGCAGTAACAGATATTCGCAATGGGCAACGAAAGACCACTGATGAGCAGAACATTTACTTTGAGGCTGTTCTCCATAGAAACCCGTCTAGACTGATGCGGTTTTTACGGATGGCAGCCTTGGAATATTTTTTGTCTGGAATGGTAATTCCACGAATAGAGTATGAAGAAATTTTAGGACGCGATCTACATCCTAAACTTACACCGGGAAAGGTTTACACCGTTCCGAAGTTTGATCTGTATCCACCGAATCTTACATACGTTGTATGGGTAGGTTGGGGAGAGAAGGGATACTATCTTAAGATTCCTGATAAAGATATCAAGTTAATTCGGAGTGGTGGAAGTAAGATAAAGGAGCAGCAATTAAAGTATAACCTTTACCGCGAGTATTACCCAATGCTCGTAGAACAAGTTAAAAATGGCGCAGACAAGGTTAAGTTAATCGATATCGACCCAATTTTACGAAAAGAGATTTCATACTCTCCTTATCCTACACCATTTCTTTATAACGTTTTAGAGCCACTTATCTTTAAGCAGCAACTAAGACGAATGGACTTTGCGGTGGCCTCTAGGGTTATCAATGCTATCCTACTGGTTAAAGAAGGTAATGATAACTATCCGATAACAGAAGAAACTCGGGGAAACCTAGACGAGTTAAAGTCCCAGATATTAGCACGTTCTAATAATCCACGATTAATGGAGCGTCTTTTCATCCTCTTCTCAAACCATACTACTTCATTAGAGTGGATAACTCCCGATGTTAGCGCGATGCTTGATCAGGATAAATACCGACAAGCAAACGAAGAATTATCAGAAGGACTAGGACTGGCTAAGATTCTTATTACCGGAGAATCCAGAGGAGGATCATCATCTTCAGAGGTATCCACATGGGCAATACAGCCAATGCTGGAAGAATTACGGGGTAATTTAATTGAGTGGGTTTCTTCTCTCTACGAAGAGTTATCAGATAAAAACAAATTTAGAAACACCGCTGCTCCAAAATTCAAGCCTATTAAATTGCAGGACTTTGTAAAGACAGCAGCAGTTTATGCGCAGTTGTTTACAGAGGGTAATATCTCAAGAACTTCACGAACAGATTTGAGCGGACTAGACTTTGAAACTGAAGTGGAGTTAATGAAGGATGAGAAAGAAATCATGGGCGATCTTCCACCCTTCCCACCAATGCCTTACAGTCCACTACCACCGGGCACAGCACCCGGAGGACGGCCATTAGGTAGTCAGAATGTCCCTGTAAATAATAGAAATACAGGGGTAAAACCAAAGGGACAAAAACCCCTTTCAAAAGTAAAACAATCTGAAGCCTTAATGGAAGACGATGAGGTTATTGATCTTCTCATAAAAGTCGCAGAAGAACGTGGATTAGTAATCACAAAAGATACTATTATCGAAACACCGGATTTGATGAATGAATAAGTATAAAATTGTAGCAGTTTTATGGGACGATCATATTTATGTTGATAGGGATAAGGTGCCGCGAAACCCCGATGATGAGATAATGACTACATTATCTATTGGGATTATATATAAAGAAACACAAAAATCAATTACTTTAATAAATAGTATAGAAAGGTACGATGAACGCGATGACGCAAGTTACACGATTATTCTTCGTTCTGCTATACAGGCTATACAAGAATACGGAGAGATTGAATTATCAGATTTAAGAGAGTGATGAGCATATGGGAGAAGTTTATGTGGCGTTTATAAGCGTCTTTGGCACCATAGTAGTCTCTCTCATTGGTGTATTCGTAGCTAAGAAATACAACATAGGCCCCAATCAAGATAAATTAGTACAAACGTTAAAGGATATTGTAGCGGCACAGGATCGAAAGATAGCAGAATTGCAGAAACTGATTGAAGATAACATGATTCAGATTCATGAACTAACAGCGCAAGTTGAAGAGTTACGAGAACTAACTGTGCATCAGGCCCTTCTTATCAACGACTTACAGGATCGTCCAACAGGGAGAGCCAAAGTGATAAGAGATGATAAGTTATGACCCTTTCAGATGTAGTGGATGTTCTAAATTTAACGACCCTATTTCCCTCAATTTTAGGGGGCTTGATAATTGGTAGTGTAATTTTTAATATCTTTAAATTAAGTTTAAATGAAATATATGCAATGACAGTTTCAACTATTGTGTTTATATTTCTGATGATGACTACGCAATTAACTAGACCTGAAGCCGCAATGGCGGGCTGGGAGCATTGGATTGGTGTCCTAATTTTATATTTTTTGTTCATTGTTTCTGCTTCAATTGGTAAAAAGTGTAAATGGCCCGCCCTATTTTTAAAGTAAATGTAGTTTGTATAAATGGAACTACAAACCCGAGGGGGTGAAATAGTGAAAAATACTCAATTTGAATCCACGATTGCTGAGATTATAGACATTCCTACTGGAGATTTCAAGCATCCATTTCTAACTAAAATTAAATTTATCTTTGCGGATAATAGGGGAAATGCAAATGATCAAGGTATAGAAGCAGAAGATTTTGACGCACTTATTACCTCATCAATACATATGCCCATAAAGATGCGCTATACCCACGCAGGAGTAAAAGGACATGATATGTCTGTTCCTATTGGGCATATAACTGCAATGACAAAGCAGATAAAGGATAACGAGGTAGCCGAATTAATCGGTGAGGCTGTTCTATATAATGAAGAGTATCCAGATGAGGTTAGTTATCTAAAGGAAAAGTATGCGGCGGGCGAAGCCCCCGGAATCTCATGGGAATTAGTTTATCAGGATGTTAAGCATCAGAATGGCATCGATTGGCTAAAAGGTGTAATTACTAGAGCAGCAACTTTCGTTCAATTTCCAGCCTATGGAAGTAGAACATCCCTATTAGCAATTGCTCAAACTAATATCCAGTCAATCTCACAGAGCCAATTAGAAGATGAAGAATTTATGTCTGAATTGACAGAGATTGTACAAGAATTAAATGACCTTATAAAAGGCAAAGTGGAAGAAGAGGAAGAACCTAGTATTACGATGGGAGGAATGAAAGTGGATGAACTAGAGAAGGCACAGGCTGATCTTGCAGCAGCAGAAGCAAAAATTGCTGAATTAGAAAGCAAGTTGGAAGAAGCCACTAGCACAATAAACACACTTACAGAAGAAAAAACATCCTTGGCTTCTGAGAATGAAGCATTCAAGCGAGATGCCATAGTTGCTGAAAGAACAGCAAAGGTATCTGAAGCGGGAGTTAAGGTTGAAGATGATGTTCTTGCGCAGAAGCAGGAATTGTGGCTATCTATGTCACAAGAAATATTTGATGCGTATGTAGCAGACCTTGCAGCAGCAATAAAGGAAGCACCCAAAGCAGCAGCAAGCGCTTCTACTAAAAAGGAAAGCCTACCCAAATTTGCGGTAGCAGGAACGGATGAAATGTCGTTAGACGATTTGAAGTCACTAGGACGACGGGCTTCAAGAGGCGAAATAGCAGATTTATAAAAAGGAGGTAGGCAAATAACATGGCAGACGCAATAAACACAGGCAACCCAGTCGATACAACACAATTTATTGTAAACAAGTATGACGATATTGATGGTGCTAGAGTAAATCAGGAAACGAACAGAGGAAGATTCTGCTTCCGAGATTCAAACGGACGGATGACACTTCCACGAACACTTACAGAGGCACAGAAGGCAGCATTCCCAGTTGACTGGCCTAAACCATTGAACCCCGGACCATATTTTACTGGACCCGGACTTAATGGCGCACAGGTATTGGGATGGAATGATGGTTCGCTTGGAGTACAGGAAACTGACTTCGAACTAGACCCAGATTCTATGTATGCAACACCTTGGCCAACAGGAATAACTCAGTACGATATTCCTTTGATGTTCTATGGACTTCCTGTAACATCAGGAAACAAGGCCCTAGTATTTGATGGTGGAACATTTACATTCGGTTCAGGAAACTATGTAGGTGTATCTTCAGATTATAGTATAGGTTCAAAGGTTTACGCAAGTTATGCTACAGGTAGCGAAGGAAAACTAACAGTATCAGGAGCCGCAGCAGGAAATACCGTAGTTGGATACGTTACTGATAAGGACACATTTGGTACCAACACAATTACTGTCAAGTTGAAGGGCTTGGCAGCATTATAAGCTGAGTAAGTAAAAGGAGGCGAAAATAGAATGACAGTTAGATTAGACCCTAACATAACTCCTGAATACCGAAAGGCTGTTGCGGAGTTAGCGAAATCACAAGATAGACGAGCATTGGCAGAAATCATAACGGAGTATGTCGATCCTACGTACTTGACTCTTGATCTTGCAGGAACATTTATGGGTACACGCGAAATGCGGTTCGGAGATGTTCTAGTAAAGAGATTCAAGGGAAAGTACCATGTTCAGCAAATTGTACCCGGCCAGATCACTCTTGGTGAGCAGATTACAGTACGGGATAAGGCGGTTAGTTATAACCTAGATATCCTTGCTGCAAAGGCCGAATACAATACACTTGAACTTGAGCATGGTGGACCAGCATTTACCCCAGAAGTAGTACGAAGTGATGTACAGAAGGCACTACAAGAAAAACTTCTTATGCGAACATGGAATGCCCTAGGAAATATCTGGACCGCAGGAAACGCTGCGGCCCTAACAATCCCCGGCGCAACATATTCGAACTTCATCGATGCATCAGGACCCCTAACATCAACAGCGCTTGACAATGCTATTGACCATGTTAATTACTGGTCAGGTGGAGTAAAGGCAATCATCGGAACAGAGGGAGCCCTTGCACCACTTTCTACATTTGGACAGTACCAGTTGATTGGAGCCGGAACAGAGAAGCATTTCGTAACTGTTGACGGACAGCCAGCAGGAACAATTCGAAATCTTTCCCCATATGGTGGAGGACCATTCATTGAAACATATAGAGGCGTTAGTAATATCGTAAGAATCAAGCAAATCTTTGATAACACTAGCTTCCCGCCAAAGCCACTTCTACCGTCAGACTATATTCTAGTTATCGGAGATAACATTGGCGAATTTGTAACATACGGTGGACCACAGTTTAAGGAATATGTAGATAACAGACCAACACCACCTTACTGGAACTTTGAAACATGGGTTCAGTTTGGTATGATGATCTGGAATGCAAGAGGAATCGTAAAGGTCGCTTGCACATCAACAGTCCCATGATAGTTGGTTAGTGAGTATTAGTTAGATGGGCCATTCTCGGTCAGTATTGGCCGGGGATGGCCCACCATTTTTAGATTGTAGGTTCTTTAGGAACCGAATAGTTACTTGACTTACAGTGTTTTAGACACTAGCGGAGGATTTTATAATGGCTACAAAGTATGTATATTACAAGAAGAATGTAGGGTTTAACGTTGGGCTGCGGTTCCATATACGAGATGTAGATGGAATTGTTCTGACTGGCGCGAATCCCTACATAAATATAGATGAGGATAATTTACGAGATTTCTTACAGGCGAATAAGACCGCGATTCAGAAGGGATTAATTATTCAGGTTGAAGAACCGTCTTTCGATTTTGTAACTGAGAATACAATTACAGATGAAGATGCTGAAGAACTTGTAAAGAATTTATTTATTCTACGAAAGAGATTGCCGCAGATAAGTTCTGAGGCAACCCTAGGCAAACTCTATGAAGCAGCAAAGCGACAGGGACGGGCAAAGAAGATTCTAACAATGATCGAAGATCGTCTTACCGATGTATCACCTGTCTATCAGCAAGGAGTAGGCTGGGGAGAAGAGGATGAAAAATTTACTGGGGGTGAATGATATTGAATATGCTAGACTTGGTTCCAGCATTAAGGAGACACCTTAGTAATTATATTGAAACCGATGAATCAGATTCAGAATTAGCAGCATACTTAGCAGATGGTGTAGAGGCTCTAGCGTTTAGATGGGACCGATCTTATGTTATTACACATATTCCCCCTCTAACATTTACAGTAGAACCTACAATTGAATCTAAAGATAAGCGACCTATTATTTTGATGGCATCGATTATTTATAAGATGGGTAATCTACAACTAGCAGGGTTTAAGGATGGAGACTTCTCTTATGATCCACAGCAAGGTAGACAGAACCCGACACAGATGGATATTGAAGAGTTAGCAAGATTCCTTCCTATCTATCGATTAGCAAAGGCAAAGTCGGCCCCACTAAGAGGATTTAATAACGTAATAAATCCAGAGAGTTACCAGTGGTTAGCCCTTTTATAAAGGAGAAGGTATGGTAGATACTACAATTGTTATCCCAACATTCTTTGGTGGGAATATGCTTTATAGTTGTATAGAGAGTATACATCAAAATTGTACGGAACCTAAAGTACTAATTTATAAGAATTCGATTGGGTGGCTAAAGGCTTGTAACGAAGCCATGAGTTCTACGACGGATGACATTATATTACTGAATGATGATACGATTGTATTAACGGATATTATTGCAGAGATGAGAACGTTAGCCTACTCTGATGAGAAGATAGGAATCGTGGGCGGGAAAGCCCTTTCTGCTGCTAATCCAGATACAATTATCAACTACGGTATATACGTGGCAACGGATGGAAACACGGCGCACAAGTATTTTGGACGCCCTAGAAACTCAGTCTCAGTAGAGGCACAGAAAGCCGTAGAGGGTAGTTGTATTTATATCAAACGGCTGTTACTCGATGAGATTGGGTACTTTGATGAAACCTTTGGAATGGGGTACAGAGAAGAAGTGGACTTGGCTTTTAGGGCCAGAGAAGCAGGGTGGAAGGTAGTATCTTGCCCTACCGCAGAGTACATACATTATGTCTCTCAAACTCACAGTAAGGTGGGTATAAGTAACGATAAGTATGATTATTTTATGGAAAAATGGGGCCGAAAATTAAAGTTAGGGATTGTATAAAGGAGAAGGAAGATGGCAGTTAGAGCAATTGGAGACATGGCAATTTTCTATGGTGATAAGCAGAACACAGGAGAATACGATAATGGTGTATGGATGGATTTATTGGATATCCCATACATTCAGAAGAAGGAAGAAGCAGGATTATATCAAACAGTAATCAGGACGCTTTGGATAGAGGCAACAGGATGGACAAAGGAAATTCGTGATCGCTATCCTCATGTCACACAAATTGGTTTAAGTGACCATCCCCTTTCCACTCACGTATCACGTCTGCCAGCCGAAAGACAATACGCATACTTGGCTGATTTAGAATATCTGGACGGTATCATGGCCTTAACAGAAGAAGAGAGGCAATTTTATCAAACTGTCCTACCATCTAAGCCGGTTGTTCGTGTTGGCCTTCCCTTTCCAGTAGAGAAGTACGAATCAAGATATGGTCATCTACGGAATTCCGAAAGGGAATACATTGGGTTAGGTGTGGGTGCGGCAGACAATGATAGAAATTTTATCTCTAACTTGTTGGTTTTTCAAAATTTAAAACTACGCTATCCCGACCTACAAGGCGTGTTTCTATCTGTTCCTCATCAGTTAATGCCATACTGTATTTATATGGCAGATAGATTTGATGGAGTTTATATCCACCAGCGGACTAACATGGGTGAATACCTAGAAATACTTAACCGCTGTAAATTTGTAATAAGTCTGCCGGATAGGAACACGCCGGGTCGGTTACAAGGTGAAGCAGCATTCTTTAAGATTCCCGTAGTGGGATCGGACAGGCTTGAGTTGCAAGAGGAATTATTCCCAGATACGAGTGTCCAACCGTTCGCGCTACAAGATGCGCTAGAACTGTCCCTACGCCTCCTAGAAGACACGCAGTGGGCCGAAAGGGTAGCGGACGAGTCTTATCATGTCTTAACAGAAAATTACAACTATGCTAAGAGCAAGGAAAAGTTTGATGAATTAGTAAAATTAATTAAAGGGTGAGTAACATTGCCGGAAATCATCAAAGTTAATCGGGAGTGGATAAAGAGACAAATAGATTCTACCCGAGAAAGTATAGGCCGGAATGTAACGTTCTATACAACGGATAGAACGACATGCTCACTTTGTACCGCAAGCGGTTACTACAACTCAACTATTGACGGAACATTCTACTATAATTGCCCAGTATGTGCTGGGAATTATTACATTACAACCACATCAGGTCATGTCATTCTCGCTAGGGTTCACTGGACAAACGATGAGGCTGTTACAGCCTCACCGGGAGGAAAGTATTTCCTAGGAGATGCTACAGTAACCATTGATCCTTCTTATCGCAGTATTGCAGAGGCAACACAGAGTTTAGATAATAAGGTCGTTGTCGATGATCATGATATGCAGATTATTAAAATTATACCTGTCGGCGCTCCCGAGCCTAATCGTTATAGAATAGTGCTTAAAAATAGTGGAGAACGACCATCGTAAAGGAAAGGGATAGGAAATGAGATTTGAATCAAATATTGTAGTTTGCCCGAGTTGTAACCAACAATTTGAACACAACAAGATAAATGGTGTGGCCCTTGTAGAAGCTGCCGCAGATATAGAAAAAAGAAAGCGGATGTATTGTAAGTTATCTCTTGACTCATTAGAAAGATTACAGAAGGAAGACAAGTTAAACTTCCCACAAATAAAGAAAGTAATCCTAGATAACTTTAATGACTATACCCGAGATATTCATACGATTATAGGATTCGGCCAAGACGTAGAGTAGGTGAAGCATCATGCCAATAGGTATTCGTGTTACAGGGCATGAGCAACTACGCCAAACACTTAATCGCGCTCCAGCCTTATACGAAGAGGCGTTTAGAGTTGCTAGTGAGAAAGCAGAGATAGCACTTAAGCGAATTATCCTTGAAACTTTTGAAGTAGCGATTTCAACTGCGGGGGAAGGATTTCCTCCTGTATATGGAGCGCAGTTATTAGAAGTAGTAAGACAAACAGATGTAAGAATCTATGGTTCCGCGTCTTACTTTTCTGTTGAGTATGACTTTGAAGAATTAGGATCATATGAAGACTTAAGTGAAGGCTTCCACTACCAAGCAATGCTAGCGGATGGGGACAGGGTAGAACTTCCCTATCAAGGTCAGGCACTTAAAAATGATCTTGTAACTCGTTACGCATTCTGGTTAACGATCAGTGAAACTTGGGGAGGAAGAATTCCCGGTGGCGCACACCTTAATGATACCTATGCTGCAAGAGTAGCACTATGGAGTAGCAAGGGTGTTGCTCCACAATGGCTACTATTAAACTACGGTCAAAGCGAGTTTGCTCCTTTTATCCAACCCTTTCCTATTGTTGAAACAGTACAGGCTGAGATATATCAGCAATTTTATGCGATACTTGCTAGGGAAGTTGAACGGGTTACATACACAATTAATAGTAGCGAGGCTGCATTTAAATCTCGTCCAACGGTTCGTCCAGTCAGAGGACCCGGAGGAAGATTTATAGGCTCAGAAAGATTATAGGGCGGTGAAATAAATGACTTTAATGAAACAGAATTTAGAACTTGCTGAAATCGCCGCTGCTATTTCAACGCTTCTATCCAACAACGGATTGGGAGCCATTCCCACACACTCAGGGTTTGCCGTTGGTGAGCAGATTATTCCTCCACTGATATCATTATATTTTCTACCCAATGGGCCTAAGCCATTTCAGATGGGGGACACAACAGAAAAATATTTTAACCGTGTAATCCAATTTGATATTTATATGGAAAGTGATGAAAAGGTTAGTTTGATAATAGACATACTTATGGACTATTTAGATACAATGGCTCTCTATATAAATGATCCGATGCAGAATAATGCAGTCGTTGGAAGTATTACATGCCAAAATTCTGATTCAATCTATGGTCAGATTGTGACCCCAAATTATGAGAAGCCGAAGGTTATTAGATGGCGGGGGATAGTAAGGGCAACCTTAGATATACATTATCCAAATGATTAATTAGGGCCGTATACATAATAAGAGCGGCAAGCGGAAAAGGAAGGGAAATTATAAGATAGTTAACCCATAAAGGAGGAAATAATTATGGCACGACGCGCCAGAGTACACTCACGCGACTTGCAACCACAAGTTGCAGCACCAAAGGGATTATTCGCTGCCGCCAGAGTACAAAGATTTGATTGGCCAATGAATATACCTACAACCTATATCGATGAAATCGGACGAAAACTCCACGTAGGAGCAACACAGGAAATTCCTGAAGTTACTGTTACAATTGAGGCATTTGATGTAAGTCACAGTGTCTTCTCGTATTTAACAGGATATACTCCAAGCACCTTCCCTCTATCGGGGGCATCAATTACTGACCTAATGAACGTAGACGTTATTGGACAGATAAGAGATGGTTCAACACAGAATATCGTTAATGCGTTATATGTTAGAAGAGGAATTGTAACGGGGCTTGACGCTTCTTTCGATGTTAGAAATAACTCAACCGTAACCTACACAGTTACAAGCAACCAGAAGAAAGAATTCCGACAGCCAGTTTATTATGAGTCATTTGATCTTGTAACAGCAACTGGAGTACAGACACTTGCAAATACTCCAACATTCCTACCACGAACATCGGGATACATTATTGATGCATTTCGAATGTCTGCTGATCGATCCAACGTATTCCTTAATGAAGGAACAGATTTCACTGTAACTGGGGCAAATGTTAACTTCACAGGTACAGGCACAAGTACAGGAGATACAGTTTGGGTAACATACTGCTCTCCAACTACAAAGCAGTTTAATGCACTTGATAATACAAGTGTTGCAGCCATTCAAGGAAAGTACGTTCCTCTTAGCATTGCTGTAAATAGTATTCCTAGAGTACAGAGTGCTACAATCAGGGCCGCACTTGCATCAGAATCGATCCTTGAAATGGGTGGACTTGGAAAGCCGGTTGGAGTAGAAACAGGTATCCCCGATGTTACAGGAGATATTACTGTTCTAAAGACAGACAACGATCTTCTAGGAATTCTTGAGGGCTATGCCGCAGGAGCAGGACCAGTTGAAAATGATATGGAGTATGCAAAGACTACCCTACCATTGAAGATTAGTCTAAAGAACCCATCGAATCCAAGCGAAACACTTCTTACCTACTATGTTCCACAGATTACCATTAACTCAGAGGGAGATTCTTCTTCAGTTAATGCATCGATGGAAGAAACATTCTCATGGAGTTCTGCAACAGGAGAACTATATGTAATGAGTGGGGCAGGAGTATACTAAAATTTAACTAGCACTACGTTAGGGTATGTAGCAAACGTTACATCTAAGGGGATAGTCTCATCTTTGGGGCTATCCCCTTCTTTTTTATTAGAATGGAGGAAAAGGAATTGGGAAAGTTAACAAACTTATTGAAATGGAAAAAGGTAATCAGGATCAAGGATGAGCGGGGACTGGCCGCAAAGGATGAGGAAGGCAATCCAATTGTTGTATATATGCGGGTAATAGGAGATAAAGATTTTGAAGACGCCTCTCTAAAAGCAAGATACGCTTCTGCTTCTAGGAGGGTAGCCCTATCTGTTGCTGGGTCTGAGGACTATATTTCGAATGTTGCCATTTTTGATAATGCGACGAAAGAGCAGTGTATTGAAATGATTGTACAGGGGCGCGGTGCTAACTGGACAGGTGAAGCCCTATCGAATGTGACTGTACCTGAACTACCAAAGATTGAGGACGTAGCACGCGATCCTGATGCTCCAACTTTAGAGGAATTAGAAAAGTTGGATAAGATGGCGCTAGATATCGATAAAGAATATCGAGCCGAATTAGAGCAATATGTAAAGACAAGGGAAGAGGTTCTTCGTGTTGAGTTGGATGCTAAACCACTAGAAGAATTGATTGAACTAGCCAAGCAGGAAGTTATTGTCGTTCTGTCAATTCAAATGTATCTTGATACACTCATTGATGAAAAGGTTTGGCGCGCAGTTTACCAAGATGAGGAATACACACTAAGAGAATTTACCTCAGTAGAAGAATTCCAGAACCTAAATGCACGTCTTAAGGAATATTTACGTGAAGAATATCGTAGACTAGAAGCAGGGCTAGAAGATATAAAAAACTAGCCGAGGGTAGTTCTTGGGGGATTGCCCTATCAGTAGCAAAGACTCTGGGACTGCCCGTGATAGAAGGAATTCGAAGCGCAGATGATATGCCATATCCTATATCGTTTGCAATTTTATATAGAGAAAGAATTAACTCGTTTAATAACTTACCAAAAGATAAGCAACCGCCGAGAGATTTGTGGAATAAACCCTATAAGTTAGAAAGATTTCTTGACGAGGCATTTGAACGAAAGGAAGAACGCTCAAAGGAATTTATAGATTTGGATTTAGAGGAAGTGGAATGATATAATGGCCGGACAATTAGAAATCCGTGTAATAGGCACAGCGCCGGGATTAAGAGAATTTTTTGCCAATACATCTAGGCAAGCGGATGATTTTGTGCGGCGTTCAAATGACACTTATAAGCAGTATTTTACTGATTTACTAGGACTTAAAACCTACCCTGTTCTTGATAGTAGGGGTGTTCCGCAAAGAGATGTTCTGGGTAATTTAAAACAGCAGGGATCAATTGTTAATAGATTGAGAACAGAATATGATCAATTAGAAAATTCTATTAAAACAACTGCTATTACAGGATTACAGTTGTCAAGTGGGGAGTTTATCCCTATTGCTAAAACACAGAAATGGCTAGGAGAAGAGAAGCTTATTACTGCGGAAATGCAGAAACAAATCCAACTCCTTTCAGAAATAGAGGGACTTCAAACTGCTGCTAGGGGTGGAGCAGCATTCTCAAGAGATGCATTTTTGAGAGATAGGACAGCAATTGAAGCGTCTAGAACTGCGACTACTGATACACTAAACCAAAGTCTATTTGATGCTCAAAAGAGAAGAATGACGCTAACTGAGGCAATTAGAGATAGACAGGGTTGGCGCGCAGGAGGAATGGTTCCCGGTTTCCATCAGGCATCCTTTGATGCTACAACAGCCCAAATGATTCGTGATAGGAATCGTTTAATGGGTACTGAATTATCCATTAAGAAACAAATAGTTGCAGCCGAACAATCTCATACTGCTGCCATTGATGCTAGAACTGCTTCATATCGAGCAGAACGAGCAGCACAGGTTTCTGCAACTCGCGCAGGAGTACTTCCTAGGCAACAAGCCTTAGAGGCTAGTAGAATAGCAGAGGCGGCTGCGCGGGTAGCCCCAACAACAATACCTAAAGGGTATCAGACACTACAAGGACTTTCTCCACAGTTATTACAGCAACTTCAAAAAGGGGGTCTAGGGGTAGGAACAGGTCCGTTAGGAGATGTTCTTAGGAATCAACAAATGGCGCAGTTTAATGCCCCCGTTAATGATTTAGTTAGAGGAGTTACAAGATTAAGTGGAGAGTTTGTAAACAATAAGGGAATTCTTACACAATGGTCGGCGGAAATTGATAAATCTGGTAAATTGATTACCAGATTTGGAGGAAATCTGCGAGGATTTTCTCGAATTATGGAACAGATAGGTAGAGATTTCCAAAAGGTTATTGAGTGGACTGTTGCGACAACGGTTATCTTCGGATCAATGCGTGCAGCAATGGCTGGACTGGATATCATTAAAACCCTTGATGCAGATTTAACCCGTTTCACCGTTACTGCTGGATTAAGCACTAAGCAGACCCAAGCATTCTATAAGGAACTACTTAATGTCGCTCAATTAACTGCTACTCCTATCGAAGAACTAGTTAAAGCCGCAGACGACTTAGCATTGGCGGTACGAAGACCGGGACAATCGACTAAGGAACTAACAAACGATATCGCTACGTTGGCCCAAGCGATTGGTATATATACTAACTTAACGGGGCAAGATACAGTCAGTGCCACTGATCAGTTAGTTGCTGTTATGAAGCAGTTAGGATACACAGCCTCAGAAGTCTATACGATCTTAAACAAGGTTACAGCATCTGCTGGTGGGCAGTCTGGGGCTATTGCAGATATTACAAAGGGTCTTGCTGTTATGGCAGAGGCAGGAGAACAAGCCGGTCTATCTGTTGATCAGCAGATTGGAGTTATTAAAACACTATCTCAGGTTACATCAAAATCTCCTGCTGAAGTTGCTACAGCATTTAAGAATCTTGTTGGAGCATTAGAAAATCCAGCCGCTATTAAAGCGTTATCTAAACTTAATATAGCCCTTGTAAGTCAGGGTAGTGATATTATTGGTATCTATTCAGAGATTGCTAGAAAGATTCAGACAGGAGAAATTGCGGGAACGGAAGTATCTGGATTGCTACGTGCGATATCTGGAGGACCCAGACGAGCCCCAGACGCAGCGGCGCTTCTTTCTAATATCAATACAGTATTAAAGGAAACCAAAGTTTCAGCAGATGCTACAAATGAGGCGTTCTTGGCTAATGCCCAAATCATGGGTACATTGAACGCAAAGATAACACAGTTTCAAAATACAATAAAGGATAAAACGTTCCAACAGTTTGGAGAAGTATTCAAGGATTTGGCGACTACAGGGATAGCAGCAATCACTCAATTACTTGAACTTATTTCAAATATTCCTCCAGTATTAATAACTGCTGCTGTTCAAGCAACGCTACTGGTCGGAGGTTTTAAACTTTTATTAAAAATTTTGATTCCTATCGGTACTAGTATTGCTGCGGCTGCTAAATATCTTTTAGGGTTTGGTGCTGCATCTACGGCTGCGGCTGCGGCTGAAGGGCAACTTACTTTAGGGCTAATGGCTACTAATAATCAACTTACTCTTAGACAAAGACTAATGGGGGGCATAGGTGGAAAGAAAGGATTAGCAGCAGGGGCTGCTGGATTTGGCATCGGTGCTGCTGTTGGTGCAATGGGTGGACTACAGCCTCAACAAATACTTGGCTCTGGATTACAGGGATTAGGTATGTCTTTAATGATGGTACCCAGTGGTGCAACACAAGTTGTAGGAGCAATTTCTCTTATTGGAGGAACACTATTACAACTCATTAATACCCAAGAAAGGGTACAAGAAAGTAGTGCGGAAACTGCTCAGGCGCTCTTAGAGGCATATAGTAATGCATCTGGAGCGGCTGATAGTATTCATGCATTAGATAAAGATCAGAAAACACTGATTAAAACAATGGATGATCTTGAGGCTAAAAAGATTGCTCAAGGTAATGCTTGGACAGCGGATGATCAAGCAACTCTTAATGATTCTTATCGACAATATGCTGAGAATATTCTTGCTAGTGCAAATGCACATAAACAACTAAATGATGCGATAGATCAATTTGCGGAATTAGAAAAGACTCTTCCCGGTATAACGCAGTGGTCTGCACGATTGAGGGGAATTCTGGCTAATCCTGAAGGAATAATTCCAGAAGAATTTTTAAAGCAGCTTGAAGAATATCAAACAATGGTATTGGCTGCAACATTCCCTGAAATACAGAAAGGCAGAAGTTCATTACAACAGGTTAATGTTGGGACCAACGTTATTCCACAATCAAATGCGGAGTTGGGTGGTCTTTCAGAGCGGATAGTAGTACCTACGCCAGCCTCTGTAGGTTTCTCAGGGAGTGGACGTGGAGGATCACCAACTATAATTCCTGCTGGAACTAAGACAATGAATGTCAGAGAGCTAAATGCCGGGAATATAGGCGATTTATTTTCTAAAGATGCAGCCGGTGTACTACAATTTAATGCATCATTAGCACTAACTAGAGAAAATATAGACTATGTAAATACGGCTATAGGACAACTAGGAGAAACGGCAGAAGCAGCCGATATGCAAAAGGCTTTTAATCAATGGACTCAAGGTGCAGACAATATTACAGATGCTGGGAATGCATTAAAATATTATCAGCAAGCCAATGAGGCTTTACGTGTATTTAGACCCAATGTTGCCGCCCAATTAGATGAGGTTTTCCCTCTTATTGATGAATTTATTACCAAGGGACTTACAAATCTGGACCCTGAAAAATATAGTGAAATCCTAAACGGAGTATTTGCACAAGCCTTTACTTCATTAAAGATGGGAACACTTATACCTAATGATCAGTTAAGACTGATGGCAGAAGGGCTGGCCCAAGGAACGGGAAGATTAGATGGACTTACTAAGGGTACTGAAAGATATGAACAAGTCGTAGATAATATTGCAACTGCGTTATTTGGGTGGAAGCCTCCGATTGATGCCGCTGCTGGTGCTATGAGAGAGTTAACAGATGAAAGTATTGAATTACTTAATAATGTAGATAAAGTTGTAGCGGGAGCGCTTGGCACACTCGCACAAAAATCACTTGATGCCGCACAGCAGTTAGCCAACAAGGAGATTTCACAAGAAGACTACAGTGCCCAGATTGCACAGATTAATGATATGGCAGTTGCAATTCAAAATCTTGGGCAGAAATTTAATGAAGCCGCTACATCAGGGGGACAAGACTTTATTGATGCTTTTAATAATGTAAAAGCATCTCTTAGTAATATACCCGGACTACAGGATGCTGCTGTTCTAAGTGCTGACCAGTTTATTCAAAGAATGTTTGATGTAGCAATGGCTGCAAATCTATCCGGCGATAAACTTACGAACTTTATGAATCGAGTTTATGCAGTGTTCCAAGCAATGCAGACAATAGCGAAAATACGTTCAACTATGACAATTTATGCTAATCTTGATACGACCGCATTTGTTGCTAAACTTAGAGAGATGGCAAGAACCCTTCGGGCTACCGCAGGAGTTTTTGCAGGAAATGAGATGTTAGCGTCATGGTATGAAAGTCAGGCTAATAAGGTAGAATCTGCGGCTGGTAAAATTTCTAGTTTTAAAATGCCTAGCCCTGCCCGATCACCGGGAGGAGGAGGAGGAGGTTCCCGAAGAAGTGGAAAAGACTACGGTGAACTTGATCTTCCAGAAGAATTATCCGATCTTCCTAACAGAGATTCGCTTATTGCACAAGCGATTAGAAATGCTAGAGCCCTACAAAAGAAAATTCCGGGTGCAAGTAAAGAAGCAAAGAATGATGTAGTTACCATCCTAGATGGAATGAAGAAACTAGAGACAGTACGTGGAGTAAGGGAAGACTTGCTACGACGTGCGCTAGAAGATTTAGCGAATATAGAAAAGAAGCGATTAGAGTTTGAAACCAAGGCTGATATGATCAGAAGAATTCGTATCGGAAGTGGAGACTTCTCTGCAATTGCAAACGTCCCAGTGAATACAAAGACTGGAGTAAGTTTGGGTGGCCCTAATGGTCCCGTAAATATTACTCTAAACCTCAATGGTACAGTATTAACACCGGCACAATTTGCAGAGTTTGCAAATCTAATTGCAGCAGCACTAAAGAGACAATTAGCCAAATAAAGGGGGTATAAATAAATGGGAGAGGGACCTACACCAGCGTATCTAGTTAAGTATAACGGCTATACTTTACCCGGATATGTACAAAAAGAAGATTTTATCTCACAGGCTCAAATAGCCGAACATTATGCCCCCTATTCGGATGGTTCAGAATCTGAGTACGTAGGATTGCAGAATAAACCTCTAACTCTTACGCTCAAAGTATGGGAAGCAAATTACCTTGCCTGTAAAAACGAGGTTCAAAAGGCCGCAACAATGGTTCGTAGTAAAAGGGATGGATTTGCTCCACTATACGTACAATACATAGATCGATACTACGAGGCGCAAACAGAAGCAATACGAATGGAAAAGACAGCGGATGAATCTGTTCGTACACTTGAATATCAGGTAGATTTTAAGTGTAAGCCTTGGTTAATCGGAGAAACAGTTCACTCGATCAATGGAACAACAACGATCAATACGGGGACAACCGGAAGGACCATTGACAATGGCGGCTGGACTCCAACAACCATAGATGTAACTGGTACGAATGTTACTATTTCCGGGTATACGGGGACAGGAGACTTCGCAGGATTCATCAGCATCTCAGGAGCAGTCACCAATATGGTAATAAACTCGGATGACTTTACGGCTACAATCGGTGGGGTAAATAAAAATAATTTAATGAAATGGGCAGATTATCGAATGTATGTCGGCCCCGAAACAACCTACTTTGCAATAACTGGTGCATCATCTTGTACCATTTCTTGGCAAGATAGATGGTACTTATAGAGGTGGTGAGATAAATGGCAGCAGGAGATATTATTTGGGCTGAGGGATTTGAATCTGGTTCTGTAGCAATGCACGCAGGAAGTTATACTATAGACCCATCCTATTCAAGAGTAGCAAATAGTGGTGCAGGAGTACGATTTGCTTCGCAAGACGGTGGAACAACTTACTACCGTAAAGATTTTTTTGCTAACTACGAAGAAATTATCTTTGGTTTTGCTTTTCAAACAGCGGGTTGGGTCTACTCTAACAGAATTTCTAACTTAATTAGTTTTCATGATGGATCAACTTGGCACTGTGGGCTGTATATGACTACATATGGAGCCCTTGTTTTTGCACTTAAAAGCCTAAGTACAGTAACAACTAATTATGCGGTTGCTAAACCGGCTTCCCTTACTTTAAATACATGGCATTGGATAGATGGAAAAATACGATTTAATAATACTAACGGCAATTTTGAATTTAGGCAAAATGGTATTGTTATTGCTTCAGGTTATAATATAGATACTTGTTTATCGGCTAATCAGTATACTTATGGTTTTTCTTTAAATGCTTCAGATACAGATAATAACTGGAATACTTACTTTGATGATGTATATATTATGGATAATACTGGAGGAACCCAGAATTATCTAGGAGATATTCGTGTCTATGATATTGTTCCTAGTGGAGATGGATTTCATACTGGATTAACTCCTCTTACTGGTACATCTCACTATGAAATGGTAGATGATGGTATAACAGTAAACGATGCCGATTACCTTTATACCACAGTATCTGGCGTTATGGATACATTTTTATACAACCCCTTGCTGACTCCTGCTTCAAATATTACTGCTATTCATGGAGTTATACACGCAAATCGCGTAAGAAAAGTAGACGCTAGTACAAAAACAATTCGTGTCGTACAACGTACAGATGGGGTAACATACGAACGATCTGGAAGCGATGCAAATCTTACTAATACATTTAACTATTATTTCTATCCAGAAACAGTAAATCCAGTAACGACAAGCGGATGGACTCCGCAAGAAGTTAACGCTATAGAACTTGGAATCAAAGTAGAAGTTTAATCAATCGTAATACAATACGCATTACAATACTATGTAAGGAGGCTTGGATGAATGACAACTAGGGAGGCATTTGCCCAAGCCGAAGCAAGCGTTAGATACCAACTTGCTCTTTCTTTCCCCGGCGTATCAGCCGTAATGAGTACCACTGTTAATAAATTAACAGATAAGTTTTATTTGCTTTCTGGACAATACGTAATTATACGTGTAGTTACACCACCAAGTGATGGCGGTAATATAGGTGTTAGCCAAATTACAGGAGCAACTAATGGACAGGATAATAGTAACCGATATCAGGCCAGTCCTCAAGCAAATACTACTTATACATTAGGCCCATTTAACACTGGCTGGTATGCTGCTTATTCTTGGAACGGCAGTACTTATAGACCCTCTCTTACCGGAGAGGGTACTATTCATATATTTCTACCTGAGAATACTGCTATTGTATTTGCACAGGCTCAAGCCAAAATTGTTACTCAATGGAGATTTGCTCAAGTACAAGCAAATACGTGGGTAATTGGTGGCGTAAATGAAGTTTATAATATTGCTCAATCTGGGGCTCTAATTAAAGTTGTTGGTTCTTATCCGTGGTATGTGCATCGACATGGCTCTAATCTTCTAGCATATTATCGCTTAGGGGATATAGGAACTACTGTATATGACTCTTCAATTTATCAAAATCATGCTACACTTGCAAATGGGGTCGGTTCGGCATCAAGTGGAGCAATATATGGAGATTCTGATTACTCTGTATCTTTTGACGGTGCGACTCAGCGTGCGGTAACTGCCTCTACAGTATTTCCCTATGCTAACAATGTAACGATTGAAGCATGGGTGTACCCAACTGCTGCTAGTTATAGTGCTGCTAACAGAGATTTTATTTGGGGAGCTAGTGGTGTAAGTTCTGGATTTCATTTAGAACTAGGCGGGTCTGCTGGTACAAATAGAGTTGCTGTTAGCGTTCCCGGTACTTGGTTGGCACAAACCAATGATAATGCTATTACTCTAAACCAGTGGAATCATATTGTCTATACACGATCTGGTACAGGAACAACGCATAAGATTTATGTAAATGGAGTATCTGTACCACTTGTAACTAATCATAATACAGCGACACAACCAGATAACGCTGCCGTTAAAGTTATTGGAGCATACAGTGCCGCATCTTATTTCTTCCAAGGAAAAATTGACGAAGTTGCTGTTTATAAGGTTGCACTAACCCCTGCGGAAGTTTTAGAACACTATACGTTAGGAATAATGGGCGGATGGCAACAATACGCACAGGCAGGAGCAGAGATTGCTGGTGTTTATGCGAGCCATTCCTTTGCGCGTGTTCTATACTCAGTTACAAATACTCCAGTCCATGTTTCTAAGTCCTTTATCCGTGTCGTATATAAAGTTAAAGATCCTCAATGGGCACAAGCACAAGCATTTATTACTCCTGAGCAACCATATAGAAACGCTGTTGTAGCAGATAATCCTTACGGATATTGGCCGTTATCTGATAGCGATCAAAAGGTACGAGCATACGTAGGACCACAGGGATATTCTTATGGATCAGCCTATAACGTTGTAGGGGGTTGGACACGGGCTGTCAATGTTCCTATGCCAGCCTATGATCGGGCGCAAGGAATAAGCAATAACAATACCGTTGCTACAATAAATACTTTTACTTCACAAGTAACAAATAACTTTACAGTTGAAGCGTGGGTTAAGCCGGGGAAAAATATAGGCTCTGGTGGAGTTTTACCGACTGAAGCAACTAGCGGTACATACGCTGGTTATAATGCCAATGCAATGAGTTTTGTTTTCTATCCAATACAGATGGGTTCAAACAGGGGACTTGGACTTTCCGTAGGATTCAATGGTATTGTTGTTGCTGCTCATGGAAACAGCACTCTTTGTGCAATCCTTTCTTATAGTGCAACTCTTTCTGGTTGGCATCATATTGCGGTAGTTGTTACAAATAAGCAACCTGTTCTCTATTTAGATGGTGTTGCAGTAAGAACAGGATTAACAGTACCAGAATCTCTTCTTTATAGTCCATACACAATGGGCGATAGTGGAAGTAATTATGGTTATCTAACTGGAAGCGTAAGCAACGCTGCTTTATATAATACCTCTTTAACTGGAACACAAATTTTAAATCATTACCTTGCTGGTGTTCCCGGTGTTTTTGCACAAGCAATGGCCCACATAGGAAAACAGGCAGGATACGCACAAGCAGAGGCTCTTATTGATTCTGATCTAACACTCGTAAGCCAATCAGCCCAAGCCGAAGCGCAAATTATTCTAATAAATATATCTCAGGTTGCTCAAGCAGCCGCACGACTTGCAAGATATACCGTTAGTGCTAATGCGATGGCACTTAATATTGTAGAAGATTCTTATTATCAAACAATAATCGCAGATTCTCCATTAGCCTACTACCGCTTAGATGAATCTAATCTTTCATTCACAAATCTTGTTAGATTCCCCATTGGTGGAACAGCCACCTACACAATGAGAACAGTCGGTGGAAGTGGGGCAGCAGATGGTGATTATGGAACCAGCGCAGCAGAGCCAGCAAATACTTCTAACTACTGGAAAGTAGAATGGAGTCAACCGCAATCTCTTGATACCATTGCCATGTTGGATAGAAGTGATGGTGGTGGTGGATATAGCGCGGATTATTGGGGTTCTGGAAGTTTTACTATTGACTTTAGTGATGGTTCTCAAGTAACTGTTCAAGGTATTCCTAATGGTTGGGGTCCAACTGTTGCAAAGTTTATTCGTAAAGACAATATTACTTGGTTTAAAGTTAATGCTCCTCCAACACAAGCAGGGTATAGCCCCGGTTTCCAAGAAATTGAAGCCTTTTTGGGCGCTCCAGAAATTAAAAGTTATGGCGGAACACAAGATTATAATGCTTATGTTGCTGCTGCATTTGTTGCTCCTTCATCAACACAAGGGCTTGTAGATCAAAGCAATACTGCATTATCTTTTGCAGGAACGACTGCTTTGGTTGTTGGTGCAACAAGTAGTTCAATTCCATATAGTAATATATCTACAGGTTCTGTTGAAGCATGGGTACAAACAGCCTCATCAAGTGGTACACAAGCAATTGTAGTAAAATCCACCGAGTGGGGATTATTTATAAATAATGGAAATATCTCTTTCTATGATTATGATAATGCTACAATGCGGCAAGGACCGTCTATTTCAGACGATCTTCGACACCATTTAGTACTTACTTGGAGCGGAACAACAGGTAAATTATATGTAGATGGCTCCCTTAAACTTACAGCCACGATGGTTAGAAACGATTCTAACTTTTCAACCGTTGCTATTGGTAGTAGTGGGTTTAATACTAGTCAAGCCTTTTCTGGCGTTATTGATGAAGTTGCTATCTACAATACACAATTAACAGATGAACAAATTCGATGGCACTACTCCGTTGTAACGGGAATACAACTAGCACAGGCTCAGACATATATTCTTAGAAATCCAGCCTTTGCTCAAGCACAAGCCTCTATTCAAGGCAACATTACATTTGTTTTTGCACAAGCAGAAGCGTATCTTAGCTCACCTCTTGCTATTATAAGTCAAAGCGCACAAGTTCAAGCCCAAATAATATTATTTCAGTATGCATTTGGACAAGCAGCCGCCTTACTGGCTCGATTTAATGTATGCTCACAAGCACAAGCAGCAGTCATTCCACAAGATGGATTCTTAGCCTATCTATTCTTCCAAGGTAGTGGGTACGATCATGAAGTAGGGACGATAGAAAATATTTGGGGAATAAGTACCCCAAACATGATCAAGTATGATGACGGTAGTAACAAGCCACCCGGTACAGGAACAAGAACAAGTTACTTTGGTGTAACGGCTATCGGTAGATTCGTCGCTGATGAGACTGGAGCATGGTATTTCCACCTACAGAGTGATGACGCTTCTCGTATCAGTATCTATAACTCAGCAAATGAAATAGTCGGTACTGTCGGTGCTTGGCCCGGTGGTTCAGCCGGTGGATCATGGACAGGAACAATTAATCTTACACAGGGACAAGAGTATAAGATTATCTGGCAGTGGTCAGAGGGTGGCGGTGAAGCCTATGTTACGTATAACCACTTCAGACGACCAAGCGAAGTAAATGAAAGTTGGTTAACAGATAGTAACCCTGCTCCGTGGATGCTTGTTGGTACAAGATATCGCTGGGCTAATGCAATGGCATTTATTACCAGACGCCAGTGCCACGCACAGGCACAAGCAGATATCTGGACAACCTATAACAAGTTTGCACAAGCACAGACCCGTATGGTCAAGGATCGTATCAGTGCTATTGCACAAGGTATGGCATTTATCTTCTCTCCAAAGCACGCACTTGCTCAAGCGAGAGTCAAGCAAGTCTACCAAAAATATGCACAAGCCCAAGTTTCTGTAACAAAGTACAGTAAACTAATGGGGCATGGATTAGCAAATGCCCTGATCAAAGGAAAGCCTTGGAAGAATGCCTATGTAATGGCATTCATCAACGATAGAAAGCCTCATGCAAACGCTAATGCATATATTAAGCGTGGAGAATTTGCTCTAGCCAATGCACAGGGTAAGACGATCAAGCCTTGGAAGAAAATAGGGTATGCGCAAGCAGCCATTCATGTATACGATCAGAATGCCTTTGCTTTGGCAATGACTACCATTAACCAGATGCAGTTTACTGCCCAATCTGTAGCCAAAGTGATCGGATATGATTATAACAGGTTTGGTTTAGCACAAGCATGGATACTTAAAGGCACACAACTTGCTCAGGCTCAGGCAAGAATGTACGGAGAAATCTATCAGGTATACGCACAGTCAAGAGCCATGATTGAAAAATTTACTTATAACTCTGGACAAGCAAGGGCAGATATTCTTCGACAGTATCGTATGTATGTTCAAGCCCAAGCAACGATCAAGTATACAAACAGCCTCGTCTTTACTACCCCCATAGCCTTTATCAAGGTAAAGGAAACCTATAGTAAGTTTGGACAAGCAGGGGCACTCATCGGCACCCTGAAGACGGCTCAGGCACAGGCACGAATACATGATCCAAGAGGCTATGCAAATGCAATGGCGTTTGTTCCTATGTACAAGTATGTTGTTAAGTATAACAACTACGACTTACCGGGGTATGCTCAAAATGAGTCATATATAAGCTCTGCGAATTTAATTGAGTATTCAAGTCCTTATAAAGATGGGGCTCCTATGGAAAATCTAGGGATAAGAAATAAAGTTATCTCACTAAGGCTAAAGATTGTAGGTAATAGTCATCAAGAATTAAAACAAAAGGCACAGATGGCTGCAACAGTTCTACGAAGTAGCCGAGATAATTCCTATAGAAAACTATATGTGGGGCAATTAACAAACTATTATCTAGTTAAACCCACTAAAATACAACTCGAAACAGATGTTAATAAAGCTTCAAAATTTGTAGAGTATGAAGTTGAATTTGATACTAAGCCTTGGCTATTTGGGGAACAGGTCTTTACTCTGTCTGGGTCAACCTCTATAAATACAGGGGCAAGGTCTGTTACTGATGGCACATGGACTCCTGCTACTGTATTACTAACCGGAACCAATATCACAGTTTCAGGTTATACGGAAAGTGGAGATTTTGCTGGATTTATTAGTGTATCTGGAACTGTTTCCAACCTAGTTATTAATTCTGAATCCTATACTGCAACGATAAATGGGGTAAATAAAAATAATCTTATGAAAAATCTTGATTACGCTATCTATGTTGGGCCGGGTAAAACCTACTTTAATATTACCGGAGCAACTTCAACTATCATTTCTTATAGAAATAGATGGGATATATAATAAAGGCGGTGAACCTAAGTGGCCCTACAAGTTAGAATTGTTAATCCTAGTAATCCTAGTGATGTAGTAATTTTAGAAAATGCTGCAAACAAGCAGTATTTTAAATCTATTAACTCCTCAGATGAGGGAATCAGTTTTGAGATTCCTAAAAATGATCCTAAAGCAGATAAATTAAGTCCCTATGATGAGGCTAGTTTTACGAATCTTTGGGAGGTCTGGGAAACTTCTACGAATAAGAAGTTAAACTTTGGACCCATTACAAGTATTGATGATTCCAGTGGAGTATATAAAATTACGGGGGCTGGAAGGTCAGCCTTGTTAGCGGATCATTTTACAACGCTTAAGTTTTTCTATGCTAGTATTGATTCTATTATCGAAGAACTACGGTATGAAAACATTGCTGTGGCTCCGAGTACAAAGGTCTTAGTAACTTCACTGGATGAGGACAACCCACAAGAAGAACAAATCTTTAAGACTATCTTACCTGATGAAACCTTTTATGCTCTTAGTAAGAGAACAAAAGATTTTATTATTGATGAGCAATCGGCATATATTCCTATTGGTAAAATAGAACCTCCTAGAACATGGTATGCAGCCAGTGAATATTGGTCAGGCATGACAGAGCAGGATACGGTTGCATTAGATTTTGGGGATATCTATAAAATCTCCAAGATCAGGTTACTGTTTCCTTGGTGGGGAGGACCACAGAGAGCATCCAATCGAACGTATGAATTTGAAATCAAAGTTGCTACAGATACTCCTGTAGTTTACAGTGGTGTGCTTGATAGGGATTGGGGAGCATTTACAACGATCTTTGATAGTTGGGAAGAGTTTGATCCTTTACCTCCCGGTATAACGCCCGGATCATTAGAGGAAGCAACCTATCGTGCAAACTCTACAGAAGGAAATCGTGTTGTTACTGGCGCTGCAAGACCTTTTGAATTTTATTTAGGCTATACTACCAGTGGTTATGCTGGTACTGGTTATAATACTTTTCATACTAATCAGGATCAAGCGGGTCCTATCGATGCTCGGTATTTAACTGTATATATAAAGGATGTTCATGCTTGGTATGGAAATAGTTTCGATACATTAGCCTCTTATGATGGGTGGGACTATCAATGCGATCCTGATTATCGTCCGGGGGATAATTCTAACTTTGGAAGAAAGTTGGGATTAATGACCTATAGGAAAAAGGATGGTACAATTGTATCTAAGAGTTTTCCAACAGATAAATTAAAGCCTGAAAGTGATTGCCATGCCTCGATTATAGAATTGGGAGCATTCCAAGAAATTATAGAAAAGAATTCTGTAAAACCTTTGGCTAAACAACGTATTGATAATAATAATAGGCAAATCGAGTACTATCGTGTACCAGATGCTTCTGAATTAATAAAAGTCAATAAGAATGGAATATACTACCAGAAGTTTGAACCCGGAACATTCATTAGAAAATTTAATGTCTCATGGACAGGAGTAGGGAACAATGACTACCATAAATTCTTTAAGAAAGATTGTTCTAACTGCTACCCAGATGGATTTGATTTTGCAATGCTTGACGATCAAAATACTCCTCTTATTATGACGGATGATTCCTCTGGCACAGTCACCGTATCTGGTCGAGCAGGAGAAACCAAGTACCTTATCACAAGAGGAGTTGCTATGGGCAACCTCACTCTAAATTGGGTGGACTGCTGGAAAGGGAGAATGGATGAATTCTCTTGGGGAGGAACCTACTCTTATACTGAGAAGATAGGGGATTATTTTAAGGTTCACTTTAGAGGGCAATCTTTTAAGTGGTATGCCACTGTACCATCATGGAAAACCGGAGCAACCGTTAAGATTGAATTTAGAAGAAAGGGAAGTGCCTCTGCATGGGAGCAAACCGATGGTAAATGGGAAGCAAATATGTGGAGTGCGTGGTCAACCTTAGAGGCTAGTTATAAAATTCCAGATGGTTTATCTGCTGAAGTTGTATATGAAATAACATACGAGTCTGGAATCCTTGATCCAAATACTATCTACGAAATTAAAGTTACCCTGCTCGATAATAATTTTTGCTCAGTAGACTCTATCGAAGGGTACTGGTCAGCATCGATGGTCGAGTATAATGAGGACAGCACCAGAATTGCTGTCAGCAATTTACAAGCGGTAAAGCAAATTTATGATAAGCGTTTTAGTGGCGGTTCCATGTACAAGTGGAATAAACCCGGAGTTGGTATAAGTTTCAGTTTTGAAGGAGATAGAGTAATTGTCTACTCTGCCAAGGGAAGAAGACATGGAAAACTTACATTAATGCTATTTAAATATATAGAGGGCTTAGGGGAGTATGATCCGGGGAACGAAAATCATGTAATGATACCGGGGGGCGACCCTGAAGATGGAAGTTTGCTTATCAATCTGGATACCAATAAAAAAGGGCATGAAATTCCGGGGTTTGTTTTATTCGATAGCAATGACTATTTTGTAGATGGGTTGCCTTGGGACAAGTATACTATGTCTGTTTCTTATCGAACAGGTACGGCAGAAAAATATACAACAAATAAGTATGAAACTGGTTCCAGTTCATTTGTATCGAGATGTAGTTCTTGTAACCCTAAAACTGCAAAACAAGTATCAATTTATGAGTATGTGTACTTGGATAGTATAGTTGCTCATGAGTTAATAGGGCTATCAGCACAGTTCCAAGATCAAACACATCTTGAGATTATAAAATCTGTTGCAGAGGCTATTCAATCTGAATGGGATGCTAATGTCGATGGATTTAAATTAGAGCCACGCCTAGGTAGAGATACAGAGATTGCTTTACGAGAAGGTGAAAACACGTTAGTCTCTTACAACATTGTAAACGATGTACAGAAGGTAGCAACAAGGTTACTATCAAATGGTTCTGATATTGATGGACTTCCTATGTCTGCGATTGTAGAAGATCATAAGACAAAGAAACTATTTAAAAGAACAATTACAAGACAACACGATTTTAGGGATATTGCTGACTATATGCAATTAGTTGGCTTGACCCGCATGGAATTAAAAAGAAGAAATAAGCCAGAGAAGCGTATAACTGTACAACATACAGCGTCATCGCTTGATTTGGAGCAAGGAGACTCCTTCATACTATGGACAAAAAAGTCTGGTAATATCAGATTAAGGATCAATCGAAAACAGATAAGCGAATCAGGTTCTGGTAGAACGTATGAATTGGAGTGTGTACAATGGCCTCAGATAACTTAAACGAAGTTGGTAAATATATCAGCAAATCCCGTGACCATGCGGATAGGGCATTAAAGAGAAGCCGACCAAACAGACCGGGAGTAGAGAGAACAAGGGATATCTTTGATCCTGTTGTTCCATTCTCGATGAATTTCAATGTCGCTAAGACCCAAAAGAGGGTTTCGCTCGACTTGGAATTTAACAAACCTCCACCGGGTTCTAACTGTATGACTGGCAGCGATATTCGTATGTCTTGTGAGAGTTTCACCGTTGAAGCCGGTGATCATGAGTTACGAGTATCACAACCCTACTTTCCCGGTACTCTTTCAGTATATGTCAACGGGACAACATGGGACCTCTCAAGGTGGGCAGAAATAGATAGTGGAGATGGTATTGTTCTTGTAACACAACTCCCTTTAGTCACTAACTCTGTCACGATTTGCTATATGCGTTACTTTGAGACAGAGAATTGCGCTAACCCTACTCCTACCTGTCACTATCCTGCACCGAATACAATCTACGGTGGAATCCTCTTAGGACTTTCACAGGGTGCAACGAGTGATCGGTATGGATATATCCACTACATGCGTGGTGGAGTAAGTATGCCTGATGAGCCTTATCCATTTTATCCTAATGGTGGATTACACACATCTATGAATATGGGCGGGGGCTGGGTGGCTCTTGCATGTAAGATGGGCAATATGGTTAGGATGATTACGGTAGGAAATGGAGATATTACTCCATATATGGGGTATGGGGTTATTAATGAAACTGGACATGGGCTAGCAGGATACTATAACTTTGAAGTATGGCATAAGGACCCTAATACCGGCGCTCACGTAACAGACTTCGTTCAATACAACATTGATGCCAATGATCCTTGTCCAACTGTTACGATAACAGGCTATCCAGAAATTTGTACACACTACAGTGAATTATCTGGGTTTGATTTTCAAGTACAGCAGAGCCAGTTTGATCCATTTCGATTTTGGATTCTCTATGGCGGATTTGATTGGGTGTTAGCATAATGGATACTGTGAATGAACTAGGCAGAGAGTTAAATAAAACGAGGAATCGTGCAGATCGTGCGCTTAAAACTGCTTCTCCAGAATACGGAATGGCTGAACGCGCAAGAGATATCTTCGATCCAATTGTACCGTATACTATGAGTTTTCGTGTACCGCGAAAGGGTATGCAGATACGTGCAAACATGCAGTTTGAATATCCCCCTCCCAATAGCGGTGCTGGTGGCTGCTGTGGAGATTGCTACTGTGCGATTTGTGAAAGATTCCTAGTATCAGAGATTACAAGCACTTCTATTCTTCTTAACCGCCCGTATGTACCGGGATCAGTACGAGTATATAACGGAGAGATAGGGATCAGCGTTGGAGTAACTGAGTCTGATCCTGATGCTGGAATTCTTTATCTTGATGCTTGTCTTGGATCAGATACAGTTACCATCTGCTATGTCTATCGATATAGTGATGTGAATTGTAGTTACTACGACGAAATGACTCCATTTATGTGTGTCACAGATACCTTTACACGATCTGTAACTGATGGTTGGGGAACAAGCGATGCAGGAATTGCATGGGGGTATTTAGGTAACTATCGAGGAACAGATGTTGCTAATGGAGAGGGACATATTAGTGTAGATGGTAATACGTTTGCAACTCTGATTACTTCTGTTTCTTCTGGATTTGTTGATATGGTTGTCTCTATGAGGATGGTTAATGGGACTACTGGGCAAGTATTTTTTGCAGCAGATAGTGCTAGTACTGATTCATTTGGTCTTTCTTTAGCCCTAAATGGAAGTTTAACGCTTGAGGGTCCTGTACAAACAAATTCTTATAATATTGGAATTACTCCTGATGAACAATTCTTCGCTAGAATTATTGTTACTAGTGCAACATCTTTTGATGCTTATGTTTGGAGAATCGCAGATACAGAACCTACGACACCTACCTTATCTCTTGTGGATATGAGTGCTAATTTTACAGGACTTTCTTCAGTATATATTGGTGGAAGCGGAGGTTACTACGGAAATTATGCAAAATTTGATGTTTATGTAGATTCACTTGACATTGCAGGAGTCAATGCTTGTGAGACTGTTTTATTTGATACCTTTACGCGAACTATAGGACCCGTATGGGATGATAATGATCTAGGAGAATTCTACAATTTCTATAGCGGTTGGGGGACTTCTGATTTTGGACTTACGTGGGATTTAGGCGCAGGAGTTAAAGATGAACGATCAGGAGTTTCAAATGGTGCTGCATATATTTTATGGCCCGCAGGGGGAAGTTATGGAGCAAGTAGTCCAACTGCTGGATTTAAAGATACTCTTGGACCTTGGGCAAGTGCAAATGGATTTTTAATGACTCTCAGATTTAAACTGTCTTATGTTCCAGCAGGAACATCCGCTGGTGATTTCTTCCAACTAAATCCCGGTGTTCATGAATACCCTTATGTGTACAAGGCAAATCTTGTTCTTTATATATCTCAAAATTCTGATCCTGACTTTTCAGGAATTTGGATAGGAGCCTCGGGGTATTCAGGTCCAGCATTATCCAGTGCAGGAAGAGTATGGGAAGCAAATGTTTGGTATACCATTAAATGGGAAGTTAGGCCGGGAAGTTTACTACGAGCAAAAGTTTGGGCGGATCAACAAGAGAGTGAACCTGCGTCTTGGGATGTAGAAGCAACTGGACAAACAGGGATTGTCTCTATGGCAACTGCTGACTGGTTCTTTATTCAATGTTTTGGGTATAACTCTATGCCTGAAACTTTAATAGAATTTGATTACCTTAGTTTTACATAAGGAGGTAAAGAAATGGCAACATATCCAACAGGAATACGAATATACGTCGATGATGTTGATGTTACATATTGGATATTCGGGGAAGAAACCCTTGAATTAAATGAGATAGAGTATCGCTTCCCTGATATCGATTTATCTCCTTACTGTGCAGAACCGGGGGAGCATACTTTGGAGATAACGTGTGATGATGGCATCGGTCGTGTTGAAGCAAGAATTGAAATCGAGTAGGAGATAACAATGGGAGTTGTATTCACAGCAGAAGCAGAGAAGAGAAGAGTTGAGGCTGCTAAAAATATGCGGGCTAAGAAAGTATCTTGGGATATGCTACGCACATCAAGCATGGCAGAGGCTACAAGGTATGCACGTGATCATGGCTGGAAGCAAAAGAAAGTACAAGTACGTGCTGAACGAACAGGGATGGAATATGAATACGTTGTAGAGCCCTTTGAAAAGGATTGTAGTTGTCCGAATATCTTGAAATACAGCGACTACTTTGACTGACGTGCCCCCATTGTGCTATAATTGACGATTAGATAGAGGGGGAAATCAAGGCCCGCAAAAGGAGAAGGTTAATGAGAATTTTTTATGTAGGGGACAGTCCTACAGTAACAACAGGTTTCGGTCAGGTAAGTAAAAGTATACTGGGAAGGCTTCAAAACTTGGGGCATGAGGTGCATGTTATGGGAATAAATATGTACGGTGATCCCTATGATAGAAACGAATTTCCCTACGATATTTGGCCCTGCGACAAGGGGCCAATAGAGTTGGTATATGGATACTCTAAGATGTGGTATCTTGCTAGAAAGATACGACCTGATATCATATTCTTTTTAAATGATCCCTGGGTAATAGAAAAATATTTGGAGCATAAACCCCGTGATTTTAATGATGCTTATATAAAGTACATCGCTTATTATCCTATCGATGCTGGACCACTAAAACCACAGTGGGCAGAGATGCTGACGGATAAATTTGATGCACAGGTCTGTTACTCTCACTATGCTGAAAGCGTAATCACTGAGGCTAATGGTAAGCGTCCGAAGAATCTACACCAAATTTATCATGGAGTAGATACAAAAAATTTCTTTCCTATCCCGCAGCAAGAGGCTAGGCAAGCCCTCGGACTACCGCTCGATGCTTTCATTGTTGGAATGGTAGCACGAAATCAGTATAGAAAACGATTTGACATTCTCATGAAAGCATTCTCTGAATTCTCAAAGGATAAGCCCAACGCTAAGTTGTATATTCATACAGCGTTACAGGATGTTGGGTTTGATATCCTAGACCTCTCTAGGCAATTCAATCTTAAGGATAAGTTAATTCTAACGGAAGGGTTAAATTTACCTGAAGGTGTTCCTACCTATATGCTCAATATGATTTACAATTCTTTTGATGTGAATGCACTCATCTCTCTTGGAGATGGGTTTGGACTACCCGTGGCGGAATCAATGGCCGTAGGGTGCCCACAGATTGTCTCAGACCACTCCTGCTTACGAGAACTGGTAGAAGGTCATGGAGGTTTAACGGTTAAAACATCTGCGTGGATACTTAATGTCTCGGGGATAAATACGTGGGGTGGAGTATCTGATGTAGATGATCTTGTAGTAAAACTTAACACGATATACAATAGCCACGACCTTCGTTTAAAACTAACTGCGGATGCGTATAATTATATCACTCAAGATAAATTTAATTGGGATACGATTGCTAAACAATTTGATGCAATTATACGTAGTATTACGCACACTCTTCCTAAAACTTTAAACACTCATGAGGCATACTAGATGTATCAAATAACATTTAAACCCTCGCCCAATAAGTGGACGGGGAGAAATGGCTACCAACCTATTGCAATTGTAAACCACCGAATGGTCGGGTATCTACCGGGAACAGATGCAACATTTGCTAATCCAGATAGGGATGTATCTGCTCACTTTGGTATTGGATACCGTACAGCCGGTGGGCCTGTAAGAATTAGTCAGTATGTTGATCTATCAGATAGTGCTTGGGGCAATGGCAACTATGATCCTTCCGGTGGATGGACTCTAATAAAGAAGACCGAGAATGGCACAGTAATCAATCCTAATTACTATACTGTTAGTATAGAACATGAAGATGGTGGACCTAATGATGGTGTTGTAACACAAGCAGTAAAGGATGCTTCTTGCTGGTTACAAACTATTCTGCTATCTGGAAGTATTGATCTGATGCGTTACGTAGGCATACAGATACGAGAAAATACTACAGCAGTAGCTTTGGGTAATATAATTCCCGTAACAGAAACAATTATAGATCATAATCGAATATCGGGAAGATTGAAACCATATTGTTGGCGACCATATAAGTTAGATACAAGTGGATTCCCTGGATGGCAACCAATATTAATTCAACAACTAAGAGGAAGTACGATGGCTATACAAGATACCCTTAATCTTTTAGAGCAGCAAATAACTGAACTAGAAAACCAAAGAAATGCTGCTATTGCTGAAGCTTTGGTAGCAAATAATAAGTTATCACAGGCTAAGGATAAGGCGATTGAAATTAAAACTTTGTCTACACAAATATCTACTAAAGCCGACGAAATCGTCGCATTATAAGGGGGTGATTTTCTATGGCATTACCGCACAGTAAAAATATCTTTGAGTATCCTCCTAGGTTTCAGTTTGGACAAGCAGGAGCACCCTGCGGTGGATCATCTTGTTGTTCAGATACTTGTGTTCAAATGATTGTAGATTTCTACAAGGAAAGACATTACTCGTTAGCAGAAATTAGAAGGGTAGCACAGTCAAAATACTCATTTAATGAGGCTCCTTGTACCGGGTTAAACCACCTTGAAATTTTATGGGCACTAGAAAAGTTTGGTCTTGGTCACTATAAGGTAGGATTCGGAGCCGATGCAGGGGATGTTTGGAGATATCTTGCTTATGGGCCTGTTTTTATAGGGGTATGGTACGGATCATATCCTAACGAGCATGGAAGATGTGGTTCCCCAAAGGCAGAAATATCAGGACGTACTGATTGTAATTTCAGAGGTCCACATGCTATTTTAGCAATAGGTAAGCGATATCATACTGTTAATGGAAGCACACATAAGGATATCTTTATTCGTGATCCTGATCATAATTCTCCAGCCCGACCGGAGAAACCAAAGTACGATAGAATTACAGCAAGCCAGTTGAATGTTGCTATGCGTAATCTACCAAGATATAGTAACTTTTCCAATACTTATATTATATATCCTACTCGTAGAAAGTCTCTATAAAGGAGGTTGAATTTATGTCACTATTTGGATGGTTAGATAAGATTCCGTTTTGGCGCGATCTTCCATATCCTACAAAGGGAGCGTTGCTCAGAGCTATAAAGGCAGGGTTATCCGTAGCCGTTGGTATCTTAGTTGCAGCACTAGCACAGGGAATATTACTTCCCTCGGATGCTAGCCCTTGGGTCGTATTAATTGTAACGGCAGTGTTACAGGGTGTTGACAAATTCTTAAGAGAAAATGCAATAGCCAACGAGGCTAATGCTGATCCTGAGCCGTTAACCGAGAACGCATCTCCAGAATAAATTGTATACTATGTGGGGACCTAGCAATTCTGTTGGGTCCCCATTATTTTTTATTTTCGATTTGACTCTGGTAGGTTGAGTGTGTTATACTTTCTTATATATTTATATAGAGTATATACTGTATATACTCTGAGCATACTAAGGAAGGAGGAATTGCCACTGCCTTGTCGCACGATTTGAACCTAGAGATACCAATCTGTTAGTCTACATATTGAGCCCAATGTCCGAAGTGCGGACAGGCCGAAGTTTGTACAAAGGAGTACCTATATGCCGTTCAGTGAAGAGCCGAGAAGTTATTCGGAAACTCGTAATCGCACCAGTAATTCTTACGTTAAATTTACACCCGAGTATAGAGTTGTTCTTCGTATTTTAGATAATCGAGCGAAGACAATCTGGAAGCACTGGCTTCCTATGGCAAATGGGGGCAAGGGATTTGCCGTCAATTGTCCTAATACATCCTCTCAGGTACGTCCGTGCCCGATTGAGAAGATGATCGAGAAAATGTCTGATGACGATCCTAAGAAGAAGGAATTGGGAGCGCGCCGACGCTTCGTTGTTAACGTTCTTGATCGTACACCCCATGCCGTTTGTGATGCCTGTGGCAATACTACCCCCGGAAAGAAGTGCCAGTTTTGTAAGGCTGATCTTGCTAAGGCAGAGTTTCAGCCACTAAACAAGGTCAAGATTCTTGAGGGTGGTCCAGAATTATTCAACAAGACGCTTAATCCTATTGAGAAGATGTACTCAGAGGATTATAACGCAACTATCGATCAGTATGACATTGTTTTCATGGCCCAAGGTACGGGACGTGATCGACAAATTGCAGCCAATCCTCTAAAGGTTGAAGACTTAACAGAGGATGCATTCCTTGATGAGAATGGCGAGAAGCAGAAGTTATTTGATCTTGATCTTCTATCCGAGCCTACAAGCGTAGAAGAGATTGAGATGTATCTTGCTGGCGCAACAATCAAGGAAGTCAATGAGGCCCGTGGGGTGAAGTAACATGGGACTTGATTGGGATGGCCTTCTAGCGTATGGATATGATCTTGGATTAGAGGAATCTATTGAATTTGAGTTTCCCGAATGGTGGGACTCTGACAACGAGGAAGGTGAAGGATTCGGTGAGTTTGCTGAACATTATCTCGTAAGAGAAATGATAGGCTTTACTGAAACTTGGAAAGAGAATGATGGAGAAGGCTTTTATGAGCGATTAAGGGAAGCAGAGAAGAAGTTAGGCTTAGAGATTATCTACTACTGCTCCTACGATTATCCGGGTTATATTCTATCCGCTAAAACTTATAGAGCCTATCAGGGAGAACCTGTTCCTATCATCCCCGATGATTTAGCAGTCGATCCTGATTGGGATGATAAGTTGAACAAGGCTCTTGAGATACTTGGAGTAAAATCTAGCAACCCAAAGCCCTCATGGTTACTGTCTACGATATTAAGTTGAGGTCAATATGGAACAATCAAAGCCGCTAAGTCGTTGGCGCTTTGATTTGAACCGTGGGACAAAGAAGACATGGCTGGCGTTTTACCAAGAGTTACTTGGGACGCCAGCCTCTTCTATTCCAAGGTTTTATCGGGCGCTTAATAATTATGGCTTCTGGCCTATGTTTGAAGCAATAGTGGAATCATCTGAAAGAGACTTGACAGGTGATCCTCTTTCGTATGTCATTGCTGTTGCTAAAAATAAGTGGAAAGAGGTAGAGCAACAAGATGAACAGGATGAGTCGTATCTATCTGACATAGAAGCCGCCAAAGAAAGGAGTAGGAAAGAGAATGAAGAACTTGCCGCAAGACTTAAGAGCCTTCAATAAAATAATTCTCGGTGCCCTTAGAGGCATCGGCCTATTTCTACTCTTATATATCCTTGTTTCCCTGTTTGTCATATTTTACCCCTATTCAGCCTTTATTGCAACCATTATCTTTATAGCCTATATGGTGGTGAGTTTTGCGCGCACTCAAATTACTTGATCTTTTCTGTGGAGCAGGGATAGCAGCAGAAGGGTATGCAAATATAGGATTAGAAGTAACAGGCGTTGACCTATTTCCACAACCGGATTACCCGTACAAATTTATTCAAGCAGATGCTAGTACATTTCCTCTAGAGGGATTTGATATTGTTCATGCATCCCCTCCATGCCAGTTGTTTACACGGGCTCGGCATTTACGCGATGCTCAGGGAGGAACACCGAGATTTCTTGATCTACTAACACCAACGATTGAGAGATTTCAATTACTAGATGTTCCGTGGGTAATTGAAAACGTTGAAGCCGCAAAGAGTTTGATGCCCAGTGCTGTTACGGTCTGTGGATCAGCATTTGGTATGGAGATTCAACGTCACCGCTTATTTCTTTCTAATGTACCCATCGAAGGCACAGTATGTAATCATAAGGTATTTCCTATTGATCCTGTATCTGGTAAGCCTAGACCTTGGGGAATTTATCACGTACCTAACGACTCTATCCCTGCTGGTGGTCGGACGGCTCGTAATGTAGAGCATGGCAGAGCCCTTATGCGAGTGTCAAGGCCCGTATCTTGGCAGTCCCTAAAGGAAGGATTTCCCGCAGACTATACAACCTATATAGGGACACAGATACTAGACTATCTAGGAGGTTAAATGTCAGTAATTATTCCTTATAATGAAGACTTTGAAAAAGCAGTTATTGTTGCAACGTTGGCTGATCCGATGTTGCTTCCAAGAGTTTCACAGATCATCAATGCAGATGATTTCTTTAAGGTTCAGCACAAGGAAATCTTCTCCACAATAGAAGAGGTTGGTGTCGATAACCTCGACTCCCTTGCGGTAGAAGATAAACTTAAGCCTGATGTTAAAGAATACTTTAAGACTATCATAGAAGATAGCAATAAATTTTTACCCGGCATGAGTAACGTTCTATACTATGCCGAAACAATTAAGGGCAAGGCTAGGCTACGAGCAGGAATCGATCTTGGCAGAGATATCGTAGCCCTATGTTATGACCCCGAAGTAGATGCTGATGAGGCACTTCATCAACTAGAGCAGAGATTTTCTACGTTCCTACAGCAAAAGATACTTGACAATGCATCTGACTCTAGCGGAGAAGCGTTCAAAGATTTTATTCAAAATTTAGGAAAGAAGGCAGCCGATCCAAAGGCTGTGCGTTCTGGATTCCAAGCCCTCGATCTAATGTTACATCGATTAGAGGGCTTAATTGTATTGGCTGCAAGACCGGGCATGGGTAAGACTGCCTTCGCTATTAATGTTGCACGTAATGTAGCCGCAACACGTCCAGTCATTTTCTTTTCTCTTGAACAGACGAGAGAACAGATATTTGAAAGGATGTTAGCCGCAGAGTCAGAAGTATCACTGGAAGATATACGCACAGGAGCCTTCCTAGGCAGTCTAGGAGCCACGCAGAGCGTCGAAAGGGCTGAGAGTAGGCTCGTACCCCTCTTTAATAATATTCACGTCGATGATAAGAGTGAAATTCCTACATCTTATATCTCGTCAGTGACTAGACAGAAGAAGTATGAGTGGGGAGACTTAGGTTTAATTGTTGTTGACTATTTGCACATCATTAAACTAAACAATAAGTCTACAGTTGATGCTCTAGGGGATGCGACAAAGGAGATTAGGTCTTTAGGTAAAGAACTTAATTGTCCAGTATTACTATTAGCACAGCTATCACGTCAAACAGAAAATAGAAGCGAAGGTAAAAAGATTAATCGTAGGCCAGAGTTATCTGATCTACGTTCATCGGGGGAGATTGAACAGTCAGCAGATGTAGTGCTTTTCCTTTACAGGGATAGTTACTACGGCCAGTCTGGACTTGCCCCGGATGACGATTTAATTGAGATTATTGTAAAGAAGCACAGAAATGGTCGGCAAGGAATTGCCACCTTGAAGTGGCTTCCCAAGTATGTAAAGTTTAAAGATTATTAAGGGGCAAATATGGCAACAGGTAAAATGGTAAATAGCAAGAGAAAATTTGTATGTAGTAAATGTAAAGCAGAGCAAATGGTATGGGAGGGAAGATGTAGATCATGCACGGCAATAGGTACACTGGAAGAGGTTGCAATCAATGCTAGGAGACAACCCTCACAATCTACAGCCGACCAACGAAGACTTAGACGACGAGCGAAGGATTCTGAAAGAGGAATTGCTAAGCGTATGGTTGCGGCAGATGGACCTGATCCATCTTTTAGCAAAATTGCATCCTCCACAGGAAGAATTGGACATATATCTGGACTTAGAATTGATGCTGTTAGTAGAACTTACGTCACTGAGAACAAAAATCGCAAGATGCCAACGTGGTTGATCACGGCTTGGGTTCTTCTAAATCAACGCGGGGAAGACTTTCAGAAAAATATACTTTTACACGTTGATCCCCCGAATATGCCTCATGAGTACCAATCGCAGGGGTTAAAGAAAAAGTTAGATACGATGGCAATAATCAAGCAATCTCGTCATGAGGAATTGATTAAGAAAGAAAAGGCTTTAGGTGAGTTAGAACAAATCTTGTTCTCAGGTGTGTCTAATGAAGCCAAACTCCAACAAGCCCAGAATGTCTTTACCTATACCGAATTGGACAAGTTACCTTGACCCTCTCGGGGTGGGTTTGGTATTCTAATTAGGAGCCCTATTGGTATGGGACAAGGCACAACAGAAAGGTGCTGCGACAAGGTACCCAGTTTCCCGTAGAAATAGACAAGGCAGGGGGAACCTATTTCGATTAGCGAGGGGATATGAAGATTTGCGACGATTTTTGGCATGAATTCATGCGCTGGGCAATACCGATGAACAAGGTGAAAAAAGACGCAGATATTTATGATGTGCTTGTCTGGATTAGACAGCAGCAACCCGGCTCTACGCCATACTCCGAGAAATTCTTAGAAAAGATTGACAAGGAGATTGAAAAGGAGGAAGGCCCTTGGATTTAGATAAACTTTATGAAGAAATAGAGGGCTACCAAAAGCAGTTGGATGTGTATCAAGATTACTCGGAGCATCTATACGAAAGTATGCAACGAGCAACAGCCATCCTTTTAAGAGTGCAGGAGATTCGAAGACAGTTAGCATACTTGGAGTTAAAGGGAACCTCCACTGCGGAAACGAAGAAGTTTCGGACTACTATCGTGGACCCTTTTATCGAGGTAATCAAAGACGTTGCTACATATGAGAGCCGCAAGATAACAGCGTTGGCTATCGAACAGAAGTTGGAGAGGTAATCGTGGACCTATTTTCTAAAATCAGTGCTACCCTCTTAGATGAGAAGGATAGTAATGAGTTTGCTATTCTATCTAGGGAAGAGTGTGAAATTCTGATCATGAGCCTTGCTATTTCAAGGGGAGAAGAGGGGTTCACAGAGGAAGAAGCCGCGCAAGTAATAAAGTGGGCGCAAGAGCAGCGAATCGGGTACTCATTGTTAGAGTTAACCCTTAAGGGTTTGACCAACATCAATCTCACTGGGGATAATGAGCCAACGTTTAGTTTAACTGACGAAGGTAAGCAATCATTTGAAGGAGATTCAACTCATGGCTATAACTAGTATGTCGGTAGACGAGGACGAGATTACTACTACCGTATATTTTAATGGTGGACTAACCACAGCGTATGCATATGACTCTGTGACAGGTCTTTTAGCCAAGGGACATGCGCTGCATAACCTAGACGATGAGTATAACTGGCAGACAGGGTTTGATCTAGCAGTGGTTCGTGCTAAGAGTCGCCTGTATCGGAAGATTGAAAAAGAGATTGTTCGTAGTACAAAGTAGGTGAGTAAACGTTGCCACTAGATCAGAATAAATTGGGAGAGAAAATTTATAAGCGTCAATTTAAACTAATGAACCGGGTCGGCCAGTTAGGCAGACAGGGTGTAAGGGGGCCAGCGGAACAAAGTGAGAAAAGACTATTACTTAGTAAGCGCATTGTTACACAGAAGAAAAGTACGTTTAAACCTAAAGGGTAGATGATGCAAAAAAGAATTCCTGTTGCAACAGCGGACACATTTGAAGAGGCTCACGAAGTTAAGGAAAGTCTTTGTGCGGGATTTCCTGACAAGACATTCCAGATACGGAGAAAGAGCAGGAAGTTTGTTGTTGTAGAGAGAGTAACTACATCGAAAGCAACTGAGATTCAGCATACGAATGCACCGAAGCGGAGGAAGAAGCGTGGCATCTCTTTCTGATATTACTTACAATCGTCTTAGTAAGAATGCAGAAAACTCCTACCTTATTTTACTCAATGATGGGGAGCAAGTAAAGACAGGGAAACTTGTCACTCTAAAGAAAACCAAGTCTCATATTAAAACTCGTTGGGAATCCTCTGAGTCCTCTAATATTTCTCCGTTGACCTATGCGGCGTTGATTATCAACGGAAGGTCTGCCCTTATTTCCAGCATCAGGCCCATTGAAAAGACTCAGGATGGGTGGCTCGATATGGAGTATGAAATTGCATGATGATTTTAAAGATGCCCTAGATAATTCTATCCGAAATGTATTAGACCTTGAAGAATTCATTCACAGAGGTACGAGTCGTCTAATCCAAAAGAATTCCTTTTACGAAGACGGGCAACGTGCCTTCGATGATATGATTAAAGCAACTCTTGATCTTCTTGGCGCATTAATTATTGCCAAGGCTGACGCGGAGGTTTATAGACGATTTAAAAGTTAAGAGGCGTGTATGTTAAAGCACATTAGTTATTCATTCTTACACTTAATGGCCTGTCCATATGCGGCCTTCCTACGATACGAGGCAGCCATACGGGCACCCATTAATGAGTATCTAGCACTAGGAAATGCTCTTCACCTTGCATTGGAATTATCCTATGAGTCAGGGCAGTTTAACTCTAGTAAGGCTACAAATATCTTTGTGGCTGAGTTTAAACGTCTGATAGATGAGGAAGAGATTTTTATAGGCTATCCAAAAAAGAAAAAGATGGAAGCAGACGGGCTTAAGATGCTAGGTCTGTATGCAGAGGGAGTAGAACGGGGAACAATTGCTCCTAATCCCTTGGCGCATGAGGTTGAGTTTAAAATACCGTTCGAAAGTTTAGCCGTTGTCGGAAGGATAGACAAGGTAGAGTTTGATCCTGCACTCGGCTACGATATTATTGATTACAAGTCAGGTTCAAAGGAACCTGATCCTTGGTTTCTACGACACAACTTACAACTTACCGCATATGCGTGGGCTTGTCAAGAAATATATGGAGAGTTACCGCGCAAGTTAATCTGGCACCAACTACGTTCAGGCAAATTACTTGAGACTGAGAGAACGCAGCAGGATATTGATGAATTAAAAAGGATGATCAGCAACGTCCTTTATATGGATAAAAAAGATATCCGGTACCGTATCTATCATGAACAAGTTTGTAATTGGTGTGACTATGCGGGAGCAGTGTGCGACGATAGGGACTTAGAAGAGAGGATTGTAAATGAGCGCAAGAAGCGCAGCGGACAACATTCTAAGGGGGCCGATTCCGATTAATAGAATAGAACCTTATTACAAGATTGCACAGAAGGCAGCGAATGAGTCTCCTTGTGTGCGTAGACAGTATGGTGCTGTCATTGCTTACGATGATTTTCCTACGTTAGTATCTGCAACCAATGCAAGGGTTACAAAGGCTTGTGAAGGTGCCTGTATACGAGAGCGTTATGGAGTAGTACATGGCTCTCGTACAGAGTTAGGTGCTGAAGTACATGCTGAACAAGCAGCATTAATAGATGCTCCCAAGAAGGGCGTTGCTTTTATTCTTGCAGGATACAAGGACGATCAAGAACTAGTAGGACGTAATGTTTATCCGTGCCTAGTGTGTGCCCGCATGATTAAATATGCAGGGTATACATACGTATACATGAAGAATGATGAGGGGCAGATAGAGCCCATTAGTATATACGATATCATAGAGTACAGAGAAGGCGAATTGGGACCGCACTATGAATAAGATATATGAGAATTTTGGTGACTGTATTCCAGACCTTGGTACACAGTTAGGAGTTTCTTCCCTTGAATATCTACCTGTAGCAATTAGACAAGCAAGGTACTATGGATTTGAAGAAGTTGCCCGTTGGTTTGAAACCGCAGAAAAAAGGCTACAAGATGCGATCCAAGAAGAGTGGGACGAGAAGTGCCTCCAAAAACCAATTAAGGATGAATGGCGTGTGGAAGATAACAACTCTCGATAGGGTTCCTGCGGGTGAGCGCATTGCTTTCTTCGGTCCTATGTGTTCCGGTAAAACCAAGTGCGCTGACTACCTGATAATGAATTATGGATTTGTAAAGGTATCGCTAGCCGATAAGTTAAAGGCTATCGCATACGAGTTATACGGAGTCACAGGTAAGGACGGAGATAACCGTAGGATCGTCCAAGAATTAGGGGACAAACTCCGTTCATTTGATGACGATGTATTCACTAAGTATACATTGGCAACAATTAAAAAGCAGTATCCTTTCCGAAGGGTAGTCATTGATGATCTAAGACTACCAAGAGAGGCTGAATTACTTTCAAGCAATGGCTTTTTACTTATTCAGGTTTATTGTGACGAGGACGTGAGAGCGCAGCGGGTGGAAACCCTCTATCCGAACGTGCCTACCGCCCGTCAGAGCCATCCTACCGAGACAACATGGGGACAGATACGGTCACACAGCATGATCAGATCGACCGACTACTCAGATTTAATTGCGCTTGATAGTTTGATGGAGGGGTTATCTAACCTATGAAGATAGCTTTAGTAGGTAAGAATGCTACCTCAAAAAGAATGGTTGCGGTGTACCTACGAGATAAATATAAATTCAAGAGGATGCCCCTATCTGATGGGGTTACACGTCTTTACCGTGCATTGTATTACCGTGAGAAGTTTAGCCGTGTGCCTTGGGAGAAACGCAGGAAGATTTACGATGCTCTTTACGAGATAGATAATCAGACGTGGGTACACTTCCTAGAGAAGCGCCTTGCAACTGAGAACATCAAGCCGAATATTATTGTAGAGGATGCCCGGTATATTACTGAGGTAAAATACTTACAGCAACTAGGCTTTGTCATTGTTCGAATTGATACTCCAGACTCTAAGCAAAGACATATTTCTAAAGCATTGGCTGGCTCAGGGGTGGGGACGGTACTTATTAATGAGTATTTTGGTGCCGATTTAACTGCCTATAAGGTGGACTACTCTATTTATAACGATACAAGACAGGGAACAAGGAAGGCTGTAGATTCTTTGGTTGAAAACTTGACACAGTAAGGTCATTAACTATATAATAACTCTGGCCCCTAAAATAAAAGGAGTTAGAGTTATATGCCGAGGAAAAAGTCAGCCCATTTAACACGCCTGATTGTAGAAGGGATTAGTAATTACAGTGCCTACAAGGGAGGCCGCTTAAACTACATACGAGACTATGATCCAGACCCTATGATCAACGTAGACTTAACGGCCAAGATGGATATTGAACGAGCAATATCTATTCTTTATGCTAGAAAAGAATTGTCCAAGCAAGAAGTACAGATGCTCTCATACGTTATGATGGATGGAAGATTATCCCGAAGAGATATATCGAAGATGATCCAAGAGTATGAAGGGTACTACGTAGATCAGCGTACCATTTCTAGGAGACTAGAATCTGCTTACGCAAAAATTGCTAAGTTTCTAGGGTTTGAGTACAGTGATAGCAGGATATTTAAAATGGCTGCAAAGCAGATTGGTAGGCCATATCCCTATATCCTTAACGATGACGAGATAGATAAGTATCAACAGATTATGGAAAGGATTTGATGGTGGAAGTATTACTGCTAATTCTACTTACCTTAGTATTTCTTACTTTATACAAACTTATACCTGACGGTGGAGATTAGGATGAGAGGCAGACCTAGGAAGGTGGTTGAACCACCGACACATATCGAAAAGACTGTGCAACAAATTATAGCAGAGGTATTACACGCCTATTGTAACATGCCGGGATGTATGGTTAAGGTACATTTATTTGAGGCGTCAGATATTATGGATGCTTTAAAGGATGGGGGCTTTGAGATAAGGAAGATATGAGAGTACTGGTTGCATGTGAATTTTCAGGTACAGTAAGGGATGCTTTCATTAGACAAGGACATGATGCTTTATCGTGCGATTTACTAGAGACAGAGGTTCCCGGTCCTCACTACGTAGGAAATATCCTAGACATTATTAATGATGGGTGGGACCTGATGGTTGCCCATCCTCCATGCACCTACCTTGCAAACAGCGGTGTACGGTGGCTGTACGGGGGCAAGGGAAAGGTACCTGATGCTGAACGTTGGCATCATATGGAGATTGCTGCTAGATTTTTTTCTAATTTACTCCATGCGAATATTCCGCATATCGCGGTAGAAAATCCTATCATGCATAGGTACGCCACTGAGATTATTGGTAGTAAAGCAACTCAAATTATTCAACCTTGGCAATTTGGGCATGGGGAAGTTAAAGGTACAGGATTGTGGCTTAAGAATCTCCCCCTGTTACAGCCAACAAATGTTGTTAATGGTCGTACTCCCCGTGTACATTTTGCTTCACCTAGTCCTGATCGATGGAAGGAACGTTCACGAACGTACAAGGGAATTGCGGAAGCAATGGCTAGTCAATGGGGTAATTTAGAATTTAAGGAAATGGTGGATTAATTTATGGCTCGGTGCATTATTTGTGAGCGTCCAACAAGTGGCTCACTGGAATTTTGTAAGCATCACTACGGAGAATACAAGGAAGATATTATTGATAAGAAGCCTTGGGTTCGTGCATTAAAGAATGAGGCGCAGCGAGAGCGGCGCAGAGTAAATAGGGAGTTTGATAATACGTCGTTAGATTCAATTATGGACAATGAATATAGCCGTAGATACTAGGAAGGTGATCCTTGCAGACTCGTAATTTAAAGGGACAGTTTGTAAAGGCTGTAGTTTGTAAGAGAGGACACGATTTAACACTCCCAAATAGCCAAGCCTCTAATAGACAGTGTAAAATCTGTAAGGTTTATATTACCCAATCTACCTACAGATTTAGGAAGGCTATTAAACGGGATAGGGAACTCATTAAAAACCTTAGTGCAAAATTAAGTGAGATAGAAAGGGTTATACATGCAGAAGAAGTCTGAAATTGATATGGCAAGGGCAGAGCGCTCTGAGATTATTCGCACCATTACACGTCTAAAGTATCGACTACTTGCCAACCGTGAACTGAATGATATTTTACCAGACAGTTTAAACGAGTTTGAATTGTCCCTTCAGAATGGCGAATTAAAGACGCTCGATTTACCAGAGGTATTAAATGTTATTAACACAAAAGACAACTAGACTAAAGATACTTGATCTGGATATAGAAACCCGTCCTCTCACGTTTAGGGGGATGAGTCCAACAGCAGAGATAACTGCTATGGCTTGGTGTTTTGATGATAGCCTTGCAACAATGCAAGTGTGGTTACTTGGCAGAGATGATCCAGTTGAGATGCTTAAGGCATTCTCCATTGACTATGACAAGGCTGACATACTAACAGGGCACAACCTTAAATCATTTGATCTTCCCAACATTAACGGGGCGATGCTAGAGTTAGGTTTGCCACAACTAGGACCCAAGACAGTACAGGACACCTACGCTGACCTGAAAAAGCGAGGTAGTATTCCTGCATCACAGGAATATCTCCTTGATTTATTTGGGGTCGGATCAAAGTATCATATGAGCCAGCACTCATGGCGTCTTGCCAATCGCCTGATCCCTGAAGGGCTCAGACGCACCGAGCAACGCGTTACAAGCGACGTTTACGATCATATGCGCCTTCGTGTTGAGATGGTGAAGCGAGGATTACTTAGACCACCGAAGATTTGGAAGCCATAAATGGAGATACTCACACTTATTCTTGCCCTTGGTTTAATTGCAACATCTGTTCTGTTACTTGTCGAGGCTAGTCAAGCGTATCGTTACAAGAAAGAGATGGATAGTTGGAGAGAAACAATCGAAAGTATCATCGATATATTTGATGAGGTTAAAGCAGTAACAAATACAAATGCCAACTCTCTACGGCAGATACAAGTCTATGTAGACCGGCATGAGAAACTTCTTGTTGTTCTTTCAGCAGTTTCTGAATTACATTCAGAAGCATTAAGAATAAATAAGAACGTGAAGTCTAAACTTACCTCAACTGGCATTTTAGATACACCAGTTAGTGAATTGGATTAACTAAAATTTTTTGGGGGAAGAAAATTCCAAGTTTTTAAGAAGAGGAATTTGGGCATAAAAATAGGGCAGCAGAGATGCTGCCCTATATTTTTTATTGTCGTGATTTATAAACAATCAAGTACGCAAGATACATTGCTAATCCTAACATAAGAATTTCCATCTAACCCTCCCGTTGCTCCATTTCTATTAGCCACATCTCATGCTCTGGTGTACCATAAACTTCTATTGGCTCTCGATAATAGGGATCAAAGCGATGAGAGTGAGGTTCGGGGCAAGGAATTTGTTTATGGTCCTCGCATAATCCAAATTCTATATCATGAGTAGCGACACATTCTTCTATAGGATCAGCAATGCCGCAATCAAGGCACCAAGCCCCCGGCCACCCTGACCATCGGTGTTTACTAATTTCCATCTATGCACTCTTACTCTTTCGTGCTTCCATAGGAGGATCAGCCCAGATTAAAACTCTTCGATATTCTGCTTTCACTACATCATCTAAAACATGGATGTGTAGACGATAACCTCGGGCATTGAAGAAACCATAGAGTGTTCTAAAAGGATTATCCTTTTGTCCTAGCGGCATCTGATAGTCTACAAAAACTGTCTTGCCTTCAATTAAATCCTTGAGGATAGGAGAATGGACTCCTACTGTGTTGTAGGCATCCCTAGCCTTTACACGGGCTCTCCAAGTATCTGGCACAACACGGTAGGGAAATTGATCGAAGTTAGCATTGGGCAGTCTTGTTACAACTCCCTTATTCCTTTTCCTCCAGTAATTACGCTGGTATTCACGCCTCTTTTCAATGTCTTTATGAGGCATCTTTAAAAGTGATGGTAAGTCTAAGGTCTAGGAAGGCAAAGTATGCAGCCAGCCATACAACTCTCGTTGGAAAAATTCCTCTCTCATATTTGGAAATAGTAGAGATAGAAATTCCCGAGAGTGCTGCTACTTGGGCTTGGGTTAAACCTTGTCGAAGACGTTCTTCTTTCAGCATAGTAACTAAGGCTAAAAGATTAGCATAACCTATGCGTTGAAATTCATTGTCCAGATCGAGTTTTCTCACGCTGTTCCTCGTTGTACAATCTATCACACTTCTTTTGGAGCATAGGACCGCACAAACGGTATGTTCCTGCTGTTACTCCATCTAATCTGCCCCACATAAGGCGAGAACGTTCACCCTTAATGGTGCGTTTGCATCGGGCGCAAGTAACAAACCACTGTTCTTCAGTCATTGGGATCAAGATATGCTATAGAGGTTTGAAGTAGATGATTATAATCTCCAGACATTGCCTCTTTAGCATAGGCATCAATATACTCTGGTGATGCTCCTGCTTTACGAAGCAAGTCTTCGGTCTTATACATAACCGAGAACGCATTCCCATCAATACCCACAAGCCTAGAAGCGCTTGTAGGTTTTAGTGGTCGTCCCTCTTCGGGTACAATAATCATTGTAGAATCCTTGTTTTAGATTGCTCAATAATAAAGACTTTAAAGAATTCAACCATCCCTGCTACTACATCTCCGTAGCATACGGTATGGAAGTGCCAAGGTGCAGGACTTCCTGCGGGCCATACAATAACGTGTTCTGGATCATCCTTGGCAAAAATTTCTTCCACGCATTTAACACAGGGTTCATGGTAATGCGTGGTATCTACTAGTTGAATCTGGAATTTATTAGGTTCCCGAGTCATCAAATGTCCTCGTACTTTGCTTTAGATAGGCAACGTTTCGTTTCTCTGCTTCTAAATCAAAGTTAAGGCTCCGGTTGATTTCGATGGCTTCCTGTAGTTTGGAGAACAGGAAAACTGCCTCTTCTCCCATTGGGTCAGGAGTAAACGTGATCACATCATCAGGATCGATATGTGCTTTTACTACCTCTTCTCTGGCACGCTCTACAGCAAGTTTTCGATTGATATACTCTAGTGTATGTGGAACACTGATAGCCACTTTATTTAAGTCCCGGCTAGTCTGCTTGGTGATTTCTCGATCTTGAATTCTCTCAGTAATGACCTCAGAAGGCTCTGATTTGTTTAGTTTTACTCCAGAAACCTTGTATCTGCCATTTTCATCCTGCTCCCGCAGAATGTCCAACTCCCCCATTTTCTGTAGTCTGTAAAGAGTTTGATAAATTTGAGAGTAAGTTAGCCCTGTTTTACCAATTAAATCATCGATACTAAGATAAATTTCCTTGTATCCATAGGCTAAGAGCGCTGCTCTTAGTTTATCTTGCATATCCCCCCTAGATGTAGAACGCTCAATTATAGTAGTCATCAAATTTCCTTCAATTTAATTCTACCTCTAGGCATTCGATCAATGTGCCCAGTTTGAAGAAGATAGGGTTCAATTTCTGTTTCAATAGTTTTAGCATCTACGCCAATCATGGCCGATAGATACTGCAATCCTACGGGGCGTTCTTCCTGTAGGGCTTCCATGTACTTATAATCTCGATCAATGAATCCCTTATTATCCACTCCTAATGTTTGAAACGCCTCCTTAATTGTTCTTTCACTCAATGTGCTTTCATGCCTGACTGTCATTATATCAAAGATAAACGCCAGATAATTTAATCCAACGCGGGGATTTAATCTGGAGCGTTTTGAAATCTCTGAGACTAGTCTATCGGGTGCCGGTACAAGTTTTCGGTCAAGTGCAAGCCTGAGAATTTTACTGATCTGGTCCTGAGTGTAAGGATCAAGATGGACGTTTCTAAATCGTGATCTAAAGGGCGCAGGAAGCATACCCGGATTGGTAGTGCATCCAATAATACTAAGTTTGCCTTCGTCAATCAGGATATTTAGTGTGTCCGCTACTTGTGGGTCAAGGTTATGAATCTCGTCAATAATCGCAGCCTGACGAGTCAGGATAGGTGGGATAATCTTGTTAAGCGCTGATGCATCGATAATGCGGGGCTTAATCTTTAACTCATTAAAGATAACTTTCGCAAGAGAGGTTTTACCTAGTCCATATGATCCATCAATCAGGATGTTTGGTAGGGGCCTTCTCTCCATCGAGGAAGCAGAAAGCATCACCTTGGCAATTTTCTTTGCCCTATCCTGTCCGATGTACTCATCAAAATTTTTGGGACTAAAAATCTCCAGATTTGCAGACAAGGGAATTATCCTTTTATAATGGGGATAATGGTATCTCCATTTTCCAATACAATGCAAACCTCCCGATATGGTAGGTCATCGCCCGTCAAATAGACAATATAGCCTCCATCTTTTTTACACCGTTTGAGAAAAAAGCCTAATTTAAACCCCTGAAAATTTGACGGCGCTGACACCTTTACCGGGGTTCCCTCTTTGAGTGTTTCTAGGCTTTGCAACCCTTAGAACCTTTCTCTCCATTTTTATTGCACGATCAAATTCTTTCTCAATCGCACAAGCGGGACAATTGGGAGGGACGCCCCGATGATTAGTTTGGTGTCGTACCATTATCAGCCCATACTTTCCTAGTGATTTTCTGATATAGGTCCATCGGAAATGTAATAATAGTCTCGTAAGGCTTCTCCTGATTAACGAGTTTAATCATCATGAGTGTTCTGATACTGTCATCTGTGGTATTGACGAGACTAAACGCCACAACACTCTTGCCAAACGGATCAATCCTTGAAGCAAGGTCAGGGTTGAAGGATTTAATGTATTCGAACAGGTCTGGTCCGTTGATTACGTCATAATATGTGCGCATTAGATGCTCCTGATACTGTCATCTTACCATACTTTTATTAAAAAGTCAATAGGTAACTATTTTTTCCCCTCTCCTAAAAGATTTCCGCCGCTATATGAGCCCCCTGCACCCACACCGCGCCGGAATTGAATGTCCTGTCCAGCCCTACGGCCTGATTCAAACGCATTGCGATAATTGTATCGCATCGCCTGTCCGTTTGTAAGACGCGGAAACTGCTGATCCACAAAAACTTTTAGTTGTTGCTTCTCAGTCGTTACCAGAGCCATCATATTATCATTATTAATGGTTAGTTCATTAAGATTTTCTTCAAGCCTTTCTCGGATCGTTTTAACAGCCCCTACATAGAAAGAGGCTTTCCACGTTTTACCGTGTACAACTTCCAAACTTGGGTCCGAGAACAAATGTACTTGGGGAAATTGTGCCTGTAGATCACGTAGATGTAGAATCTGCTGCCATTTCTCTTCTGCAATTCTTTCTAGGTCATTAGCAGTAGTTTCATACATATACTGAGCAATTTCGATATTATGCTTCCTACCTAGGAAGTAAATTCCCTTTCCAGAGGATACACCAAAACAGAGATTTGCCTTGGCGCAAGAATGTGCAAGATGCAACTTCCAACGAATCTCATTCTTATCAAAGAGTTCAAAAAACTCGTTTAGAAGCTTTGTCTCTACTTCAGTATTACTGATTTGAGACATTTCCACATTGTACTTAAGGAGCAATTCCTGCGCCTTAGCAGCAGCAGCAGCAGACTCATTCTCATTTGATGACTTAGATAGAGCCATCAATTTCTTGATTTTTGAGATAATGCTCTCTGCTTGATCTTGGGTCAAATTCTCATTCATTCCTTTCTCCAAACATTAGGTTGATTCCGGCTTGCTGGCACCAACACACCTAGCCAATACTTACGTCGGCGGGTTAGAGATTACTCTCAGAATCTATCTGCCTGTCAATAGATATCACTAGCCGAACCGGAGATATTCTTTTAATCCAAGATTAGAGGTCTAGACTCTCTACAAGCCATATAAGCCTTGTAAAGTGCTACGGCTTCTGCTTCGAATGCCGTCATAGGCTTGCTAGCACGCTCTTGGAGCATGATAGCAATATCTTCTTCTGAGGCTTCCTCTGCAAGTTTAGCCGCCTTCTCAAGCCATTCTTGGCGCTGAAGGAGTTTCAAGATTAGAGGAAAACCTTCGCTAATTGTTGGGGGCATATATGACTCTTCAGGCAATTCTGGAAGAGCGTCTGCTACAACTTCTTCAACTGTAACGGGTTCCTTAGAGAACACGTCTTTCTTGTTGTACTTAGTGGAACGAATATTGTAAGGAATTCGCTCTTTTGTACTCTTGCGCTCAAAGGAAATTTTACCCTCTCGCGCAAGAGATTCCATAACGTGCGTTAGATTATGTCGATCAATATTTTCAGAGCCGCGTCGTACCTTGACAAACAACTCATCAATAGTATCGAATTTTTCATAGGTTGTTACTGCTGCCAGCACCCTTCTTTTTAGAGAAGTGCCTCGCGGAGCAGGAGGATGGTTATAATCCTTTTGCTGCTTCTCTTGCAGAGCAATCAGTCTTTTATGAGCATCAGCCTTGTTAACCATTAGCGTCCAGAAAAATGTTCTTCCTGAACGCCTTTCACCATCAATTAGAGCATTATACTCCATTCGACGGAAAAGGATGCCCGCCTCTTCAAGATCAGAGGCAAACCTAGACATTACTGGCAGAGAAAGTCCAAACGCTTGTCCTAACTTTTCTGCACTGAAAACTTGTTCGACTCCAATGGGCATAAACCCATAGAGTTTATCGAGGATTTCGATTTCACGCTCTTGCCGTGCAAAGAAGGTAGAGCGCAAATAACCCTTATTGGGTGCGGTCGCTAATGCCATCTTTCTTTCCTGTAAAGTGTGGACCTTTGTAGTGTAAATCCTTAGAGCAGAAAGAACATAGACCCTCCTTATTTGTCGTTGACCATGAAAGAATAGTCATATTACACGCACATTTGGTACATCTACATCGGGTATATTTATTTACCATCCTTGGCAGCCGTCATAATAGGAATCAATTGATCCCCGAGTATTAAACTGAAAATCAAAGAGGTCGGGAGAAGAGGGAGCAGGATTTTTGCAAACTCTGCAACGAGCAACCCTGCCCGCTAATTTCACGACTGTCTTTGCCAATTCTGGCTTAGTCCTTAGACATTCGCTACAAACGGGAATTTTACTCCCATCTTTGTCTGTATACCTAAAGTTTGATATATGCCCACAAGCCATAACTGCGCGGGCATCTAGCATGTAAAATTCCTCCTTGGATTTCCCTACCGGACGGCTTCAAGTATAGCACAAAAAATTGTTGTTGTCCAGCCCATAGTTATTCTTGGGGCTTGTGTCTGATACGGGCGCGAATAGAGACAATTAAATCCTCTAATCCCACATCATCTAACTCTTGTTGCACTAACTCAACAGTTAATTGCCGCAAGATAGGTACAGGAACACGAATATTATTCAATGTGCCATCATAAGGCTTATTCTCTGCAAGAGCCTCCACAATAGCATTAACCGCATGGGATAAAGCCCTTATTGAGCCATTTCCTCTATACTCGTCTGCTAAATCTTCTAGTAGTTTTGCCTGTCTACGGGCTTCTGAAATACTCATTTCTCTTCCCCGCAAGAGTCACAAAAGAATTTTTTACCGTCCCAATCTTTAATCCATTCATGAATATGATCTGGAATATGAGGATACACAGACCATCCACCGGGATTAGCGTAATTATCGTCTAAATGTTGTCTAGCCGCGCTAAAGGAATTAAAAGGCCCATGCTTATCATATTCAGGCCATTCACCATAAGGCCAGCGTTGAATTTTATAATACCAAACACCGGGACTAGTTTCTGAAAAACTACAGTCAGCGCCTGTACTCATGACTTATTATCCAATCTAACTGGAATTTCAATAACTTCCTTGCAATTCCAATATGTTTCGTCTTGATCAATAATTTCTAATACTTGGAAATAGGCTCCAAAGTAGCCTGTCTCCCAGCGAGCAGTCCATGCGGAATGCCCGCGTAGTTTAATAACTACGTATTTACGATTCCAAGCCCACAAAATCGGAGTTGTTCCCATGTCAACTCCGATTACTTCAGTATTTTTACCAATATCAACCTTTTTAATTCTATAGTTCATCGTCAAATTCTCCCATCTCCTTTAGATGGTGCTTGCAATAAATCTCCTCCTTATATTTTAAGTTTTCACAAGGAAAATCCCATTCACAAGTCGGTACGTCACAAAGGCAAGAGCCATCTTCTCGATAATGACTTGGAAGAAGGATTACTTTGGGGCATTTTAAAATATCAGAATGCTTCATTACACGGTATGTGATAAACTGCTTACTCAAAATAAGGTTCGCTCCTATGAGATTTAATTTCTTTAAAGTCTCCATCAATAATAGCTACTTCTTTAAGGTACTTCTCTCCGGGCATAATAGGCTGTTTACAAGCGTGACAAATATGTTCCTTCTTCGCTTTATGTGCCTTTCTCGAAAGAATAGTAAATTCTATTACATCTTCCACAATTATTGTCCTTAAAAAGAAATAAAAAGGGCTAGCCAATCCTTGCCCTTGGATTAACTAGCCCCTTTAGGATAAAAGGCGCAACACTTAAGAAGTTGTTAGCGCTTCCTCATCAGTTTTGATTAGAACCTCGTCTGACTTATGCGCAATTAGCGCATAAGCAAGATTTCCAAGCCCTAGTGTCCACCAAACGGTAAAAAGGGCTACTAGCAAATGCCCTGAAACAGAGCCCCAAGAAGTTTTCTTTACGATGGTAGTATTCTCTCCAGAGGATTCTACCTTGTATCCAAGCGTAATAAATTCGTCACGCATCTGTTCTGCCTCACGAACAGATTTTGCATGACGAATTCTCTGTGCAGCCATTGTATTCCCTTAAAAGTGTATGATGAAATTGGAAACAACCGAATATAATCGTTGAGATTAGTTAGCAGATACTTAAACTGTAGCGGGGGCTTCCTGCGACTCCCCACTAGTATTCGTGGCAGCAGTCGCAAGAGCCTTCTCAATTGCATCGCGGAGTTTGGAGAGTTCGGATGCATTAACTCCAACGAGAGTATTCTCGTCAATCTCGCTAAGATTATCCACACGGAAAATCTTCTTGCGAGGCCCACGCTTTTTGGCAAGATTGTGGCTTGCCTTAAAGGTTGCAACCGCATCCCTAACGTACTTAGGAGAGCGAGAAGAACCTTCCTCAACAGAGCCCCGGAAATACTGAACCATAAACTGGGTCATTTCCTTGGCATCTGCAAAGGGCTCAGGCTCCATGCCCTGTACCCACAGATAAGTGGGAACAAGATCAAGTCGCCTATTGCGATGAGAGATATCCTTAGCAATCTGCTCAGGATCATACTTCCCATCAACGCTGAAATCATTGACAATCACACCATCGGGTGTAATCTCAAAGTTTCCGCGCCCACCGAATAGGTGGTAAATTCCCTGCCATGCGGCAAGAACGGCATTTCCTGCACCATTCTCAACGCCAACAGTGATTGTGGCAGACCGAGTATTCTCAGCCTGACCATTTGTAGCCTTAGCCATCAGAGTGTTTTCCTTTCCTTTGGGTTAGGCTAACTAATCTCGCAGACTATATTCGGTTGTTAAGGTACGAGAGTGTTTTACCACTCTTTTGGAGCCCTGTCAAGGCCGGTGGAGTTTTCTAGCGAATTCTCCGTCTGCCCTGTCCCTGACCCCTCGCGTCGGATCATCGACCGCTGGGAGCATCCTAGCAGCCCGCGCTCCCCTTGTCAACACTTATTTTCAAAATAGGTTTTATATCATCGAAATAGTCAGGAATTTAGTCGCGCTATTTTTGAGGTAGTTTAGAGGCCCAGTTTAAAATCGAATTTCATTGGGGAGCCTGTTACTCAGGGCGTAAAAATAAAATTCCTAGCCGTAAAAAATATTTCTAAGCTCGGGGAGGAAATTCTGGGTTTTATTCTAGGTAAAGTCCTACGAGCTTTTTCAGGGTAAAATAGCAATTTTACGAACTTTGTGACAAATGGCCCTTGACAGGGAACAAAAAATGTGGTACCACGCGCGCCCGTCCTTTTATATACTGTCCACGGGAAGGCCGGGATTTTTACCGCGTATTTTCTAGGGAATTTTTCCAGGCGTTTTTACGATTTTATGCTAGGCATCAAAATAGCCTATTTTACCCCTTGACAAGCCGCCCGATTCGTGCTACTATTATCGTAGTGGAATTGAGCGACGGAAAACAGAGAGGCAGAAAGAAAGCGAGATAAAAAATGGGAAATATGATCGTTTCTGAGAACCAGATCAAAACCCGTCGATACAATCTCGTTATTGATGGGAAAATCGTGGAGGAAATGCTTTCTCCACGGATGGCGAATATCTTTGCAAAAGAGTATCGGGCAGAGGGATTTGCCGTAGATAAGATCGAGGTTTTCAGCGTCACAAAAGGCATCGAAATCATCGGTGAAGATATGGTGCAAGATGCCGAAGATATGTCGTGGCGCAAAAATCATCCAACTAATGGAATGCCCTATAAGGGTCTGAATACTCCCGAGGCTACGAAAAGCAAGATCGAAAGGGATCGAACCAAGAGTCGCACAAAGAATTCCCTTATGGCCGCAAAAACCAATAAGGGAAGTTCTAGCATTCGGTATACGGGATACGGCAGAGAAAAGAATTCCACTCTCCATGCAATGTATCTCGACAATATTCGGAGGAATGGTTATCGCGTATACAATATGGTGAATGGTGAAGTTTGGATCGGCCTCCAGAATGAGGTAGCAAAGAAAATCTTCGAATATCTCCAGTATGGCGGAAAGAAATCCGATCTGGATATCAAGTTTCTTGGGAGCAAGTAAAATGACAACGCTAACCAATCATGAATGTGTCTGTGAAAAGCCTCTAAAGAAGTTTGTAAATACTGGCGAGGATATTCACAGCAATTACAATTGTCCGCAGGATAGGGCACTTGGCCTGTTGTGCCACAAGCATTTCGAAATGCATAATGCTCGTCGGTGGGAAAAGGACGAATGTGCTGATTGTCAGCAAGTAAATAAGGAAAATGCAGAGCGTATTCAGCGGACTGAGACTATTGATCCAAATCAGCCTTATGGTCAGCATATTGCATTGACGTGCAAGAACCATACGGATTTGCGATGGTCAACCAAAAACATTGGATGGATCGGGGCACGGTCAATTTTCTATTTTTCAGAAAGTAAGCCTGAATGCAACTGCTCTATCAATGATCTGATTGTAGTGGAGTATGATGAGACAACTAGTGATTGATGATCTTCGCATCGCTAAATTTGATGCCGTATATGCCAGGGATTTCGATACTGCTTGTGAAAAACTTGTAGATGGGCATTGGGATCAAGTTTGGCTAGATAATGATCTTGATGATTACGCAGAAAGGGAAGGATACGATTTAGTAAAAGAACTAGAGCGGATGTATTTTGAAGATAATACAACAGTTGATGTTGATTTCTTCTTTATTCATACATCCAATCCTATCGCCAAACTTAGAATGGCAATGACATTCAAAAATCTCCCATATGGTTATCAAGTTGTTGATGCTAGGGATCATTTCAAGGGAGTAATTAGATAATGGAAACGATTGTACTTACACCAAATTATGTGAATGTTGCCAAATATATGGCAAATGTTCTCAGATTTGGTTCTTTTGATTCTGATGAGGCTAAGTACGAATTTAGCACACAGTATCAGGAGATTTTAAGTTATCTAAAGCAGACCGATCCAGATGGTTGGAAGTCGGTCATCGCTTATAGCAATCACCTTGCTGATATGAAGGATTGGTAAAATGACTGCTGAATTTGATGATATTAGGCGTAATCAGTTGATTGCAGATGCAACGAAGCAAATGCTTGATTACATTCTGGATGAGCGAAAGGAAAATTCTGAGCTTCCTGATGTAAAGCAAATTACCGTTATGTCAGAGCGTGATGGTAGTTGGATTGTATGGGCAATTATGAATGACGGTAAGACTTATAAGTATGCATGGTATATTACCTCTTGGGGTGATATTATTGCGGACGGATTTTGAGATGAGTAACATTAGCCAAGAGTATTGGGAAGATATTATTCCTGATCCCAACGAGGACCCTGTTGGTTATGTGAGGTTCTATGATAACCTCCATGACTTTGAACCCAAGGATGAAAGAGACTCTTGGGTTGATGAAAATGGTCGTACTCATTATGGTGGCTATACATGTAAGGCAATTCTTTATCGATCCGATGGATCGGAAAGAGTTTGCAATGGAAGTAGCCATGATAGCAACCATACCCCAATTGATGGGTGTTGCTATTGTAAGCATGGAGTCTATCTCCATACATCATACGATATTCCCTGCGGACGGTGTGAATTTGATGCTGATTATGATTATGATGAGGAAGGAGAAGATGAAGAAGTAAATTCTGCCTATGAGGATATCTCAGCCACAGAGGCTTGGAAGATTCAAGAAAGGCTTGATCGATATGTCAGTCCATCGTCGCGGTGATAATATTCCTCCGATTAGTGCATATGCCCATTGGAACGAAGATGCAGAATTGATGTGGTACCAGGAAAATAGATATGATATGGAATATGCAGATGAAATCATTGAGGACGAGGATGATCGATATGAGTATGAGCCTGATCCTCTCGTAAGAGAGTTTGAAAGAAAGGAAGATGCCGAGGAATTCTTTGCAATCGTTGAAGATGGTACAATGTTTGAGTGGCCCAAAGGTCGTTGGAATGTTGAATACTATCATCTAAAGGATAAGGAGGCCGCAGAGAAATATTGGGGCATCACTGATGAATGTGATGATTGCGGCATGAAGAATGGCGCACATAATTATAACGTGGAGCATTGAAAATGGCTGCTGATCCTACTATTGGTAAAATGGAATCACTTATCATTAGTCGGGGCTATAAAATCAATAAGGTTTATGATGGTGATAAGGGTATTTGCACAGTCACTCTTGTAAGCAAGGATGGTTTTACCAAGATTTCTGATAAGAATAGGAGTCGCGCATCATTTAGTGACGCTTATAGAACTTCTCTAGCGTTTGTTTGGAATGCGATTCGTGATCTTGAAATTACAAGAGAGCGGGAGAGTAAACTTCTATGATGGAATGGGATGACTCTTGGCTAGAAATGTCGTATGAGGATAGATTTATTGCAGATACAGATATTGATGAAGAGGAACCCGACGAAGATATCGATTGGGATGGTGGTCCCGTAGATTTTACAGAGGAGTGGATGTGACTCAAGGAATTTGGGTAAACTGGAATCGTCCTAAATCAAAGAAGGCTGTAAAGGAGGCAATTGCCTCTAATCCAGAAGGTGTTTCTTTGGAGGCAACTTCCTTCTTTGGTAATGAGTATGATGGACCAATTACAGAAATGCCTGAGAATAAGATGGTGTTTGTGGTTGGTCCTGATCCTGCTAGGGATCGACGCTTCTATCTAAATATTACTCGCGTCGGTGATAAGTTCAAAGTAGAGTAATTACCGCTCATAGTTTCATGGTAGCACAAATCACAAAACATTTATTGCTTTATCCTGTGATATGTGCTACAATGAGGCTAGGAATGGCCTAAATAAATAGCGCAATACTCTTGCCGAAGGTTGGGTGAGTGTCCCAACTTATATGATGCCTATACATCCTCCAATTGGTAGGATTAGGGTAACTCCATCATATAAGAAGTCTATCGACTACTGCCATGAGAAATGGCTGGGATAGGGGCAAGAGAAGCGGAAGAAAGTTGTCGCTATATAAATGCTTGTCGGGATAAGCAATAACCCTAAGAGAATGCTTCCGTGACGGCTCCGGTTATCCGTCACTAATTCTTTTTAGAAAGGAGTAGGGTGGATCATTTTACTGAACAACTGGAAGAACTCAATGCAGAATATCCGTACAAACATCGAGCATTTGATCGGTTTGGTATCCGAGGATTCATATCCCGAAGAAATTGGGGGCACGATGGTATAACTGCTGATGGTATGCTCTTGATTGGTATTCTTAGTGTATCCTATCGATATGAGCCTGAATATGTCCAAGCACATACTGCATCGATAGGATATTTTCTAGGAGAAGGTCGCGCAATCTCAATTTCATTTAGTTGGCCTAGATTTTAGAAAGGTGAATAGAAGTGATTGCAGTAGCAGATTTTCCTTATAAGGTATGTCCTGATTGTGAGGGAGTAGAGCCTCCTTGTTGTGAATGTGGCAGGGATACACATTGCTGTCACTATGACGATGCATTTTGGAAGCCGATTTGGCCCTATGGTTCTAATCCTCCTGATACTGTTGTAGAAGATATCTCTGATGCAGATATCTCTAGCCCTCCCGATTGGGTAACTTGGTATCCTGTAAATGATCCCCGTGCTAGTTGGAATCTACCGAAATGACTCTACCTAAGAATCTTGTATTTAGGCTAGTCTTTGCTCAATCTTTGGATGCATTGACATTCTTGATCTTCTATATATTTATTGGACCAGGAAAATTCAGTGAGCAAAACTTTCTAATTCTACTTCTAGTATCCATTGGAGGAATTTGGGCTATCCCTGTTGCTAAACTTGGACTATCCCTCCTTGTTGCATATCGTTCTCAAATTCCGGTTCCAGCCAAATTCAATAATGTAAGGATTGTTGCTATCTCTACCGCAACAGCATCCGGTATTGTTGGAGCAGGATTTAATTTTGCGGCTATTGTAGGTTCTATATGAGTCGTTATCGTGATCCGTTTGATGTGGCTAAGAAGTTGGCAGGAAAGACTGATCCACAAGTCACACGCTATATGCATTCTTCGGTAATCCTCGATAGGGAAGGAAGAATCATTGGGACTGGTGTAAATCATTTTGCGGGAGGTTCTATCATTGCTGATGATACTGATCTTCCCCTAGATAAGACAATGCATTCAGAGGTTCATGCTCTAAGAAAGGTAGGTATCAGGAAACTAACCGGAGCAACAATTATCAATTACTCTCGTACAAATGTAGCAACAAATCTTTCATATCCATGTCCTAACTGCTACGCTATCTTGAAGAAGTTGGGATTTCGAAAGATGTTTTACTCTGTACGAAGCGATCTAGTTATTCCTATGTGGCAGGAAGAAAGGTTCTAATAATGGAACTTGATATCATTGAGTATTGCGCTAGGGAATGTGAGCGCCAAGGATCAGGTGAAGTTAGCGTATACTATATGTGTAATGCTTGGCAATGGGCGCAAGAGAAGTGGGAATATTGTCCTACTTGTGCCTATGCTTATAAGGACGAGAACGCAGAATTTCCACACAATAGAATTCAGCAACCAATTAATCTTGAGTTCATCGAGTATCTTGGACAATTAGTTGAGCCCACCAAAAATAAGAATGGATTTCGTAGAATTCCAATTGGAGTGGATGATCCAAATCTTGGTTGGATTGAAAAGGCATCTTGGGAGCGAGTGCCTGATCTACTTACCAGTCTACTTGAAGCCTACTATAGTGGAGGGCTTATTGTTGTTGATCAAGTAGTTGGAGATTGGGAACATCGATCAAGAGGCCATAAACTGTCTAAGACAGCAGAGGATCAGTTCTACTACGAGTATGAGAATATTCATCCATTCAGGGATGGGAATGGTAGAACAGGAAAGATTATCTATAACTACCTTTGTGGTACACTCAATAATCCGATTATGCCTCCCAATTTTTGGGGGTGTAGTAATCCGTGATCACATTAGCACAACTTTATAAGCGTGATAAAGCAATCTGTCATATCTGCGGAGATAGAGTCCAAAGATTGACAGACGCTACACGCGATCATATTGTACCCAAGGCATTAGGAGGCAAAGTTGGTAGAGGTTCTACAAACATTGCACTAGCGCATAAATGGTGCAATAAACGTAAGGGCCATAAAGTATTTCGTGCAGAACAGCATAGCAACGGCTATGTCATTGTTGATCCAAAGGGTGAGATTGTATCGGATGTTTATCCTACTCAGGTAGAAGCGAGTATTATCGCAGAAGAGATGAACCTGGATAAAGTTTATCTTGATAATCATTATGAAGAATCTCAAGCAATTGTTGAAGATAGTGATATCATTGTATTGAGGAAAGGAAGTGGCTAGATACACTTGTACTAGATGTGGCGTAGAGTGTAACACTACTAATGAACCTCATCTTTGTAAAGACGTAAAGAAGCGCTATGAGCGACAGGCTAAGGCTGTAGCCATTGTTAACGATATCCTGATGGATAACTTCTATGATGAAGAAAATTACAGCAATGGATACTATGAACTGGTGGCCGTTGCTATTGTAAAGGCTCTATCTGGAAGGGATTTAGGTGTAGAATGATTGATCTGCTGATCTTTATTATCACAAGCATCTTCTTTATATTGATATTCTCCCTTGTAGCCTATATCCTAGTGGATATTGTCAGACTATTTAGGAGCCTAAATGACTGATAAACATGCAGAAGATAGGGAGAAGAAACGCCGCAAGAAAATCTATGGTATGAAAGTATCAGGTAGAAGTATCAAGAGTGTAATTCTTCCGCTACTTGGAAAGAAAGCAGAGAAAAAATGACACTAGAGGAAACTACACTAGATCGAGCAAAGCATTATATCCTAGAACCGGGTGGATACAATGATATGCCAAAGCCATATCAAGAAATCACAGAGGAAAGGTTTTGGCATCATGTACTAATCTGGGGATTTGGGAATGCTCATGGGTATAGGCAGATTAATCCCGTTTCAGAGCCTGAGCTATTTGGTGATCTTCCTAGAAATGAGCAGTATTATCGGTCGATGCAGATTATTTATTATCATAATGAAGCATTTGCAGTAATGCAAAAAGTAGAACATGCAATCCCTAAGCCTTTCAAATTCTTCCGTATTGGATGCGATCATAAAGAGGCAACAGGATCAGATACAATTAGAGGATGGCATGATCGAACTTGTCCTACGTGTGGTTTGAGTTGGAGTTGGGATTCTAGTGACTAAATTGAATTTCAACCCACGACCAGTTACCTAGCGAGTACGGAGAATATATCTATATCATTATGGAGACTTCTAAACCCATGCAAACAACTCTCGGGAAGGGTGAGGTTATTTTTGAGACAATCAAAACGACCATTTATAGACCCGGTTTTGGGACGGTTTTCGAAGGAGTTTGGCAAGAGGAAGATTGGGGCGAAAAACTAGCGGATGTTGTACCCTATTTAGTCGAGATTAATCCTGAAACTGTCAAGGATATTAGCGGAGTGGCTGCCGTTCCTATTTATGGGGATGATTTGGCAGTCAATAATCTAGGCGAATTGGGACAGGTGATCTTTTGGGTACCAGTTGAGAATTTCAAAGACGTTCCTGAATTGTGGCAGGATGATACCCACGATTTTAGAACCCGTTGGTTTTCTACTAAAGAGGAAGCGGAGAAGCATATCGAATACACAATGAAGCGTTATCGTCATCCCCAACCTTGGGAATCTTTTATTACTTTTGATTGAGGATATAACATGACTACTCATTATGATGTTTGTGTGCGATTTGCACAGCGTGGAGAGCGTGGCCTAAAGGGTCATAATGTATATTCAGGCTATGGGAATACTGAGATTTATTCCTATGGCCCTCACTTTGTAATGGCAATTGCTGATGATGAGCGAAACCTCGTCATTGTCAACGGTGATAGGTATTCAGTTTCTACTACCCAGCATCAGAGCAATTTGCGCGGTGCCCTTGCATCGTATCTCCCATCTAATTATCGCCAGATTACAATTCCCTTTAGTGTTGCCAGTGCTGCACATATTGATCTGCACACAATTGAGCAAGTGGATGTAGATCAGGATTTCGAAGAGGCTTACTGCAAGACCCATAATCAGTACTTTCTTGCAGATTTTATGACTGGAAAGACAGCATGGGCTGTGATGAATGAGCATCGTGATCAGCATTATGATCCAGTAGTGAAAGAAGAGCGTTGTGTAACTACTTATGTGCATCGCCTAGGTGGTAGTGTATTTAGGGCCAAGGGTGACTACCGTAATAGGCATCCTTATAAGTACCATTACTTCCTCTCAGGTTTTGATGAGACTCATAATTCCCGTAATGATGGCTATTTCATCTGTGAGTTGCCTCACGCTGTAAAGACAGTTGAAGAGGCATATGAGTCACTAAAGCCCAAGATCGTAAAGGAAGCATATGCTGCGGGTCTAAATGTAAAGCGTCAGGGGGATGTATTTGCTATCCCTGTGCTTGATCTGAATTCTCGCAAGATTCTAAAGAATAAAACTAGGGCACATATGGAGCCTGTTGTTAGAAGTCGTTGGAATCAAGAAACACAGTCTTATGAGTCAGAGATTATTCGCATGGAACTTGATATGCCAAAGGTGAATGATTCTCATGCGGCTAATGAGATTGGATATGATAGCCGAAAGCGTATGTATGCCCGAGGTAATCTATATCATCGTCCACTATTCAGAAGGCCAGAGCATAAGCGTATCCAATTGGGAAAGATTTGGCATAGGATTGTATTCAATACTGCAAAGGGAAGTTGGTCCCTAGGTGGTAGGGTAGATTGACCTATGAGTAAGAACCTGATTCAATTTGCGCCTATCTTTTCAGCGGTGGGCGCAGAGATTAATTTTGATACTACAACACTAGAGGCTACTATCCTTGAATCACCTAAAGGTAAGTCTAAACTTATACAAGATGCACTAGATGAGGTAGATAAATTCCTGGATACACGCACATATAATGATGGTATTGCGATCTATGCTCTGGCCAATTTTATTGATAATGTTCCTAGCCCTATTCATTCTGCTGCGAGACTAGCAATTCTTGAAGCATTAGGGCTAACAAGAGAAGGTAAATTCATTAGCCAAACTCTTGCTCTACTAAAATCCAACAAGAGTTGGCACACTTCCGATAAACCTTATCAGTGTAGTTATTTTGGTGAACTGTGTACCAATAGAGGCGTGGTAGAAGTAAAGGGTAAGCGTGGGCGTAAAAGCACTCGTCCTCCCGATGCTTATCATAAGCCTAAAAACGATGGCCTAAACGAACGTGAACAACTCGTCACACCCAATCTAGAGGCTCTTTACAAGGCGATTCCGCCAGAGTCAGTCATTAGTGCCATGAAACCTAAGTCATATATCAGGCTAGATGAAATTGAAGACCTTGAACCAGAAGAACTACAACTTATCTTGGGTAAAATCAGAGAAGTAGAGGAAGCAAGAAATGCTGCAACTTGATCTTAGACTTACCTTTTATGAAACTCTGTGGGATGATGAGAGGCAATGGATCGAAGAGGCACAGTTTGACTATACAGAAAAGCTGAAGAATCAGTTGATCAATTCTCTTATTGGACATATTGAAGAGTGGGAAGATGAGACTGAGGGTAAATCTAAGAGATATTTCTCAGCCTCTATTGCACTAGAGAATGTGGTGAAATAAGATGCCTATCTATCAAGTTAGTCAGGCAGAACGTTGGCATAGAATTTATACAATTGAGGCTGCTTCTTTAGAGGAAGCCAAGCAAAAGTATCAGGATTATTTGGATGGTAATGAGACTACTTTAGATTCTGAGTGGAATGATCCCGAATACCTTGAGGATTTAGAGGGCGATGTGGAGTGGTATGAGAGATGAGAATTATTCGTCGGTATACTACAGAGTCTGAATCAGTCTATACTATTGATTGGACCAATAAACTATGGGACCGTAAGCAAGGTCCCGATGCAACTAAGATTAGAACTCCTGAGAATGGAACCTTTTATGAGGGTAAGATTCTTTATGATGGCTCTGTCCATCTAATTCTACCCAAAGTAAATCCTGATGCTGATCTGAGGTATATCCATTCTACCAAAGTGGTGGCATGGGAATCACTGATGTATTGCAACCATTGTAATATGATGGACCTGTGTGATATCTGTGGGGCTTCTACCCATTGTGGACATATGGAAGATACATATCTGGATACTAGGGATTGGGTGATTTGAATGCATGAGCCTCCCGTCATTGAGTATCTTCCTCCTGAGATAATTAAGTTTGAATATAGTGGGGAGCAGACTCAACATTGTGCTGGATGTAATGAAGATATTGAAGAGGGCGATATGGTTGTCCTTGAACGTTTTAAATATAACGGGAAATTGATGGCTGATAAGTGGCATCCTGACTGCTGGGAAGATGCCGATGTATCAGTAATTGAAGTAGTGGGTAAAGAGTAATGGCAAAGAAGTCTTATTTTGAAGAGAAAGACTACGACGTAACAATTACAATTAATCTGCATACTAGAATTGGCTTTGCTCCAATGTATCGAAAGGGGCGCATTACAGAAGTAGATGCTATTGCTAATGCTATTGGGCATATGCCCGCAGAAGCATGGCAGGAAATTACTGATGGATTTGCCAACGAGTTTGCTGTAGATACAGCATTTACTGTAAAGGAACTAACCTAATGCAAATTGCTGGACGTTATCCCGTACCTCTATTGCTGAATATTCTCAGTGATGGTATGGATTGGAGTGCTAGAGGATTTTGGGCGCAAATTGAAAGATACAAGTGGTATTGGTGGTATGTATGTGATGAGGATGGAGAGCCCGATACCGATAAAATCAATCCTGATCTAACTCTTGATACTCCTCTAATTTGGATGCGTGATGATGAGGATGGTCAAGCAGAAGAAGAGAAGCGGCCATTTACTTCAATTACGCTACAGAAGTTGGTTGATGCTACAGATTGGGCGCTAGAAAACTACGGCCATCTATTCTCATATACTGTCAACAACAAGGGTATCAGAGAAGATATTGATTACGATGCCATCGGAGCGGACGTTATAATCCAAAAAATAGTTCTAGGTGAGGTCGTGTACGGCTAGATAGTCAATTGCTCTTTGCAGTAGCGATGAATCTTCTTTAGCATTAGCAAGTAAGGTATTACATGATTTACACAGTAATCCACGTATTCGACCTGTAATATGATTATGATCTACGGCAAAAATATCAAAGGGCTGTATACATATTGCACACAATCCTTGCTGAGAGTTATACATATCGTCGTATTGTTGCTGTGTAATACCATATTTATGCTTTAGTTGACGAAATCTCCTAACAAGTTTATAACCTTCGGGGTCCTCTTGCTGGTGCCTTCGATGATTATCTCTATTCATTTCGCGTACTCGTTCTCGATTAGCCTCTTGATATGCTCTACGTTTGGCTAACTCTCTTTCATGGTTCTCATAATACCATTCGCGTTGACGTTCTTTAGACATTATTTACCTCCGAGGAGTAAAATGAAACAATACGTTGTTCTTAATGATGGAGAAACATTTTCATCTATCGACGGCTGCTTTATTATTGAAACAGACGAAGATTTTGAGGAAATTTCTGATTTAACCATGTATAGAAAAATTCTTATAAAAGACATAATCGATCCTATTCGCAGTACCTCCGGTTCTAATTTTAGGGACGCGCCTCATCAAAACTAATTCCCATTGATATTGCGGAAAAACTTCCTGAGCATCCGTGCCATACGTAAATATAATAGGAGAGTCAACACTATTTATATACTCTGTAAAAGTATTTAAGTTTACGCTATTTAATTCTTTTTTATTGCTTCCATCTATATAATTTCCACTTGTGCCCATATAAGGCGGATCAATAAAGTACGTTCCTTGCAATCCTGCTGATTGTAAGTAATCTGTGCCTCCTAAAGTAAATCGATATTTTATTTGGGGTAAATAACTAATCAATCTAGAAAAATCTACTTTATGTTGAGGGTACGAAATCCATGAGGATAACTGACCTACGTAAACGCTTGCGCACGTCAACCTAAATAGAGTTTCCTGCGGTTTTGGAAGGTTAAGCAATCGAATATCCACCTTTTCCGGTTGCTTCATTTTTTCTAATTCAAGTAAATCTTTCTTAGTAGCATCGTTTATTAACCAGTCCCATAAATCGTATACGTCTTTGTTTTTTTCAAATAAAATAGCATCTAAATCGTAATTCAAACTGTACCTTGCGCTTCCAGCAAAAGGCTCTATGATCGGACCTTTAGGTGGTTGGCGTAGTAGATGCAATAACCTTTGTTTGTTTCCTGAATATTTAAACATTTTAATACCTCCTAAATAGATTATGACCATCCCCCGGTATCATAATCTACAATATAGAAAGGATATGGGCTATGGCAGATGTAATCATTCAGAAGATTGTGCTAGGTGAAGTTGTTTATGGATGATTTATATAAAGTTCAGATTGGACGTTATAAATCAGCATATAAAACTCGATGGTCATTTACTAATAAAGTCCAAGCTATTTTATACTTCAATGCTCTAAATGTAGGTAATGGGTATAAGAAGCGACTTCTATGTAATGATAAGGTAGTTGCGAGGGTCCTAACATAATGGGTAATGATCTACTTCTAAACTTTGTTTGGTGGGCTAAAGATAAGCGTCCTGATTGGGATGCTGCAAGAGCATACATTGAGAATCTAACAGAGGAACAACTTAAAGATCATCCTGAGTTTGAGTATATGCAAATGATTCATAGTGATGACGATGATTGTTCGGCTCTTGAAGAATTGAAGCATCGTTTGCTTTGTTGTCACGATGATATTCGATCAGTCGCTGATGGTAACTATGATCGTCATTGTTATATGATTAATATCGGTAAGTATGATGTACTAATTACAGGTGGAGATAGTTGGGGAGATAGTCCATCTGATATGTTTGATACCATTCAGGATTGGGGCAATCTTCCCGGTCTACCCGAGTTTGGATTCTTTCCAGACTGGCAAGGTTATATACCGACAGCAACAAATATTGGAGAAGAGTAAAATGAATGCTACAATTACTATTACTCTTGACCACAACGGTAAAGTTGATGTTATGCATGATATTGAAACACTTGAAGATGTGTATGTAAAGTTTATCAATCAGAAAGAAGAGTGGGTAGATACTGTAACTGATGTAACATTCGCTACTGAAAGTGAGCAAATGGAGTTTGTTGTTAATCACTATAATGAGGGATTTGAGGATCGGGCGCTATAATGTTTCATAAGTATACAGTAATTGAACATAGTTTAGGTGATATCGAGGTACGAAGTTCACCTATCCTTGTATGGTTGATTGAACAGTGGTTCTTTTGGGTTCATGAGTGGATGTATTGGGTCAATAAGGATTGGCATTATAAGTACATGTATCCATTCTGTCGGGCATATGATAATATGATTATGCCTTGGGTATTCAAGCATGAACGTATTGTGAAGGTTAAAACCAAATGAATGAGAAATATGTTTTAGTTAGAGGTAATCTATCAGATGGATTCATCTTTGAGGGTCCGTTTGATGATTTTGATGCTGCTGATGAAGATATGAGACTATTCCATGATGGGGATAGTTGGATTGCTACTCTTTATGCTCCATGTGTCGATGATGATGAAACCATTCCAGCTTTTAATCCGTTTTTAAGTTGAATTGAGGAAGTTACAATGCCTAATTGGTGTGCAAATCTACTTGAAATTGCTGGCTCAGTAAAACAGAAGAAGGGGTTTCTTGAGGATGCACATTCTAAAGAGGATGATGTAGAGTATGACGAGAAGCCTAGTGTCCTTAGTTTGAAGTCTCTTATTCCTTACGAGGGTGGAGAATGGGATTATGATTGGTGTGTAAAAAACTGGGGCACAAAGTGGGATATCAATGCTGAACTTTGTAATCCTAATTGGGAAGTAGAAAACTCTAATATTATTATCAAGTTTGAGAGTGCTTGGGCTCCACCCGAGGAAGCAATTAAAAGAATTGCTGAACAATACCCATATCTTGGATTCTCATTGATTTATGCAGAACCTGGAATGGGATTTACTGGATCAGTACAATATAATATTGATTATGACTCAATGGATTTTATTGCAACCAATCGTGGAAATGTAGCAGATATTCTCTACGGTTATATCATGGGGTATGATGAATGAGAACACTAGATGAAATGAAGGCCGCAAGGGGAGGACGTTGCCATAGATGTGGTAATATTCTAACATCAGTAGATAAGGATCATACATTCTGTAATCCTTGTTGGGATATTATGTTGCAGCATGAGTATGATCCTTATTATTCTCCTGCTTTGCATCGAGATACTTGTGGCCTATGTGGGGAGGATGAGAATGCACCAATTCATGTAACACATGATTGTAGTGATGCTGATCGTCCTTGTGATAACTGTCTAACACGAAATCTACCTGATTATATGGATGAGCCGTAAAATGAGTAGGGTAAAGTACGTTGCTTGGTCCAAGGACATGGACAACCGTAAGCCCCATTGCATGTCCAATAGCAAGGGCAATCCACGTAGACTGTGGGAAGTCAATTACCTTGATGATAATAGTGATGGTCTTTGTCATGAGGATCACACGAATGATCCAAAGGTAATTGCTGATATCGAGTGGCTACGATTTATCCACGCATTCAATAAGATTTGGAAGGATGAGCCTACTAATCCATTTGTTGATTCTTACGATAATCCTAAGAAGCGGTTGGTTCTCAATCATTATCATGATTTCTCAGTAGAAGGGCATGTGTATCCATATTGTGAGGAATATTGGCTAGAGAAGCCTAATTCCACAAGTAAAGATGCATTGATCTTTGCTATTTATCTCGATAATGCTGGCCAAAAGGCTAATGTCACATGTTTTGATTCTGACTATGTAGAAGTATGCGAGCAAGCATATTATCAGGTACAACTTGATTTTGAGAGGGACGCAAAGTAATGGAAGATGATAATGTTATGGATATGACTTATCATGAATTAGAGTTAGAGCCACTATTTAATGATGATGATAGTGACTATGATGATAGTGACTATGACATTATCACTAATGAGACAGAAATGATTTCGTGGTGATCAAATGACTAAACCCGGTCCCGGCAAATTTGAAATGAATGATTCTCTTGAAGAGAGTGAGATTCTTTATGATCATTTCCTTGATGCCTCACATCCAGAACTAGGAGACTCAGGCACAGGATTTGGATATTGGTGTTATATTGAATCAGATACTTTTACACCACTAGAGAAAACAGTATGTCAGTATCCTGTTTATATCTGTGTAGAGACTGAGTATGGATTCTTTGTTGTAACACCATATAATTCTCTTAGAGAAGCAAGAGATAATTGGGCCAAATTAGAATCAGAATGGATGGATTGGAATAAGGAGGAACTATCATGACATTTATTCCTTTTGATGACGTGGATGAAATGTTTGCTGCTATTCGTAGGGGCACAGAAAGGGCTAATCAACTCGCATCTCCAGAGCAGAAGGCATTGACATATGGTGATTATTGGATGCGAGAATGGGATACTGGATACGGTGAGATTATTCAAATCTTTGGCTACATTATGACCCAAGAAGAAATCTATTCTGATCCAGTATACGAGGATATTGATAGTGGTGAACTTGAGTGGGAGAAGGAGGATGCCAAAGCCAATTATGATAATGGATATCGCTTTGGTAGGGCTTATTCAGTAGTTGTTCCAGAGGGTGAACTAGGTGATACTCATGTATATGATATGACACCTATTACCAAGGAACAATTCCTGGCCGCAAAAGAAAATGGATGGAATCTATAATGATGAATAAGTATGATACAGTTAACATTGGGGCTATTCTTGCAGACAGAGGCGGCACCCAATATGAGTGGACTAATTGTTGGGTGCTACGCTTCCTTGATAAGATGATCAATAAGGGAAGTCCAGAGCTTCCGTATTTATATCTGATCTATCCTGAGCAAATCGTGGCTCTTTATGAATACTACGGTTGGCCGCATGAAGAGATTAAAAGTCAAATCAAAACAATGATGGGAAGTCTCCTCTTTACTATTAAGGCAGAACAGTAGCGAGTTGAACCTACTCCATCTGATATGCTATACTTGATACCGCACAGTCGGGATGATAGATAGCAGTTTCTAGAAGGGGGTGCATCAGATGGAGTGGTTGATATTCTTGGCAATTCTAGTAATCATTGTAATGTTTGTATCTGACGAAAGTTCGGGCGCAAGTAGATAATATAATAAATACATATAATCTATATATAGGGATAGATAGAAGTAATTGATCTTTAAGAACAACTGCCAAGCATAAAAAAGGCCAAGTTACCTAGGTATACACTCATAAATACATAGGTATTGAGCACAAAATGGGGTTAAATTCCTAGATATATTAGGAGTTTAGCCCCTTTATTTTATGGCATCGAATTTCATCAGGAAGCTTGTTACATAGCGAGTTTTTTATTAATATTTATATCGCCATATATAGGGAATTGACACTTTTATTGCCCAAGCCAATGGAGTGACGCTCAAATCAGGGGCGTATTTACAATTAAAAAATGTTTTCAATTATATTTGAGCCAATAGAGGCAATATCCTGATCTGGGCGTGCAGCCAATGGAGTGGCGACATTATCTGGTACGATACCTAGATATACAACGGACAATATATAGGTATTGAATTTCATTTGGGTTCCAGTTACATAGCGGGCCAGGGAATAGTATGTATTTGATTATCAGTACCTATATAGCTGTGGCATTGATGAGGGTAATTGCTCGCACAATTTAACCTGAGCTAAACTAGCCTAGGTTAAGAAACCTTAACATGCTTGACAATTGACTCTTCAGGTTGTATAGTGGCTTTGCCACCGGCAAGGAGGCGGTGAGATAAGAGAAGAGAAGCGAGAGCGAGAGGCGAGAATTTACACCGTCTGACTAACACAGGACATGACCTGTGATGAAAGGAGGTGATAAATATGCCGACCTACCATATCGCCAAGATGCGCGTCGTTAAGCCATCCGACAAGATGGCCGAAAAGCATCCCGATAGGTTTTGCACAATCTTCGGGGTCTTTGCTAACGATAAGGGGCAGCCGCTTAGCATCACATCGAAGGTAATTACTTTCGATGAAGCACGCGATAAGGCTACGGTTATCGATATCAATAAGGGTATTCTTACTCTTACTGAAGGTAAGCGGGGCCGAACCGCAATGGCTAGCCTAACCGCAGACGATATCGCAAAGGAATTGAATTCTTTGCGCAAGGAGTAAATTCTCTAACTTAAACTCTCGCTTCTCCTCTTAACATTACTAATTCACTTATATATTAATATTTGATTAAGAATTCTTAACCTGTTCTTAATGTTGAGCCAATGGAGTACGTATCATTTATGTTACGCATTACATAATTTGATGTGTTCTATAATCGAATTTGAATTTCAATCCAGTTACTGTTATACTATTGGATTTCATATTACATCCAGTTCTATATAAGTATACTGATTCACTTATATATCCACATGGGGGAGGGAAGCCAATGGAGGGTGGGGGTAGTTAGCTGCGCATGCAACAATTGCGTACTTGCGCAACCACGCAACCTGGCCCCCCTAGCACAAAGCTCGTCGCTTGTCAAGGGCCAAAGGTCACAAAGTTTTGGGACCTATGGCTCTATCGAGTTTTTTACGCGGAGGATATAGTTCTGTATGTCGGATGGACATGGAACCACCGGCCAGCACCTTACCAAGTGAATAGCAGGGACTAGGGGACTAGCCGAAGGGAGCCTACAATGGCACTAGTCACCTATCTGGTGGAGCGGATGCGAGTCACCCGCCCCACGGGCAAGACCGCCGAGCGGAATCCCGAGCGCCTCTACACGGTCAGCGGAGTTTTCTACTCCACCGAAACCGATGCGGATGGCAAGGTGATCCGCAAGGATAAACTCTCGATCCCGTCCAAGAACATTGACAAGTCCGATGCGCTGGCGGATGGATTCGCACTCGACCTGAATGCAGGGACGCTCACACTTCCCGAGGGGAAGCGCGGACGGACCGCTGCGCAGGGACTCGATGCGGATAGCATCGCGGCAGAGTTGGAAGCCCTGCGGAATCCCGAGCCCGAGCCCGAGGTTATCGAGCCCGAGCCCGAGAAGCCCGCCAAGTCCAAGTAATCTAATTCCCTTAGTCCCTGCTAATTCGCTGGCGAATAAAGATACCGAATTGAATTAGAATATCCGTTCAGTTCTAATCCTGGATAAAGAAATCTTAGCTAAATAAAGAAATCTTAGCTTTGAGCCAATGGAGCGGCGATCAGAATTGACACGCAAGCCAATGGATACTCGACTATGAATGGGGCGCATAGGATATACAATCGAATACTGTTTAGATTAGTATTTCATTCCTGTTCCTGTTTATATACTAGTGATATAGTATATGATTAGCCCATGCCCGCAATCCCTTGGTAAGTCTACCAGATTAGTAGACTTTGGCTAGGATATATGAGTGCGCTGGTATGAGTTTATGCTCTGCACCGAGCTTCCCCAAAGGTCACTTTCGATTGTGACAAAGGTACTATTGACAGATAGCGTGCTACTCGCTATAGTGATCACATCAGATCGATGATCTGATAGGCAATCGGGACCGATCCCGAAGGAAGAGAAGGAAGGCAGAAAAGTGAACGGGTATGAGTTCTGGCTCATGCTCGCCCCCACCGAGGTTCTGGTGGATTCGATCCCCACGGCAGTCGATCTGTTTCGGGAGTCGAACGGAACCAAGGAAGAGAAGGTCGATTCCTACATGTCGAACCTTCTCCACGATCAATTGATCGTGCGTGGCGAGTACACTGCGGCTCTCGATCTCTTCTCCCAGATCAGCGCAATCCGGCCCGTGCTGCCGCAGGGCATGACGTACACCGAGTACGTCGATCTGGTGATCGATAGCAATCGGTAATCAAGTCTAGAGGATAGGGCAGGGCACAGAAACCCTGCCCTATCACCATGTGCATTGAGAACCTGGATTAAGATATCTTAGCTTTATTAAGAAATCTTAATAATTGCGATTTGAGCCAATGGAACGCAGATTGATTCATGGGCGCATGAATGTGTACTGATGTACTGTACTATAGTGTATAGTGTATGTACAGGAATTCGATTGCCGTTCAGTTCTGTTATACCATACTCCATGTTCCGTTCTGTTTAGGGTATGTACAGGCAAGGCCCAATCCTGGTAGTTGCATGTGCAACGATTGCGCTTTCACGCAATAACGCTCTAACCTTGCAAAGCTAAGATTCCTTAGCTTTGTTGACATAGGGTAGTCGAATCGATTATGCTCTTGGCATCGCCAACAGGCGATAGCAAGAGCAAGGAGCAGTGAGATGCAGCACGAACCGGGCGAGATTCTTTCAGAGCCGACCCTGTGCGATTCGTGGATCGATCCTGCTGGCCGCCAGCACTACGTCCCCAGCATGGGTCATCATGATGTAGCCTATCTCGTCATCCACGAGGACCCGAATGATCTAGAGGCGCGCGGGTGGATTCACTTGTCACTGTATGGTCCGGGATATGTTGTGCTGCATCAGCGCTACCGGCCCACGAATCGCCAGATTGACCTTATGATGGACCTGATGGAATTGGCCGACCGAATGATTGACTACGCGGACCCGCGTGCTGATAAGATGCTCACTGCGGTTAGAATGTTCTTTGCAGAGATTCAGCGGAGCGGCGAATGGTGACTTAGATCAACAACAACAAACAAGAGCCGATGATGAAAGTCATCGGCTCTTTCATGTATTCTTCAGATTCAATTCTGTACTTTCAATTGTTCTGTTTCATCCCCTGGCCCTAAACAATCAATTAGCTCAGATTCAATTAGCCCCCCCCTATATTCACACAAAAGTGAAACGCTAACACCCGGTTTGCAGCCTGTTACTGTACATAAATACCGGGACTAATTTTTCCAGTTTTTTAGATACCCTCTAGACCAGAAAAATTGGGAGAAAATCGCCACAGGGTTTTTGGGCAATAAAAAAACTCCCCCTAGCATTTCTACTAAGGGGAGTTTCGACAGGCACGATCTTCGTGTTAGTGACTGCCTCTGGCCGCAGAGAAGAACGGTTTTCTTCTTCTCCTTGTAATATTCAGCGTTCCACTGTCATCCCTACCGGGCGGGAGTCAGATGCGAGAATACTACCCGAAGGCCAGAACCTTTCTCTTAGTAAGATAAAACTCTTGCAATAGTTTTTCTCTCGCTAAGAGTGTGAGGCCGAAAGAATTGAGAATACCTTATCCAATGTTTCAGTAATTCCCTGCCGGTAGAATGCTCTCCACATTCGAATGAGGAAAAATTCCTTGGGGGAAGAAGGCTTCTCAACCCATCCCATCAGACCGGCATCTTTGGGGTGTTGGCCCCTCTGACAATATGTACCTTAACAGAGGTGGTGCGTTCTGTCAAGTTAAGGTTTCTTAATTTAGCTCTCATAAAAACGAAGTTATCCACAAAAATAGGTCAAAATTGGGCTTGACAAGCAGCCCCCTATCGGGTACACTTGGCCGAAGCGTCCCAAGCAGTCTTGGGCGTATTCTAATTTAAAGGCGTTTTTCTCAGTTTCACTCTATTTGGAAGGATTTACGTATCGCTTGATCTAATAGGCCCAATTAGAGAAGCGTGGTTTAGAGGGGATTTTATGTCTGAAATTCTCAGGCTTTGTTCTCGCTGTGCGCTAGAAAAGCCGCAGACAGAGGAGTATTTCTATGTCGCTCGACCCAGAGGGCCGCACAAGACTTCTGGGTGGCAATCCTATTGTCGAGAGTGCTGGAAAGAAATCAATGCTGCGAACAAACTTCGGAGGAAACTCGCTTGTCGGTAGTGAATTTTCATCTCTCGCAACGAGAGTATCAGATTCTCGTTCTGCTGGCAAATGGGAATACGGGCAATGATATTGCTGAGCATCTTCGGATCAGCCCGCAGACCGTGAAGAATCATATTCATAGTGCATATAAGAAGATGAGTGTCACCAATCGAATGCAAGCCTTCCTTGAATTGGGCTGGCTGACACCACCGGAGCCTCGTCATGCCTACCGTTAAATGTTCGGTGCAAACCGTCAGTCGAACGGTTGCACATTTTTGCAACTTCAATAAACACCTAGCATCGTGTGTGCTGTGCCGAAAGGTATTCTGCACTCGCCATCGGAATATCCACTCTCATGGCTAATCCGATATCTTCTCTTATACAAAAACTCAAGTGTATGACGGAATTTCATAAGTTTTATATTCCCCCTCATCCTCCCCCTCCTAAGTATTTTTTAGACATTCCCTGTGAATGTGTTTGTGGAAAAAGAAAAATTATTTATTGTTCCATGAACTCTCATTGGGCAGATCGGCATCCTGAGCCAGAGTGGTATGTAAATGAGTAATACCCATTTCTGCGAGGATGCCGTAGATTTCCGTGAGGAATTGGCTATCGTTCGTATCGGGAGATGCCCGATTTGTGGAAAAGACAGAGAATGGGAATTCTCTACCCTTGAACCGATTAGCCGTAATCCACTAAGTGCGGCGTGGAAACAATCCGCCAAAAAGTGGAGGCGCATGTACAAAATGGCCTCACGCCGACATGACAAATACATGGAGGCATTCAGGCTGGCGGGCGTGGGGATGATGGTTAGCGCTCTACCCGATGGTAATGATCGAGTCACGATCAAGGTTCCCGGTGAAGAGTTGCGGGCGGCTATCGAAGCGGATGCCTATCAGCGTGGGGTAGATGCTGAACGTGCCCGCGTAGATTCAATGCTCACTCAGCAAGAAGCCGAAGACATGGCTCGTATTAATGCGAGAGAGATTGCTCGCGCTGCACTTTTCTTTCTCGACAAGATCAGTCCATCTGGTTATCACGTTGAAGAAGCCCGCAAGGTATTACTAGCCGCTTATGAGGCTGGTAAACCTCCGCGCAGAAAACGCCGACCAACATATATTGACGAAGAGGGTAATCGTCGTACCGATTATTCACAGGAGCCAAGATGAGAGATGATTGTCGGCATCCCTCTATCCTCCGATTTGTCGGAGACAACCTACCATCGATGTGGGCTTGCGCGTCATGCAGCCTACGCTTCTATCCGGCTTGTCCCACTTGTGTCAGTGTAGGGCATCGTTTTGAACACGATTACAACCATGCTGCACTAGCAAAGGCGGCATTGGAATTAGATAAGTATCTCGACTACATTGCTGACTTGACTGAAGAGGGGGAATCGTTGGTGAGCGCCATTCGAAATATCCTTTATGGAGACTCATGATGAAATGTCCTTGCAACGGTGCTTGTCACAACGGACATACACGGTCTTGCTCTTCTGAATGTCGAGACTCCAAAGAGGTATTTCATTCGTATCGACCACGAGAATTATCTGATAGTATTCCACTTTCTGATGATCCTCGCGTTGATGGGTGGAATGCCCAGTATGTCCACCCATCGTATCTCGATACGTTGATGATCAACCTAGAAGAATCATAACTCCCCGAGAGGAACACAGCCCCACTTAGGAATATACGCCCGCATCGTAAGACCTTTTCTTTTTATATCATACGGTACAATCGAAGAGACTACCGTATCGCAAACTTTGCAATAACCAACTAAAAAAATTTCATTTCTAACAGGCATGAATGAGTACATCCAACTGTGCTTCATTTGTGCCTGTTCTTTTGTCTGGAGCGCTTCTAGCATCTCCGGGGGCAACTCTGTCATTTATTAATTACCTCGTCTGTCCATTTTGAAAGAATATGTAGCACTCGATCTGCCCATACGCGGTCAAATTCTTTTGTTATCTCATCAAGATCGGCATATGGGACCATGAAATGCTGCCAACGGTTTTTCCGTTCTTCGCTGATTGGTTCAGTATCCATGATATGGTTTGCCCATGCCATCCACTGTTCATGTTCTAGGGCGGCTAGTAATTCCCGTAAATCTAATTCTGTCATATATACTCACTTACCCTCGGATGATTCTCTACTGTGGTAGAATGACTGACTCTAATAAATTCAGTGTTCTGACGTAACTCTGCGAGTGTGAAGGCCCCGACATATGACATACCACTTCGTAACCCTCCCATGAGTTGCTTAAGGACACTCGTAACAGGGCCTTTCGCATCGACAAAGCCTGATATACCTTCGCGGGTAAATAAAGCGTCATTTGTCCCGAAGATAGACTGACCCTGATATCGTTTAACACGTCTACCTCTCCCTGTATCAATAACTTCTCCGGGGGCTTCTTCAGTGCCCGCAAGAAGACTCCCTAACATGACTACATCTGCACCAGCGGCTAATGCCTTTACAATGTCTCCTGCACTTCGAATACCACCATCAGCAATAATTGGAATATTTCTTGGTCTAGCGAAATTAGAGCATTCGATAATTGCAGAAAGTTGAGGAACGCCGACGCCCGTAACAATCCTTGTTGTGCATACACTTCCGGGGCCAATGCCAATTTTAATTGCGTCTGCTCCTGCTGCAACAAGATCAGAAGTTCCTTCCGCTGTAGCAACATTTCCTGCAATAACTCTAAATTCTGGAAATTGGGATTTGATTTGTCCAATGAGGTCCATCACTTTCTTATGGTGCCCATGCGCAACATCAACACAGACGATCCGTGCTTGTGGGTATCGTCCGTTCAGCATATCGCTGACTTCTTTGATCCGATCAATGGACTGGGTTGGGAACCGGGTGCCAACAGAGAATGCAACAATGCCTGTATTCGTATAAATTTTTTCGATATTAGCCTTTTGGTCGGCCCAAGGAGCGAAGCGGTGTAATATGCCTAATCCACCCTCATGGTGCATAGCAGAGGCCATTGCATCCCCTGTTATGTAATCCATATTGGCAGAAATAACAGGAATGCTCATGGGGATACCGAGAAACTCTTGTTCCGTCGATATTTCCTCTCTTGAGTCAACTTCGCTATATGCTGGCCGTATCAGCACATCATCAAATGTAAAATACTCTCTCACACACCTACCCACTTTCCAACTTCAGGAATATTGTTGCAGTTAATCTGCCATGTCCACTTTCTCTTTGTCTTTTCGGTATCGTTGATTCTCATCCAGCATCGAGTGTCTACCCATCTCTGAGAGTAGATGGGCATGGAATAATCACAGCCTCCACTAGCATTATAACTTATACAGATGGAGCCTGACTGGTATTGTTCAAAATGTGCGGGCTCTATCCATGTTGCTTCTACGGTTCCCTCTCTCGGGGCCGTTAGAGTTTGATAAACTGCCCATGATATAAATACAACGAATAAAACCAGAATTACAGCATTAAGTAGGAATAAAAGTGATCCACGAATATCTATCGGTATATATCTTAGCCTTCCAGTCGTAAGCCTGTGTTCCATTCCCTCTCCCTAATGCGATGGTAATAAACACCTTCGGTGTTCTTATATAGATTCTTGTTGGGGCTCCATATTCTCTAACACACTCTGACCAAGGGTGATCGATATGAAGGCCCCACTTTTTAGTCCCAGTCATGCGGACCCTCATCATAACAGTATTCACAATCCCCGCACCAAGGGCACCAATGTCGATATCCACAAGGATACAACCCTGTCTCCAGATCAAACTTAGCGTCTGGATAGGGACAATCGTTTGCACAATGCATACTTATGTAATTAGTACCAGTGGTGAGATTGCCAGAATCTCCAAGCGTTGCACGCTGTTCCATATCTTCCATCAATATATCTTAGACCCCATCTAACTTGAGTAATCGGGTTAGTTCTCCAATCTGCCCCGGCAGAAGCCATCTTGCTTCCGGGTAATGCCTGTGGGATTCCATACGCGCCGGAATGTCTATTTCTCGCTCTATGGTTCCAGTTACTCTCTCTTGTCCATAGTTTGTCTAAGCAAGCAAACTGCCGATAGCCGATCCGATTAAAAGCATATTTTTTGGGACTGGTAGTTGGAGGCGCTTTCGTAGGTTTCGGGGCGCTACGTGGCTCTACGGAGGGCTCAGGTACATCTCTGATGACTTCCTTAAAAGAATCCTCTGTGAACGAAGTAAATAATCTTTCTGGTAATGGCTCCCAGTTCTTGGAAGGAGCTTTAGCCTCGGTTGGTGTTGCTAAGAAAAATACTCCTGCTATTAAGCAGCCAATAATAAATAATCTCAAATTCATTCCCCCATTTGCACCCCTTGGGCGCTTCTTCAGTATAGCATATTTTGTCAGTCAGGGTCAACTTCTCTCTGAAAACGGCAACTTGTCAACTTGAACCTCCGAGCCGTCCTTTGGTATAATGTCCACATCCCTAGAGAGGCACTTTGTGCAAACCCAAATCATGACAGTTTTATTTAGTTTCTTTATTTTCTTTCTACCTAGTCTAATAGGTGCAAAGCAGCATCTACTTCTATATCCATAGTCTAGCATACTCGTAACTCCTCAGAGCATAGTTTAGATCAGTACTATGCTCTATTACTACTCTTAGTATATATCCTCCCACCGCTGTCCCGGCAACCCCTAGTGTAACAACTTACCTATACCAGAGTCAAGTCGAAAATTCTTGTCCTAAAGGAGAAATTTATGAAGCCCATATTTAAAGTAATTCAGCGTTTAGAAGGTATCCCCTGTGAAGAAACCCAGAATTTATGATTACTATGTTCTTGTATATAAACCCGGTCATCCCGCAGTTGTGGGCGAAGGATATGTACCTGAACAGATACTTATAGCAGAAGAAGAATTAGGCAGATTTCTCTATCCTGACGAGTCTGTACGGCATAAGAACGGCGATACTAATGATAATCGTCCCTCAAACCTTGAAGTTATTTCTGCGAGTCACGGATACCGAATTGTTAATTTGGGGGATGAGCATGTAGAGCCAAGGAAGGGCGCATCAAAGACGTTCATGCCTTGTAAGTTTCAGAAGCCCTGTTGGAAGGAAGTGAGAGCCCCTATTGCTAGAAAGCACAAAGTATATCTTCCATACATTTGCAGTTACCAAGAATCCGGTGATGTGTACAAATGTTCAAGATTTTGGGGATATATTGGAAAAGTTGGAGAAGGAGATAAAAGGAGCGATACAAATTGAGCATTTATCAACCGTTAGGATTAGCGGAGACAATATTTAAGGAAAGGTACACAATTCATCCAAGTGAGGATTGGGGTGATGCCAGCATGAGATTGGCGCAGCATGTGGCATCAGCAGAAATGAATGGAAAGAGAGAACCGACAGCAGCCGAGTTTTATGAAGAAATTGTAACAAACAGGTTCATGCCCGGTGGAAGGATTTGGTATGGAAGTGGTCGCCCTAGGGCTCAGTTACTTAATTGTTTTGTTGTCCCTACGCATGATAGTCGAGAGGGGTGGGGGAAGACCATTCACGACGTTATTGTTATTTCTGGAATGGGCGGGGGTGTTGGTGTCAATTGTAGTCCTATTCGCCCTCGCGGAAGTCGTATTAATGGCACTGGGGGTGTGGCTACAGGCGCTGTTTCATTAATGGATATGATCAATGCTGTTGGTGACGTTCTTGTGTCGGGTGGTGGCAGAAGATTGGCACTGATGCTTGATCTAAATATCACACACCCGGACATGCCGGAATTTATCAATGCAAAGCTTAACAAGTCCAAACTTAATAACGCAAATGTTTCTGTTATTATTGATAAAAGGCTAAATACAGATTCCTTCATAAACAAGGTGAGAAATGGAGAAGAGTTTGATCTGACTTACTCAGGAACGCAACACGGTAAGCAGAATGCGAAGGAATTATGGGAAACAATTGTTAGTAATGCTTGGTCTAGCGGAGAACCGGGAGTTTTAAATGGTGATCTGGCTAATCGAGAATCTAACATATGGTATCACAAGCCGCTGGTATCGACTAACCCATGCGGAGAGATATGGCTGGAAGAATATGGGTGCTGCGATCTTGGGGCTCTGGTTCTTCCTAGGTTTGTCAATGACTTGGGGCATGTTGAATGGGCTCAACTTGCTAGCACGATCAGGACGGCGGTTAGGTTCTTGGATAATGTTCTATCCGTAAATGAGTACCCTCTTCCAGAGATACGAGATAACTGCAATACTGTGCGGCGTATTGGTCTGGGAGTCATGGGTCTACATGACATGCTCATTAAGTTGGGATATAAGTATTCTTCAGAGTCTGCGAGAAACTTCGTTGATCAGTTGATGCATTTTATAAAACTTGAGGCATATCAGGCATCTATTGATCTGGCTGAAGAGAAGGGACCATTCCCTGCTTTTCAAGAAGAGTTTCTAATGTCCGGGTTTGTTCAAAGAGCGATACCGGAAGAACTACAGCGCCAGATTCAAGAGAAGGGTATTCGAAACTGTGCAATTCTGACAATTGCCCCAACAGGAACAACAGGCATGGTTGCTAATGTCTCTACAGGTATTGAGCCCATCTTTGCTCCCGCGTATTGGCGAAGATTCTATCGTCCTACACTTGATGGCTCAAGACAACTTGACAAGGAATTAGTTATCAATCCGCATTGGAACGAACTAGTCGAAAAAGATGGGAACGTTGATGTGCTTGAAGGAGCATACGATGTAAGTCCCGAGGCTCACTTTGAGATGCAAAGGGTATGTCAACTACATATTGATAATGCGACAAGTAAAACCATAAATCTCGCGCAATCCTACTCGGTTGAATCTCTATCAGACCTATGGCTAGAATATCTACCATACGTCAAGGGAACGACGTTCTACCGGGCTGGCTCACGGGGAGAAGAGCCCCTAGAGGCAATCCCTCTAGCAGAAGCCAAGCAACTGGTACATAATCGTGACATTCATCAGGCATTGGCCTCAATTACTGAGCAGAATATGATGGACTGTGTTGATGGAGTTTGTGAAATTCCAGAGGAATACAAGCCCAAGATAGACTATGAAGCAGGAGTGAAGTGGATGAGGGACGAAGGCCCAATTCCATCAATACAAGTTATATAAGGAGACATGGTGGTAAGACCCGGAAGGCCCATGTATCACGTTCATAATTGGAAGTTAGCAATTAAGCATTTTGATCCAGAAATGGCTCAGAATGAGAAAGGTTGGTACGGGTTTTATGCTGAACGCTATTGGGAGTGCATTCGTGGGGGAAAAGTTAAGCATGTAATGCCCTCAAAGGAATATCCCGCATATACGCAGGATGAGGATTCTTTTTGGCGAGAGTTAAGTCCCAGAGTTTTCATTGCTTTGTCAGGGAGTCCATACGTTGTCGAAGACCCTTATTGAAGTATTAACTGAACAGGGAATTGAAATACAGCCAAGCAGTAATGGCCGATGGGTTGCGGTTTGTCCTTTTCACGAAGGGGACCGTGACCCATCCTTTACTGTTTATACGCATAATGATTCGTACTACTGCTTTGGCTGTCAGGTATGGGGCGATCCTGTCAAGTTTCTATGTGACTTTAAGGGATGGTCCTCCAAGGAGGCGCAAGAGTGTGTTGGGGTAGACTATGAATATAAAAGAGCAGAGAAGTCACGAATCATTAAGACCCGTAACACTGTACGTACTTGGGAATTTTTGGGGCGAGTATCCTCAATCTACCATGCTAATCTTCTTACAACAACTGGGGCAGTCAATTACCTTCGAAGTAGGGGGCTCAGTGACGATACAATACGACTATATCGAATTGGATACACAGATGGACGAGTCCTTCATATTGAGTACAGTGAAGATTTCAGGATCGCACAGGAATGTGGCCTCATTAATGCGCAAGGCTATGAAGTCATGTCTCATAGAATCACCATACCAAACTTCTGTGGGCCAGAACGAGTTGATTTCATCATGGGAAGGACCGTAATCAACGACCGCTTAAAGTATCTCGGTACAAGGATGCCCAAACCTATCTATGGCTTTACAGAGGTTTCAAAGTCTCCGATCCTGTTTGTAGCCGAAGGACAGTTTGATTGGCTGATGCTACGACAGTGGGGATTTCCTGCTGTAGTGCTTTCAGGCTCTCATCTGCCTCGATATAACATCATGCTTCTGCGTGAGAAGATGGTGATCATTGTTCCTGATAATGATGCCGTAGGGCAGGAAAGCGCCAAAAAACTCCACGCTACGCTACCAAATAGTTACATCCTAGACTATACATCGCTGGGAGTGAAAGATATCAGCGAGTTGGGAGCAGACGCACGTTATGATGGGGAAACACAATTTAGGAATCTTATTAAGGAGCAGGAATGGTTCAAGAATATACGTTTGTCGAAGGATCACTGGATGAAGTGGTTTCCTGCTTTGGAAACTCCGACACCTTTGCTCTCGATTTAGAAACAACTGGACTTAACCCCGTAGATTCAAGGATTGTTCTTTGCCAGATAGGCTTTCCGGGTAAGACCTTTGTTATTGATGTATCGAAGGTAGGTATTACCCCACTGATGCCTTATTTAGCCAGTCGTAAATGGACGAAGATTATTCAACAGGCTAAATTTGAGGGCAAGTTTATCAAGCATTATTATAATACAGATATCAACGGCGTATTTGATACGCTCTTGGCAGAAAGCCTCCTATCTACGCACGCCTTTTCCAGTGCTTCTCTTGCAGCCTTGGCGCAGAAGTATGCTGGAGTTACCCTAGACAAGTCAATTAGAACCTCGTTTGGAGAAGCCCGTGGAATATCAGCCTTTACTACTGAGCAATTGGATTATGCTGCTAACGATGTTATTGTGCTGTTTCCTATATATAATGCTCAGAAAGAACAACTGGTAGCCAAGAATCTGGAGAAGGTTGCAGACCTAGAGTTTGAATTGGTGAACGTTGTTGTAAACATGGAACTAGTTGGCGTTCCTCTTAACCGGGGGCGCTGGAATGACATTATTGATAAAACCCGTATGAAGCATGAGGATTCCCGTCTTAGGTTAAATAGCCTTCTCTTTGATGAAGGTCAGAATGTCGAACAGATCGGAATGTTTGTCAGGGACGGGATTAACCTAAATAGTCCCAAACAAGTTAAAGAAGCGCTTGCAAACATAGGTATCAATCTTACAACCACAAATGAGCGAGAGATAGGACTCATTGATCATCCTGCGGCAAAGGAGTTATTAAATTATCGAGGGCTCCAGAAGATTCTTTCCTCATACGGGGAAACCTTCCTTGGACACGTCCATCCGTTCACGAATAGAATTCATGCGGATTTCCGCCAATTAGGTACGGAAACAGGTAGATTTTCCTGTAAAGAGCCGAATTTGCAGCAAATGCCTGATGAGTTTCGACAATGCGTTGGAGAGGCTGGATACTCTCTGATTGCTGCTGATTACTCCCAGATCGAATTGAGAATTCTCGCGGAGTTGAGTCAGGACCCAAATTTCATGTCTGCGTTTACAAGCGGTCAGGATTTACACAAATCTACGGCTGCTACAATGTTCTCCATCCCGATTGAGACAGTGACAAAGGAGCAAAGGTTCATCGCCAAGACTATTAACTTTGGATTAGCCTATGGAATGGGTTCTGTCAAGTTGATGGATATCCTTAATGCGGAGGCTGAAAAGGCTGGTACAAAGAAATACACAACTGGACAAACCAAAGTCCTTATTTCCAAGTACCGAAATGCCTACAGAAAAGTCGTGGAGTGGCTGGACGATGCTGGGGCACTAGCATATCGTCGTGGCTATAGTGAGACAATGTATGGCCGCAAGAGATTCTTTACGCCCCCACAGCAAGGAAGTGATGAAGAGTCTTATCTTCAGCAAATTGCAAGCATTAAACGGCAAGGTGCTAACTCTCCAATTCAGGGCACAAATGCAGATATCACAAAACTGGCGATGATTGATATTCATAAAGAGCTTCGTAATAATGGATTTTCCGCAGATATCATTATTCAGGTACACGATGAGATTGTAATATTGTCCCGAAAAGAGGAAGCGAGTGCGGTTAAAGAAGTAACAGTGGCTGCGATGATTGAAGCCGCTCAGGGGTTACTCAAAACTATCCCTGTTAAAGTAGAAGCCTATATAGCAGATAGTTGGAAGAAGGGATAGTATGGCAAATGAACCACAGAATTTACAGGAGTGGGAACGTCTTTTAAGTGGCTTAAATTTTGACGGACTCGCTAGCGAGAAAATAGGACCAACAGAGATGGAGTTTGATCGTCCTACCTCTAAAGAGGCAGCAACTCTTAAAGGTAAGAAGGTATTCGTTCAAAAGTTAGTCTCGGAGATATGGATATATACTGATATCAATGGGAAATCCTTTGGGCATAAGGGCAGTCAGGATATTATTGTCGTAGGTGAAATAGACTACGAGGAAGCACTTAAATTGATGGGAAAGGCTAAAGCAAGGAAGCCAAGGAATTCTGAATAGTTGAACCTAGATTGGCAAATGCGCTATACTCTACGGGTAGGTGGCTGAGTGGTTTAAAGCGGCGTCCTGCTAAGACGTTGGGCCATGTGAATGTGTCCCGAGGGTTCGAATCCCTCTCTGCCCGCCAAGAAAGGAGTCACATTGGAAACTTTTAAAAGAATTGCTGTAGTTGGAAGTAGAACTTTTCAAAACTACGCCCAATTAGAAAGAGTGCTTGACGGTTATTTAAGTTACGATGATGAAATTATCTCCGGTGGCGCAATAGGTGTAGATACTTTTGCTCAACGTTACGCAAAAGAGCATGGATTTGATATTAGTATCAAGTATCCAAAATACCAAAGATATGGTAAGGGTGCTACGTTTGAGCGCAATAAGCGGATTGTTCAGGCGTCTACGCTTGTGCTGGCTTTCTATGCAAAAGGTCAGTTTCAAACAGGGGGCACAGCAAATAGTGCTGAATGGGCGCGGAAGTTAGGTGTTGAATTAATCGAGTACGAGGAAGAATAAGGATGGTTGGCCGAGTGGTAAGGCGCTAGTCTTGAAAACTGGTGAGGCGTAATGCTGCGTGGGTTCAAATCCTACACCATCCGCCAATGGGGGTATGATGTTAATTGGGAGCATAGCAGATTTGCACTCTGCTCGTTGGGGTTCGAATCCCCATACCTCCACCAATATTTACAATTTTAGGCATCTTTACAGTTAGTGTAAATATTAGGCTCCGAACCTAAACGGCCAAGGGCTCGTCTGCAAAACGAGTTAAAAGTCAGTTCGACTCTGACCGGGGCCTCCACTTGAACCTAGTATGGAGTAAATGCTATAATGGGTAGACCTAGAAAGATCAAACCTAATGAAGAGCCCATAGAGACACTATTTAACAATCCTTATGTTAAGGAGGTTATAATTAGGGACCCAAGATTTGGGTACTCCAGACCCGCTCCTAAACCAAGTCAGACTAAGAAGGGGAGGGGTAAAAAAGAAGAGTCTGAAGAATAATGTTCTATACGCAAGATAGATACTATAAGGAGAAGGAAAATGGCACGATTAAACGCGACTAAGCGTGAAAAGGTTACACAAAGGTTAACGGAAGAGACTACAACCAATTACGAGGGTGCGGTAGCATTTAAACTGGATGCACGCGATAAACTCGTTGAACAGGTTGTGGGCGCATTTTGGAATGAAGATTTATTCTATGCAAAGGGCAAGAAGATCAGCAAGGAAATTGTTGAGAACATCAAGACCGTTGCAAAGATTGATCCACGGTTCCCATTGCAGTTAGCAGCATATGCTAGAAATGTTCTCTATCTGCGCACAACTCCACAGGTCATTCTGGTAGAAGCCGCAAGGATTCCTGAATGCAAGCCTTTCGTGGTGGAGTATACACCTAAGATTGTAAAGCGTGCAGACGAGTTAAGCGAGATTGTAGCCTACTATTCTAATAATTACGGGAAGGACCCAAAGCGTCCAAACGTAACTCATGCAAACTTCCCTAACTCATTGAAGAAGGGACTTGCTAAGGCGTTCCTAAATTTTGACGAGTATCAACTAAATAAGTATGATTCGTCAAAGGCTGATGTTTCTCTTGGGCAAGTTGCACAGTTAGTGCATCCGGCTATCGGCAAGGCACTATATAACTACTTAACCAAGGATGAGGTAGATGTAGAGGCGCTACCTAAGACAGCAGCACTAAAGGCTCTGCTTGCCAAGGATTCGCTTGACGCAGAAGCCATAGAGTTAATTAAGAAGTCAGGGGTGACTTGGGAAACTCTTATTTCCAAGTTTGGCTCTACTAAGGAAAATTGGGAATTAGTGGCTCCAAATATGGGCTATATGGCTCTATTGCGGAACCTTCGCAACTTCCAAGAAAAGGGTGTTGATCTTGATCCCATTCTTGCCCGCATCACGGACGAGAACGAGATTAAGCGTTCAAAGCAACTTCCATTTAGATTCCTTTCTGCCTACCGTGAAATTTCAGATCAGAAGATTTCAAGAGCAATTGCTCAGGCATTTGAGAAGTCTATTTCAAATGTTCGTCTTGATGGCAAGACTGCGATCTTGGTAGACTTGTCGGGATCAATGGATTCAAAACTTTCGGCTAAGTCAAAGGTTTCATATAAGGATACTGCTTGTACTCTTGCTGCCATTGCGGCTAAGAAGTCAGCAGACTCAATCGTTATCGGATTTGGGGATAGGGCAAAGACTGCTCGTATTAATCCAGACGATACGATGATGACTAATATTGAGCAAATCAAGGGCCTTGGGGTAGGTTTTAGCACAAACGCTTGGCTTGCCTTTGAGGAATTGGGCACAAAGGAAGTTGATAGGGTAATTCTTATCTCTGACATGCAGTGCTATGACTCGCAGCACCGAGATAACTACTACGCTGGATATGGTTGGGGCTATAATGGCTCTCAGGTAAGGGATGTTCACAAGATGTGGGCAACCTACGCTAAGAAGTATCCAAATGCGAAGTTGTTCTCGCTGGATATCAACGCATACGGAACAAAGCAGACTCCTTCTAATGCGAAGAACGTTGTTCTTCTAAATGGTTGGTCAGACAAGATTTTTGATCTGATTGCTATTTACGAGAAGGGTAATGCAATGGTTGAAGAAATCAAGAACTGGTAATATTTTTAGGGCAGTGTTTGAAACGGTTACTTCTTTGCACAAGAGAGTTATTATCTACGGATATAACCTGTTTTCCGTTCAGTCTTAACCTCCCTAAATAGCGGCCCTATCGTCTAATGGCTAGGATACCGGACTTTCAATCCGACAATCGGGGTTCGATTCCCCGTAGGGCTACCAACTAAGACATTAAACTAGATAGTGTAGATTAGGAATTCTTCTATTGACTCCAAAAACCGCCCGTCAATATGGTGTAATGGCAACACGCTGGATTTGAAGGTCCAGAGAAGAAGGTTCGAATCCTCTTGGGCAAGCCTAGTTGACTTATCCTTCTAGTCTATGTTATAATAAAGTAGAGCCTTGGAGGCAAGGCTGTCATTCACATAGTGTAGTGTGGGAATCGGGTACTTCTACACAACTTTTGTCTCGAAAACACAAGAACCAGTATAAGGTATATTATGCCAGCATGGGAGGATGGCCCTAGTGACTCTTAGGAAAGGACTAAGTGACGAATCGGAAGCAAGACGATAAAGCCCCCGATCCGATTAATCTCACTATATAAATTTTACATCTATAGGATAGTGTAGGAAACAGTTACTTCGCAATTAGGATGCCCAAGAGGGGTTCGACTCCCCAATCCTGCACAACGGGCAGGGTTAAGTGTTACGGCAGCACAGGAAAACGTTACTGTTCTGAATTAATCTTCCTAGTCATCGCTCATCGGGTAGTACATCGGGCATCATTAAATGCGCGCTGCCCAACTGTACTACCGGATGTGCGACGGCACATCAACTAGTGTTCAGTCTCTGTCCCTTTTTCAAGGGGCGGGGAAAGGACAACTCTTAGTGTAGTGTCTTAATCAGATACTTCGTAATCTAACGGTAAAGATTTTTCTCTCTTAAAGAAACTATTGCTGGTTCGAATCCAGCCGAGCGCGCAAGCGTTAAAAATCTGATTGAATTTAATCTCACTAAATTACGTATAACTTCTAGGGCAGTGTAGATATCGGATACTTCGACACCATTTTACGATTTGTCTACTCGTTGGTTACTCGTTATTACTGTCTTGCGGCGGGAGAGTCTACCTAAAATCTCCGATGTTGCCTTAGTCTCCCTAGTCTCTTTACTGGCGTGTCGTCCAATGGGTAGGATGCCGGACTGTTAATCCGTTGATCTGGGTTCGAATCCCAGCGTGCCAGCCAAATTAAGAGGGTGTATTTATGGCAAACTTCAAGAGAAAGCGCACTAAGCAAATTGCGGAAAGCACCTGTGGACATAAGCACTGTAAATACGATACGGTCCACACTGCCACAGAGAACGGGCGCAACAGGTATCTTCCAATGTATTGGAAAAAGTTTGGTGGTGTTCATCCTTGGAGATATGTACATAAAAATGTATTGGAGAATGAATGAGTAAAACTCAAGAAGATGGACTTGTAGCCGTTATTACTTGTATGGTATTTATCCTACTAGTCCTCCTATTTATAGGATTAGGGGCATTTATCTTTATGACTGTTTGGAATTTATTTATTCCAGTAGTCTTTGGAGGCCCAACTATTGATTATGTAACAGCACTTGCTGGATGGGTTTTATTGGGACTTGTTGGTTCTGCATTTAAGACCACGGTATCTAAGAAATAAGCATTGAGGCTTAGTGTAACGGCAGCACCAGAGACTTTGGCCCTCTTAGTAAGGGTTCGAATCCCTTAGCCTCTGCCAATTTTGGAGAATATATGGACAATTTGGAAAGCAGATTTACGCCACCGCGAAGTTGGTGCCCTCATCCTGAATACTGGCATTCACCTGACTCGGAAGCGACAGAGATTGAAGTTTCTGAGTTTATTGGTTCTTTGGTTAGATTAATCCAACCGGAGTTTGTGCTAGAAACAGGCTCCTATAACGGACATACGACCCTTGAAATGTCTCGGGCTCTTCATATGAATAATCATGGAAGAGGGGTTTCTGTAGAATCAGATGCTTTGTTAGCGGAACGGGCTGAGAGATATATTCAGAATATCATGGGCGAGTACAACAGGATGCAGATCATCAATGTCAATTCTATGGAGTATGCGCCCCTAGAAGATATTGATTTTGCCTTCTTTGACTCTTGGCAGGAAGGACGCCACCTAGAATTTAGACGATTTTACGATATGGGCAGATTAAAAAGTGGGGCAATAGTCGCCTTCCATGATACGGCTCCACATCATCAAGTAAGGAAGCATGTATTACCACTAGGACAAACCGACGAAGAAATCTCTGCATATATTAGCCTTATTGATTTTCATACGCCCAGAGGTTTGATTTTAGGACAGGTATTATAATGGATTTAACAATAGGTATATTATCTTGGGGACAGCACAAGACGCTAATAAATACCCTAACTAGTTACCGTGATAAAGGTTTGGACCGGCTGGGAGATGAGCGGATAATCTTCTTTCAAGAAATCTCAGAAAAAGATAAAGAGATTGCCAGAGAGTTTGATTATGACTTTATAGGATCAGACCGTAATATCGGTATTGCTGAAGCCTATCGTGCGCTTGTCGAGCAGTCGGCAAGCGATCTTTTTTTATTTCTTGAGAATGACTGGTTACTTATTGAGCCCTTTCCCGATGTACAGATTATACAGGGAATGGCGATGCTCAAACGAGGGGAAACAGATATCGTAAGATATCGTAGTAGACTAAATCCGGGTAATCCTCTATGGACAAGACAATTTATGGGGCGAGAATATGATCGTCCAACTCACCTGTTAGATGCCCTCCATTATAGGGAAGACTTTGAGATTGAACTGTTTCCAGAGATTTATTCTAGAGGTAATGGCTGGTACAGAACAACCTCACGTAATGCCAACTGGACAAATAACCCCCACATGGCACGTAGGGGATTTCTTCAGGTTTATATCCTCCCTAAAGTTGCTGGAGATATAGAGATAAATCTTCAGTCTTGGTGGGAAACTCAGAATTTTAATGTCACACAGGGCGATGGGCTATTTACACATCATAGGATTGGCTAATGAAGGTTGCATTTGTAAACAATCAGATCGATAATCGGGGCACAGGAAACGCCCTATATGATTATGCTCATTATAATGAGGAAATCCTCGGGAATAAGAGCGTCATTGTTAGTCTTGGCATGAGCGCCCCCGATATGGGGATGTATGATAAACTCATTAGAAGATTTGGAGCCGTTCATTCTGGTTGGGATTTGGTGACACGCTGGATGGGAATTGACGTGATCTACCATATCAAATCAGGAGAGAATGATGGCTCTTTGGAGGTCCCCGGAGCCCGCTACACGGTCCATGCGGTGTTTAACGCTAGCCAGCCTCATGGAGATAGGTACGCAACAATTTCTGAATGGATGGGCGATAAATTCGGTGTTCCATATGTACCACATATAGTCCAACTGCCCGAACCTATTTACAACATTCGTAAAGAAAATGAGATACCCAGTAATGCAGTAGTATTTGGTAGGCATGGTGGCGCAGATACGTTTGACATTTCTTGGGCATGGGAAGCCGTTAAGGAATTTTCGGAACAGCATGATAATGTGTATTTTTTGTTTTTAAATACGAATCCACCAAATATAGAATTCAATGAGCGAGTAATTTTTATCTCTCCTACAGTAGATGATTGGTGGAAATCATCCTTCATTCATGCGTGCGATGCAATGCTCCATGCAAGAAGTAGAGGAGAAACATTTGGAATAGCAGTAGGAGAATTTGCTATTAATGGAAAACTCGTATTAACATACGGAGCAAGCCCCGAACGTGCGCATATAGAGCAACTAGCAGGATCACAAACTTGGCTTTATTTTAATAAACAAGACCTTTTACGGGGCATGGATGCTGTGAGAGACAGGCCGGGATTTCCGTGGAAGAGTGGAAGTAATTATACAGAGTTTACTCCCCATAACGTTATGGCAAAATTTAAGGAGGTCTTCCTTGACTAAGCCGGAAATGGTTCATGTAGCCTTTAGATCAAAAGAAACAGGAAGATACCTTTTCCATGTAAAGTGGACTAAAGAGGAATGGGCCAAGATAGAGCGGGCTGCTGAATACTCAGGACAAACTGTAGAAGATTTTATTATAGAGGCATTAAAATATGCGGCAAATAAATCTCAGGAATAAGCCTTTTTATATCCATGACGATGAAGATTTATCTAACGCTATAGCGAGGAATGGCGATTACTGGGAAGCAGATATCCTAGATTACTTGGCATATTATTTTCCTAAGCATGAAGTTATCCTCGACGTAGGAGCAAATATCGGTAATCACGCAGTGTATTTTGCAAGATTCCTCGATTACTTTCGTATCTACTGCTTCGAACCCGATCCGTTAAACTTCCATGTTTTAGGGGAAAACATAGAAAGTCTCCTGTCAATGGATTTTGAACGAAAGGTAAGACTTCATAATAACGCTATTAGTGATGTAAAACCGTTTACGCTTATGCACCTAGCACTTAATAGAAGTAATTGGGGTGCCCATGAAATACAGCAACAGGGAATTACCGTAGAAGCTCTTCCCCTAGATTTTTTTGCGTTTCCCTTACCAGTTACACTGATGAAAATTGATGTTGAATGGCACGAACCAGAAGTTCTAAGAAGTGCAGAGAACCTGATAAAGAAAGATAAGCCCCTAATCCTTATTGAAGATGCAAATAATGAGTATGGAGCCCTTCTTCCAGAATATGAGTTAATTCAAGCATGGGATCATCATAAAACCTATTTATATAAATGGAGAGAGTAATATGCTCTATTTTATAGCAGCAGTTTATAATGAAGAGTCAGAGATAGTTGATTTAATAAGCCACGTTAAGCCCCTAGTTTCTGGATTTCGTATCGTAGATGATGAGAGTACCGATAAGACAAAGGAGATTCTTGGTTCTTTCCAGAATGCAGAGTTTCAGTATAAATCCATAAAGCATACAGGACTTCCAGAGACAGTAAAACATGAGGCGAAGGAGATGGTTCCTGACGGTGCTTGGTGTCTCATGCTTGACGCAGATGAAAGACTCAGCGATGCAGCGATGCTCGGGATAATGGAATTCTTTGGGCCATATGGGGAAGAAAAGGATTGGGATTATGTATATTTCAATCAGCAGGAAATAATCGACGGACAGCATGTAAGAACCTTTCAGAAGTGTAAACTCTTCCGTAAAGAATCCGTTAAATTTCCTCTGAATAATATTCATGCAGACGATCAGTTCGAAGGGCGAGGAACCTATAAGGATCATTGGGTCATCTATCATCGAAAGACCACATATAAGCAAGTTACGAGGGAAACGGAGTATCTGCAAACCTACAAGAAACTCCTAGAAGATGGGAGCATCGATGAGGGACGTTATAACTGGTTAGTTGGGCTACATCACTACGTAAGGCCGCATGGTTGAACCTAGAGAGAGCAATGAGGTAAAATGGTCGCATGAAGGTACTTGACAAAGGGTTCGTTGATCTTAAGGATTTTATGGGAGGGGATCAGAGAGTCGTTGAAGCAGCGAGAGTCTCTTTTGATCTTGCTACTTTAGAGATGGGCGCAAGAGAAGAGAAGTTAATCAACTACATGATGAAGCATCGTCATGGTAGTCCATTTGAACATACGTATTTTACGTTTCACGTCAAGGCTCCCCTATTCGTAGTACGGGAATGGCAGCGCCATCGAATTGGCTCCTATAACGAGATGAGCGGACGATACGTAGAGTTTGAGCCAGAGTTTTATTACCCTGCTCGCTGGCGTGTTCCTGCTGATAGTAATAAACAGGGAAGCGTCTTTCCTGACGTAGATCATGACCGGATTATTTGGGATAATACAAACGATACTGATTATGAAGAAGCAATGATAATGGCTTGGGGACAGTATCAACTTCTACTGGAAGCCGGTGTAGCCAAAGAGATGGCTCGTATGGTTCTCCCGCTTAGTTTATATACCCAATTTTACTGGACTGTCAATGCAAGGTCACTGATGAATTTTATGAATCTTCGTCTTGGAGCCGATGCTCAATGGGAAATCAGGCAATATGCCGTAGAGTTGAAAGAATTCTTCAAGGAGAAGATGCCAATTACACATGAGGCTTGGATTAATAATGGATACCTTGCCCCCTAGAATTAGCCCCGTATAGTCAACTGGTTAGACGGCTTCGTTTACACCGAAGAGGTTGAGTGTTCGAATCACTTCGGGGCTACCAACACTTAGGAGATTTGATATATAGATGGGATCGAGGATAAGGAAATTTTTTAAAGCGCCCAAAAGACTTCGCATTAAAGGGTTAAAAAGAAGGAAGATCGAAGCAAAGATAGTTTCAATAGAGAGCCCCGAGCCCTTGATAGGTTATAAGAAAGCAAACGCAGAATACCCAGATATCTATTACGATCCTCGCACATTGAAGTATTAGTTAATTTGCGGCCCCGGAGCCATCCGGTTGGAGGCGTCTGTCTTATAAACAGAATAGCATGGTTCGACTCCATGCGGGGCTACCACTCTCTATACCGCCCCTGTAATTCAACGGCAGAATAGCGGTTTTGTAAACCGCCCATATCGGTTCAAGTCCGGTCGGGGGCTCCAATAATTTTAGGGGAAACTAAGCCCATTAGGGCTTATTTTTTTGGGTTCGAAAGGTAATACAATGCCTACAGGGACAAGGAAAAGGATTTGACATGACCATATAAAAGGAGGTATAATTATGCCAGCAACATTCTCATGGGTACAGTATGTCGGAAGTAACGCGGCAGTAACCGCTTGGAACGCTTCTACAACAATGGGAACATCGTCTTCAAACTCAATGAGTTGGGATTTCGAAACAGCAGATAACACAGGTACAGTAACATATACAGCCAACCCTGTTAGCGCAGGAAGTGGCTCTTGGCCGGTATGGATCAAGGGTTATTGGACAAACGGTGTTGCATTCACAGTCTCTAACCTAAAGTTTTGGCAGTTCACACCAGCCGCATCTTCTGCGAATACTGCATCATTTACAATCTACGGGCAGACACAGAATAGTTACAGCGTAGCAAGTCTTGCGGGAACAAACACCCACACTAACTTCGCTTCTAACCTTTCTGTAGCAACAAATGCCGCAAACAGTACCGCATCTCCTGCGGGCGCTATCGTTGGTCTAGGATCATTCGCATCAGGCGCAGCAGGATCAGGTGTCAATGGTACAGGTGCATCAGGTTCTAACACACCGGGTGGATGGCTTGCACTACAGTTAAGTGCAGCAGCCGCAGCACCGGCAGGAACAACAGGGTACTTTGGATTTACACTCCAGTACGACGAGCAGTAATTTAGATAACTAAAAAGGAGTAGGTATGGGTAAAGTTTATGGAGTTAACGTAGTTGTCGGAATTCCTTCCTTTGGGATGGTGTCCACATATTTCTTACAAGCACGGGCAGCAATGCAGTTTCCCCTTGTTTCCTCGGCTATTGATAAGGTTGTCTTAAAGAAGCCAATCGCAGAAGCTCGAAACGAGATTGTGGAATATGCATTCGCTATGAATGCTAATTATATATTTTGGTTAGACGACGACGTTATTGCCCCTCCAAATTCATTTTTGAAGTTACTTCGGCATAACAAAGATATTATCAATGGAGTGTACTGGAGTAAGTCCAATCCGCCCATGCCTCTCCTATTTAGGAACCATCTTGAAGGTCCCTATATGAATTGGCATGTAGGGGATTTAATTGAGATTGATGCCGCAGGAAGTGGTTTGACTCTCGTTAAGATGGACGTTTATAAGACTATCTCTGAAAAGATTGGTGGGCCTTGGTATTCAACTGACTACTTGAGTTTCCCCGGCCAGTCTTTGGGAGCAGCATTTTCACCGCCAAACAATACAGAAGATTTGTATTTCTACTGGAAGGCAAAGAAAGCCGGATTTAAGATTTGGGCAGACACGGACGTTCAGGCATTCCATTTCGATAAGGGAAATAGTGTGCTATATGCAATGCCTCCTAACGCCCCACAATCAAGACCCGCTTGGGAAATTCCATCAAAGGGTGATAAGTTAATTGCAGACATTGGTGTAGGAACACAAGCCTCACCGTGGCCTGACGGAGAAGTTGTTACCTTTGATATCAGGGAAGAAGTAAAGCCTGACGTTATTTGCGACGTTCGCTATCTTCCAGTCCCTGATCAGACATTCGATATCGTATTCTCTTCACATACACTTGAGCATTTCCCGTGGCCCTCTGTTGATCGGGTTCTAAAGGAATGGAGCCGAATCATCAAGGTCGGTGGGGAATTACGTCTGGTTGTTCCAAACTTACGTTGGAGTGCTAGACATATCCTAGACGATACGATGGTGCCAGAAGATTATTGGGTACTCTATGGAGAACAGGATTATCCAAAGAATCATCACTCAGTAGGATTTACTCCAAACACATTAGGTGCGTTGATCCGATCTATTGGAGTCTTTGATGAAAATAGTATCGAGATACGCGAGGGAGATATCAATGGTCCTCCAGCACCAGAATCGTGGAATCTAATTGCAAGAGCAGTTAAGATAAAGCACCCGATGCTCGATAACATTGCTCCTGATGATCTGGAGGCTCCACCCCCGGATAGTAATCTATGGTGGCCGATGCGAGTATATGAAGAGTCAACAGAGAAGCCTGTAGAGGAAACTGTTGATGAAGCCTCAAAGGGTACACCAACAAAGGCGGGCAAGAAGAAGAGAGAAGAAGCCCTTGAAGTTATTAGAAAAGTAGAGAAGGAGAAGGCTGATGGGTTGGAAGGCGATTTATCGTACTGGGTCGATAGTAAGTGAGAATACGCATGGCCGTCCTGTACAGGATGGTGAAGACGGATTACTCGCACTCATTGCCCAAGAAGACTTTGGACACAGCGTTGTCGTTGATCTAATAGAGGGAATCATTCATATCGATCCAGAAGATTTTGGAGTCGATAACGAATTACCATACGTTGTTAATCCTAAAGTTTCTCTCCTTATTTGTGACGAAACAAACATTGTCGGGCTATTGAAACACTACAGTTTTGAATTAGTAGATTGGCGCGATGAAGATGGTCGTTTGTTACTTACTGCTGACGGAAGATATGCAAAGGTAAGAAACGATACTCTTACTCCGCTAACTTGGCGTCCGATCTGGTTTACAAGAATGACCAACGGGACACCGACAAAGATTATCGGGGCACAGACAACAACTCCCACAGAATTCGGGAGCAAGAATGTTAAGAAAATGATCAGTCTATTCATAGACGGACAGATAGGAATTGATTAATTAAACAACTCTTAGGATAATACAATATTCTAACTCTAATACAATAGGGAAGTGGTCAGCGTGATACTAAGAAGAACCGGAACACTGCTAGAAATAGTGGCGTTCCGGTTCTTTTTTGCTTTTCACCGCCAAAAGGTGGTGAGATAGATGGCACAGTTTGCTAGACCTATCAGCGACGTTACAATTAATACATGGTGGACAAGCCCTTTATATTCAAAAGTAAATGATTCGTCTGATTCAACCTATATAAATGGTCCGCTTGGATCAACGCTTGCGTGTGAGTTACAATTAGGAAGTGTTACTGATCCAGCATCTAATACGAATCACGTATTAACTGTACGTGCAATAGTACAAGATGGTTCGGCAGCAGGAGAAAAATTAACGTTCTATTTATATGAAGGTGCAACATTAAGAGCAACTTCTGCCGCAGAAACGATTAGCCGTACAACCGCTACTGATTATACATATACGCTTACATCAACTGAAGCAGATTCCATCACAAACTATAGTGATCTTCGTGTTAGAATGGCTCAGACTACGATTGGTGGAATAGAAACTATCCGCGTTTATGAAGTTTATCTATCCGTGCCTGATGCTCCTGTTACAACCTATCGAAGTTATTCTCAATCTCAAGCACAGATAAAAGGTATTGTTCCTTCCTACGCTCAAGCACAAACACAAATTAAAGTTACTGCTAGGGCTTATGCACTGGCAATGGCATTAATTTTTACTACTCCACAATATTCTGAAGTATTTGATACATTCACTCGTACTGTATCTCCCGGCTTAGGAACATCTGATAATGCTGGGGATTGGAAGGTTTCATCTTCTGCTGCTGGCTGGTCAGTAACGTCTGGAGAAGCAAGAGTAGATTTAATTAACCAAGATGAAATGTTTATACATTTAACAAATATGGTTGCACCGGCTAAGTGGAGAGTATCGTTTGAATATGGATTGCTTACCGAACTTTCTGATGTTGGAATTAATATATTTGTTTATGACGGCGGTAGGTCTACTCTTGATACAACAGTATATGGTGCAAAAACTGCTGGAATTATTATACAATCAAATAAAACAATTCAATTTGCTGCTGGATATGGAAGTGCCGCTAATACTTGGAGTTCTGGAGCAACTTACGGTAATTTAGGCGATGTTTGGGTTTATGACGCTTATGTTTTTTGGAATACAAGTACAGGAAAAGTACAAGCCGATTCTCGCACATGGAACAAAGCAGCACCAGAAACGGTATATTCTTATAGTGCTATTCATACTCCTATTCCTACAACAGATTCACCACCCGGACATACAATCCTTCGTGTTCTTGGTGCCGGAATTTCTACTAACACTGTTGTAAAAATTGATAACTTCAAAGTTACTAGATGGACAGCAGAGCCCGTTGCGCAAGCCCAAGCAACTATTTTTGCACCCATGCAGTCCTACGCTCAGGCTTCATCCTCAGTTAAAGCAAGTTCCTTTGTACATTCTATGGTACAAGGTTTAGTTAAACAAACCTATTTCCAAGTAGCACAAGCACAAGCAAGAATAAAAATAATTATTCAATCTTATGCTCAGTCTCAAGGTACGATTAAGGCAGCAATGCAAGCGTATGCTCAGGCTAATGCTCTTATCTTAAATGGGATACAGAGTCCAGCACAAGCACAAACATACATCATAATCAGTAATACTAATAATTACGCTCAAGCAAATGCTTTAATCGATTCCAATATAAAGCAACAATTTGCGCAAGCAGCAGCATGGATTGTTCCGACAAGGGCTCATGCACTTGCGATGGCCCAGATACTTCCTGTCTATGGAACACTACTTGATACGTTTACCAGAACTGTTTCTTCCGGTAGTGGATGGGGAACAGCAGAAAACGGAGATACTTGGCTTAGTTTAAATGGTAATACTGGAGTTGGAGTCAATGGGAACCAAAGTTACGTAGGTCCCAGTACTAGTAACTCTAAAGTTTTTATGACAAAACAAACTGGTCCTTCTGTATACTACCCAGATTGGGAAGTATCTTTAAAATTTAGTTTAGATGTACTTCCTTCATCTACTATATCAGTAGGAGTTTTCTTAAATAAAAATACTGCTCAAGAAACAGGAAGTAGTAATTATATACATCCAGCTATAGATGTAAGTTCTACAGGTACTATAACACTTAGAGTATGGAAATATGGTTCTACTACACCAAATACTAACTATGGCACATATGTTGCTGGAGATACATGGATTTTAAAGGCAAGAAAAACAGGATTAAGCATAAGAATAAAGGCTTGGAAAGATGGAGATGCAGAGCCTGATTGGGCAGCATCTGGTGCAACACTTTCAGAAAGTCAAGCGAGCATATTTAACTGGGTAGGTTGCTATATTAATAGTAGCACAACAACAAGTATTACTGCCTCTATCGATGATTTTACTTTCTATCCAGTAGGTAATCAGGTTGCTCAAACAACTGCTTTAATCGAATCTAAGATTAAACTCACTTATGCTCAAGCAGAAGCATATCTTAAGGCTCCGATGGAAAGGTCAGCACTGGTTGCGGCATGTATTGCTGGAGAGCGATTCCACTTAACAGATTACTTCAATAGAACCGTTACCGATGGTTGGGGCGCAAATGACAGTGGCGATGTATATACATTAGAAGCCGGTACGCTATCAAATTTTGATGTAAATGGAACAAGCGGAACGATTAATTTAATAACAAGTGGAGAACAACTTATAATAGTACCTAAAACATCTGTTCATGAACATGGGTACGAGGTAAGAGGAATAATCTCCTTAGATAAAATACCTGCTACTGATAGCATAATCGTACACGTTATGGGCGGTTACTCTACAAAAGATCCTTCTATTACTACCAAGTCGTTTGGAGCCCAGATTACCTTTAGTACTAGCAGTACTTTTACTATGGTGGCCTCAAGAATAGGAAGTGGTAATAGTAGCGGAACAAATTCCATTCCATATGCAGCAGGAGAGTCTTGGAACTTTAGAATACAGGCAATTACTCGTCCTCCAACATCTCCTACAAGTATGTATACTTTAAACAGAAGAAAACTGTGGAAAGTTGGCACAGAAGAACCTCTTTGGTCTACGGCAGCAACAACTGAAACTACTGTTTCTACTCCATATACAGTTACTCCGGGGCCAGTTCTGATAAGAGCGTATGCTAGTAGTAGCGTATCTAATCTCCCTATCTTAGTAACTTTAGATGATCTGGAATTTAAAAATGGAATTGCTATCGATTGGTTAAGACATGCTCAAGCACGGGCTAAAATTGTTTATAAGGGAGCATCTTCGGCTCAAGCACAGACAAGTATCAAGCAAACCTATCCGTCATTTAATCCTTGGGGAAATCCTTCTACAATCGCACAAGATTCCTTTACAGAAGAAGGAACAGGACTAGTTGATCTTAGCACCCATACCGCAGAGATAGGTGGTACATGGACTGCTACCAGCGACTGGAGATTAGATAGGGATTTAGATCGGATAGATAGCATAGAAACTTTTGGGACATATTATGCTACATTGGCTGATGTAAATACTATTGGTAATGGTTATATACAAGCACATTTATCAGGAACAACTCCGTATATTGGTCTACGTTTAAATATAGTTCCTAGTCCTAATTATGATTACTCTGTTAGATTAAGTGGAAGTACTGTATCATTATATAGACACGGTTCTGTACTAGCATCTACTGTTGCTGGATCAGGAAGTTACATATGCTTTGAAGTTATAGGACAATCTCCAACACGCCTAAGAGTTTTTAGATCAGATACTTCAGATTTTTCCGGTAAAGTTCCTATTATTGAAACAACAGATAATACCGCCACCCACCAAAGAGTCTCTGGTTATTGGGGACTTACAGCCATAACTAGTCCTGCGTACCATGATGATCTTCTTGCAGTACAATATGCAGGAGAGGTTGTAGGTTCTCCATTCGCGCAAGCACAAGCAGAGATAGTTTCTTCTGTTGCTAACTATAAAGTATCTGCACAAGCACAGGCACAGATTAAAGGCACTGTCTATAATCACGCACAAGCACAAACACAGATCAAGACAACCTATCAAGTTTGGGCGCAATCTAATGCACGGATAAAGCAAACGTATCAAGTCTACTCACAGGCTAATGCTGCAATCACTAAGACCAGTCAAGCCTATGCACAAGCGCAGACAAGAGTTAAGGCAACCTATCCGGCATTTGCTCAATCTGCTGCTACTATTAAAGCAACAAGTAGAGCGTATGCACAAGCATCTGTCTGGATTAAACAGACTTACCCATTTGGTGGCAGTACAGTCGTTGCCCAAGAGTCCTATGCCGGTTCTCCTGCTACCAATATTGATGGCTCTAGCCTCGATATTGGGGGGACTTGGGATGTTACTACTTTAATCGGAACTGGAGGCTACACTTTTACATATGTGGGCGATGGGACTGGCAGACACGGTGTTCAACTGCCAAGTGGTTCTAGACTTCTTTCCGCTCAAGCATCAGGGGTTTCATTTGGTGATGGCGATGTTTATCTGACTTCTGATAAAGACTCGTATGATGAAGAAGATGGCTCAGTTGTTTATGGCTCAGTATATTCTGGCATTCTTCTTCGCAAGGGTTCCGGGGCTGATGCATACAGAGTAACAGTTTCTGACAATGCGGTTATATTGTATAGGATAACTGCCGGTGTCGCTTCTATAGTAGCCAGTGTTACATATACAGCGTACACGGCATCATATAATGCTAGATATAGGGTTAATGTTTCAGGCTATTCGCCCACTACTTTTAAAATCCGTGCATGGACGCTTGATCAGCCAGAACCTAGTACATGGGATATCGAAACTACCGATAATACGTCTGCCAACCAGATTCAATCTGGCGGGGTCGGTACGGCTACGTACTCTATCCGTAGTTCCATTAGTTCTAGCGCAGCCATTTTTGATGACTTTCTAGCCACAACTGGTAGTGTAGTAGGTCCAACATTTGCACAAGCCCAAGCAGCGATAAAGGCTATAACGCTAAATTATAGCCAAGCACAAGCACACATACGAATAACATCTAATTTATTGGCGCAATCACAAGCAACCATCTTAGCAGCGGTTGTAACAACGTATGCCAGTGCCCAAGCATTAGCCTTGGTATATATTCCGGTATATCAGCGACCAGTCCTTGATATCACCACAAATAACTGGGTAAGGGTGGTGATATAAGATGGCTATTTTAACTAAGGCTGCTAACTCCTACACAGATGTTGTTGATACATGGTCTAGCCAAACAAATGCCTATAGCACTACGAGTGATGATCAGTACGCTTCAATCACGCTGTCGAGTCGAAATGGTACTGCTGAAATAAGATATGGATTCCCATCTTACGCTACTTCTGATATTCCTGACGGTTCTACTATTAATTCTGTCAAAGTTAGTGCAGAAGTTGGTCTTAATCAGAGTATTGGATCAATTATCCAGATTACCATAGAAAATCCGTCTGGAACCGACGTTGGCACGCCGGTTGATACGAGCAGTACGACCGACGTGCTGATCGAATGCACCGCGACGACGACGCCGACGCTCCAGAATCTGCGGGATCAAACAGTATTTGCTCACTTTTTATATGATAGAGCAAATAGTGCTACCTCAGAAACAGCACGTATAGATTACGTTTCAATTACAGTAGATTATACTGCTCCTGTTGTAAATAGTCTTGCACAAGCCCAAGCAACTATTTCTACTACAAATAGAGTATTTGCGCAAGCAACTGCAAAAATTCTTCCTACTCCTGTTTATTCATCTGTTTACGATACATTTACAAGAAGTGTTACAGACGGGCTAGGTACAAGTGACAACGCTGGTGCTTGGACTGTTATAGATCAGCCTACTTACTTTGATGTAGATGGCTCCCAGTTAGTCGTCACTAACTCAGGTACTGCTCCTAGAGCATCCCTTGGAAAACTTGTGGCACCCGATTTTTGGATGGTTAAATTCAAGTTTAAGTTTGAGAGTACATCTGCTGACAGTTATGTAATAGTACGAGATGGAACGGATGCCTCTGTAACTTCTCTATCTGCTGGTAATGGTTTTGGAGGAACATTCCAAGTAGCCGATGGAAATATCCTCGGTGTTGTAATGGTCAATACTACATGGGGCGGGGCAAATGGCGGTGTTGCAGAAATATTAAATTACCAAGCAGGAACTTGGATATGGCTTAGAGGCTGGATGAAACATGCGGATAATGGAACATATCAAACAGGTTATGTTAGGATTTGGAAAGACGGCGATCCAGAGCCCGCTACGTATGTAACTATAACTAATGAGTCTTCCTTTGTTTCATATCCAATCGGCCATGTGGCAACTGCTTTTAATGCCTATGCTGGACAAACTACTACAGTAGATGATTTTCAATTATCTCAGGCATATTTTGAACAAACAGGTCAAGCCCAAGCACAGATTATTGGTGTTGGAAAATCTTTTGCCCAAAGCCAAGCGCAGATTTCTAGTAGTTCCACAACTCCAGCAAGTATCTACTATTCTGAGGGTCTTGGATTCAGTGTTCTAGGTACGACATGGACAGATGCCGCAGAGATTGCATCGACAAATATGGTCGCCAATAAGACATATCTAATTCTTGTTGGGGGCTTCATAGAAAATGACTCTGCTTCTTCTCAGGCTGAAGTACGGGTAGGATATGGTACTACACCAACAATCTTTACAGATGGTACAGGGTCTATTGACGAATCTATTCTTACAACATCTAAAACCCCATTCGGTTTCATGTTTACCCACACACAGGGTGGAACAGCAGAACGCTATGTAGTACAGGTACGAAATTCAAGTGCTTCCCAAACTACAGCGGGAGATGCGTGGATCGTAGCCATCAGGCTTACTGATGAGTTAACTGAGAATACAGACTACTATACCAATAGTGTTACAGCAGATTACACTACAACAGCATCTTATGCTAGCCAAGCCTCTGTGACGTTTACTCCAGATGGTACTGATCCTTGGCTGATATTAGGCCATGCAACACGGTTATCCCCAGTTACAGACGGAACCTCCAGCGTCAAGTTACGAATTAATGATTCTGTAGCAAATGCTCTGGTAGAAACCACCGAAGATGGTGGGGATATTGTTAATGATATCCGTCCGCTAGTAATGGCGGCAGTATATGTACCGTCTAATGCATCTCACACAGTAACCATAGATGCTGCACATACAGGAACAACTGCTGGTACTGTTTTCAACTCAAGCATATTTGCACTAAATTTATCTAAGTTTAGTACAGTAGCGTATGAGAGAACAGCAGGAGATGTTACTCCTGCAACCGATCCATCATGGACGACCGTTGCAACGGTTTCCCCAACCCCATCCACAACTGGGGATTGGCTTGTTCTTGGATATCTAACCACAGCATTTGTTACAGTAACTTCCACAAGATTACTCAAAACAAGACTACAGATCAACCCATCTGGTGGTGGGCTGGCATCTGATCCTGCTTATGGCGATGATGCTCCCGGTATGTCTAACTGGGATGTTAATGATCTACAACCTGTACTATTTTTTAACAAAGTTTCCCTAACTTCGGGGGCAGCAAGAACAATTAATCTTGATGCTTCTGTTGTATCTCCGCCGGGTACATATTCGGTGCGAGAGCGTTCCCTCGTCGCTGTACCTCTATTATACGGTGGTGGGGGTGCTACTACAACTAGAGTCTTCGCTCAGGCTCAGACACAAATCAAACAAGTGTATAGTGTCTTTTCACAGGTACAATCACAGATTAAACAAACCTACCCAAGAGGTTTAGCAATTGTACGAGAAACCTTTTCTACAGGAGGCGGGGTTCCAACAGGGGCAGGACCATATACACATACGGTTACATATCCTACAGGAATATCTATAGATGATTATCTAGTACTAACTATTGGATTTAACGGTGGTCCGGGTACTGTCTCTCTTGCCTCAGATGGTTGGACACTTATTGGATCGGCTGTAGGACAAACCAACCCAGATACATATCTTTACGGTAGAAAAGCCACTAGTACTTGGTCGGGAAATTTCACTTATACTACAAGTAACTCATTATATACTGGCTACGTTTTAGCTAGATATAGTGGAGTTGATACAACAAATCCGCTTGATGTTACGGCTGTTGGTACTGATGGTGCTGCGGCTCTAACATTTACCTTAACAGGTATTTCCACAGTTACCGATAATGCAATGGTAATTGTTGGTGTTGCTTGTAACTCTTCAACAGCAGCCCGTCTTGCTATAGATGCTGATGAGCCTGTTACAGAGTTTGCAGAGGTATTTGAATCTTCTGCAATTAAGGATACACTGGCAGCAGATGGGATTAAAGCAACTGCTGGTACTACTGATACAATTACTGGTACAATAGCCCAGTCTCTTGCGTGGTCTGGTGTTGTTGGAGCATTACGTCCAGCATCTGGCGGAACAGTCATTGGACCGACGTTTGCACAAGCACAAGCCTCTATTGCAAAAACTTCCCTTGTCTACTCACAAACTCAAGCATCTATTATAAAGACATATCAAGCATACGCTCAAGCACAGTCAACAATTAAAGCAACATATGTGGTATTTGCGCAAGCACAAACTACTATTAAACAAGCGTATCAAGTTTATGCACAGGCACAGACTTGGATTGAAGCGATTTATCAAGGCTATGGTCAATCACAAACTTCAATCAAGACTACATATAGATCATACGCGCAAGCACAGGCACAGATTAAGGCAACCTATCAAAGTTATGCTCAGGCACAGGCTGAACTAATTTCCGGGGCAACAGAAAGAAATTCCTTTGCTCAATCTCTTGCTCTCATAGGAGTAACAACTGATCTATATAGCGCTATCGATGAAGCCATTCTCGATAACACAGATTACATTGTCAGCGATGGTACGACTAACTATGTCGAAGTAAAACTTGAAGACCTTGGAACTCCTGCTTGGAAAAAAGATCACTTCCTAGTTGTAACTGCTTGTCGTTTTGGAGCAAGCGGTTCCATTAGTCCGAGGTTATATCAAGGTATTAATTTTATAACTAATACATCTATATCAAATTCAAGCTGGGAAACTGTAAAATTAGCACTCTCTCAGTCTGAAATGAACGCTATTACAGACTATAGTGATCTTAGAATACGCTTCTATCCAGATAGTGGTGCTAAATTTATTGTATCTCAAGCCTATCTACAGCGTCCACCGGCAGGAGCCGCTGCTTATAAGGTATCTGCACAGGCTAATGCACAGATCATCGGTATCCCACGACAATGGGCACAAGCACAAGCCGATATCAAGCAAACGTACTATGTATTTGCACAAGCAAATGCTTATATCAAAGTCACTGATATCGAAGCCTACGCGCAAGCACAGGCAACTATTCGGGCTACCTATACTCAATATGCACAGAGCCAAGCACGTATCAAGAAAACGTATCAGGTATTTGCACAAGCAGGGGCAAAGATTTCTACAACCCGTGTTCATGCTCAGGCAGCAACTTGGATTGAGCAAACATACAATAGTTGGGCTCAGGCAAATGCGTATATCAAGATGCCAGAGGTCGAAGGTTTCGCTCAGGCTCAGGCACGAATTAAGCAGACATATCAAGCATGGGCGCAAGGAAATGCTTGGATTGAGGTAACGACAAATAATTGGGCACAGGCTAATGCTCAGATCAAGCAAGCCTATCAGGTATGGGCTCAGGCTCAGGCGAAGATCGCTACGACCCGTGTACACGCTCAGGGAGCGGCGTGGGTCGAGCAGACCTATCTGGTATGGTCACAAGCAAATGCATACATCAAGTCAACAGAAATTGAAGTATTTGCACAGGCACAGGCACAAATAAAAACAACGTATCAGGTGTGGGCGCAATCACAAGCAGATATCAAACAAACCTATCAAGCATATAGCCAAGCGCAAGCAAATATCAAGACACTGAATAGTGTTTATGCGCAAGCACAAACATGGATCGAAAATACCTATCAAGCCTATGCGAATGCGCAGTCTACGATTAAGCAGACATACCAAGTATATGCACAGGCTCAGGCTGAAATCGTTATCAGTCTTGTAACTCGATATGTGTTCGCACAAGCGCAAGCGCAGATCAAAACAACGTATGATGCATATGCACAAGGCGCAGCATTAGTTCAAGGAATGTATCTGCAATATGCTCAGGCTGAAGCATGGATTGAGCAGACGTACAATCTATTCGCACAAGCACAGTCTGATATCAAGCAGACTTACAACAGTTTCGCACAGACTGGTGCTTGGATTGAGGCAACTGTTAATCAGTTTGCACAGTCAGGTGCTTTGATTAAAACGACTTATCAAGGCTATGCGCAAGCGCAGACTTGGATAGAGAATGCATACTCTGTATTTGCTCAGGCGCAAGCACAGATCAAGCAAACATATTATGTTGTGTCCCAAGCACAGGCTCACGTTAAAGCAACGTACCAAGCATACGCACAAGCACAGGCTGCTATTGAACAGACCTATAATGTTTGGGCTCAGTCTGGTGCATGGATCGAGCAAACATATCAGGCATATTCGCAAGCAGAAGCAAAGATTATCCAGACATATCAAGCCTATGCTCAGGCTCAAGCGAAGATTGCCACGACTCGTGTTCATGCACAAGCGCAATCAACTGTTAAAGCAACAACCTACACATTCGCACAATCTGGTGCCTATATTAGTGGTCAGGTTGTTTGGTCTGCTCAGGCTCAGGCAACGATAGCCGCTACATCAGCACAATTTGCCCAGAGCCAAGCATGGATTGAAACTACTATAAATCAATTCGCTCAGGCTCAGGCATGGATTGAGAATACCTATCAGGCTTATGCTCAGGCTGCTGCGAATATTGAAGCAACTTACAACGGATTTGCACAAACATCTGTTTGGATCGAGAACACCTATCAGGGATATGCGAATGCACAAGCATTCATTCTTCTTTCTGGATTGAATGGTTATGCCCAAGCACAGGCCCTAACCCTTCAAACTTATCAGGGATATGCGCAAGCAAATGCTTACGTTATCGTAAGGGATATTGAAGCCTATGCTCAGAGCATGGCTGCAATAAAGGCAACCTATTATAACTGGGCACAAGCACAGGCATATATCAAGGTAACTGATAATGAGGCATACGCTCAGGCGCAAGCCCTTATCAAGCAGACCTACTCACAATTTGCTCAGGCAGAAGCATACATAAAGACAACGGATATCGAAGCCTACGCACAGGCGGGGGCTTTAATAAAGACAACCTATGTTGTTTATGCACAAGCAGAAGCATACATCTTTACGACAAATACCGTACAGTCACAGGCACAGGCACAGATTTATACACCACAACACGTTCATCCTGTTGCCGATATAAGCAATGATGGATGGAGAGGGGTGGTGATCTAAATGCCTATTTTAACTAAAGCCGCTAGTTCTTATACAGATGTTGTTGGTACATGGACTGGACAAACGAACGCTTATGGTACGACTAGTGATGATCAGTACGCTACACATACCCAAGCCGCCAGAAACGGTACTGCTGAAATACGATTTGGGTTCCCATCATATACTACTTCTGATATTCCTGACGGTGCTACGATCAACTCTGTAAAGGTAAGCGCAGAGGTTGGATTGAGCGCAAGCATCGGAAGCATCATTGATATCACTATTGAAAATCCCTCTGGAACCGATGTTGGAGCAATTGGGGAATACTCTGGCAGCACAGCCGATCTAGTTATCGAATCTACGGCTACAACGATTCCAACGCTACAGAACCTTCGGGATCAAACAGTATTTGCACACTTCTTATATGACCGCGCAAACAGCCCTACCTCAGAAACAATTCGTATTGATTATGTATCAATTACAGTAGATTATACTGCTGGTTCTACTACAGTAAATGCATCAGCACAGTCACAAACTTATATTAAAATAACGCAGCAATCTTATGCTCAGTCCTTAGCATATGTCAAGCAAGTAGTTTATAATCCTGCACAAGCCCAAGCATTTACTATTTATCTAGTTAATAGTTTTGCGCAAGCACAAGCACAGATGATAGTAGGAGCGGTTACATATAATGTCTGGTCACAGGCAGACTCCTATATCAAAGTAACGGATATTGAAGCAGTTGCTCAAGCACAAGCGCAGATACGTCAACAATATTTGACATTCGCACAAGCAATGGCAAATGTCAAAAATACTTACCATGCTTACGCTCAGGTAAGCACTTGGCTCAAAGTTACTGATAACGTAACGTTCGCGCAAGCGCAAGCAACTGTCAAAGAAGAAGTAAAGCGTTACGCTCAGGCACAGTCCCAGATCAAAGCAACGGTAAATAGTTGGGCGCAAGGTCAAGCATATATCGCAGGAATGGCGCAAGTATTCGCACAGGCAGAAGCACAGATTCTATCTACCCTTGCGACACGTGAGGCGTATGCTCAATCTCAAGCAGCAATAAGCGTTGGAATAGATATCTATCAGTATATCGATGAAACTAGCCCGTTAGATACCGACTACATACTGACAGATTATGCACCTAACCTGACAACATATATCACTGCTTTGGAGCAGATGAATGAGCCTGAATATAGACAGGATCATATTGTACGATATCGTGCCTATAAGTTGGGGCCAAATACAGGTTCTCTAACTGTTGAATTACTGCGGGCTGGAAATCTAATTGCAACTAGAACACAGGTACTAACAGATATTCCAACGACTTACGAGTATGCTCTTACACCGGCAGAGATTAATTCCATTCCAGATTATGCTGATATGCAAATTCTGTTCAATGGAAGTGCGGGCCAAGAAACAAGAGTCTATGTAACATTTGCAGAACTACAGGCTCCTGCTGGTAATGCAAAGATCAGAAGAGGCTTTGCACAAGCAGAAGCCGAAATTATCTTTGGCGCACATCGTTGGTCATTCGCTCAGGCACAGGCAGATATTAAACATACGTATCCTGTCTCTGCTCAAGCAGAAGCCCTGATCAAGAATACCTATCTAGTCTATGCTCAGGCAGAGGCTTGGATCGAAACAACAACAACAAATGTTGCTCAAGCACAAGGTTCTATCAAGACAACGTATGCGGCATTTGCTCAAGCGCAAGGTTCTATCAAAGCAATCTCGTTTGCATATGCTAATGCTCAAGGTCTAATTAAGCAAACGTATTTGCAAGTTGCACAGTCTCAAGCGAGCGTAAAGCAACAGTACCAGTCTTACGCACAGGCTAGTGCTACGTTACGTCAAACGTATCATGCATTTGCCAATAGCGCGGCTACTGTAAAGTCTACTGTACAAAATGTTGCCCAAGCACAAGCGTACATAAAGATTAGTGTACAAAATGTTGCACAAGCCCAAGCGCAGATAGAAGCAACATACTCACAATTTGCTCAGGCAAATGCGTACATTTACACAACAAACAGTGTGTTTGCACAAGCCGAAGCATATATTAGAAGTGGTACGAAGGTTTATGCACAAGCGCAAGCAGACATTAAGGTAACATACCAAGTATGGGCACAGGCTGCGACTTGGATTGCAGGAGCGTTTGTACAACCAGCACAGGCTCAAGCGAAGATCAATGCTTACGGTGTTCAGAGTTATGCTCAGGCACAAGGAATCATTAAGCAAGCATATCAGGCATTTGGACAAAGCAGCGTATGGGTTAAGAACACATACTACGCATATGCGCAGGGTCAAGCATATATAAAGATTGCAGAAACAGAAGCCTTTGCACAAGCACAGGCTACGATAAAGGCAATTTACTGGGCAACAGGACAAGCAAGTGCAGTTATTCGTACAGCGTATCAGGTATACGCAAACGCCCAAGTATCCATTAAAGTACAGGTTATTAGTGTAGCGCAATCAACTGCTTGGATTGAAACTACATATCAGGGATATGCACAGGCTTCTGCTCTATTGCAGACTGCCTATACAGTATATGCAAATGCTCAGGCATACATTACCAGTATAGGAATTACTGTATATGCTCAATCACAAGCCTTAATTATCAAGTCCTCACAGGTTGCTCAGGCACAAGCAGAAATCACGATTGTTAACTTCCTAAAGAGACTAGAGATAAATGATCTATCAAGAATATCTCTACTACTTTCAGATCAGGAAACGATCAATATAACTCTACAGGATTCAGGTATCACACTAGCCCTACAGGATTCTGGAATAGGATTATCACTAAATGATATGGAAACAATTAATGTTATGATGAAGGATATAAATTATTAGGCGGTGAGAATATGGCTAAACCCAATCGCTATGTACTGGGATCAAAACCTGAAATTGATCTTACATTTTATAACGAAAATGGACAAAGATTTACACCCTCAGAAATTAGATTAAGTATTAAAGAGCCAACGGGAACAATAATTACTTATTCAGGTGGAGATTTAACACAGGCTTCAGGGTATGTGTACACGCTTTATCGACCACCCCTAATAGGTTATTACGAGTATGAAGGTTGGGGCAAAGATGGGGCTGGAAGAGAAATTGCTTCTACAGCCGCATTTGAGGTATTCGACAGGGTTTATTAAACTAGGTTGCATCTCCTCTACCTCATCTGCTATAATGGCGGTAGCCAGAACGGACAAGGCTTAGGCCGGTAATTTGCTGGGTAATCTGTAGGGGTTTGATTACTTGGCAATGAATTCCGGGTGGGTAGCGAGTGGTTCTGGCTACTTTGGTCCCGTATCCCAATCGGCAGAGGACGCGGACTTAAAATCCGCCAAGTGTGGGTTCGAATCCCACCGGGACTACCAAGCCCTTGTAGCCCAATTGGCAGGAGGCAACTGACTCAAGATCAGTACAGTGGTGGTTCGAATCCACTCAAGGGCACCAAACCGTACATCGTTGTACGGTTTTATTCTTTTTAAGGTGGTGAAAAGTTGCATGGAGTATGCGATAAGTGAGATAATAGGCTCAGGTACAATAGATCAACCATATAGACCTGTAGTTGCAGATTATGGCTGTGATTATGTCGCTGTCGAAAAGGATGGAATCTTTTTCGTAAAGTTTGAAAACTGCATTGTTTCTGGTGTTCTGTTAGATGATCGCTTGACAACACTTAATAAGCCACTTACAGATACCATAAATGCCACAACAGCAAACGTGGTCAACAACAGGCTTGATAGTAAGTATGGTATCACGTCTGATCCTGTTGTTGCTGGAATGACTGTTCAACAGGCTCTTGAGGCTATCTTAGTAACGATAGATGACAGTGCTGATTTTAGCAAAATAAAGTTAGGTGGAAATAGTTAATATGGCATCGTAGCCCAATTGGCAGGAGGCGTGTGACTTAGGATCACAACAGTAAGAGTTCGAATCTCTTCGATGCTACCAGCCCCCGTAACTTAATGGATAAAGTCTCGGAGTTCTAACCCGAAAATGTAGGTTCGATTCCTACCGGGGGCACCAATCTTAAAATAAAGGAGGAAATTAAAATGGCAGAATTTATGCGGGACGGACAGCACGTATGGCCTTATTGCCCAGAATGTGGTTGCAGACTTAAGATTTCAACATTTAATGCATATGCAAGTGAATTTATTCTAAATCATTTTGGATTATCCCCGGATAGGGATGCAAGAGGGTGTGTCTGTTCTTTACGGTATCAGGTTCAAATAGTGCCTTTTCGAAAGGTTAAGGGATTTGTAGGTGCTTGATCCGCTACAGTTTAAACAGCCCATACGTTTGGATGTTGGAGCGGGTGGATTCTCCAGTGATCCAAGCTTTACATCCGTAGATAAGTATACGGAAGCAGATATCGTTGCAGATATGTGGGATATCCCACTTCCTAATGAAAGTGTAGATTGGATTTATTGCAATAATGCATTAGAGCATGTATCTAAATTTGATGTTGTGCCTACACTGAGAGAATGGTGGAGGTTGCTTAGGCCGGGAGGATTACTTCAGTTAATTGTTCCTGATCTTGAATGGACATTGAGGTTCTGGCTAGAGGTTCCAACAACTGGTTGGCCGATGGATATTATTTACGGGAATCAGAACCATGCGGGAGAGTTTCATCGGACAGGATTTACTCCGAAAATTTTATGGAATTACTTTGTTGAGGCAAATCCCGGTGGCTGGCACGTCAACGAAATGAAGTTGGAACATGGAGAATACGAAAAGAGAGAAAATAAGGAAGAGGAAAGCGTAACATATATCGATGCTTTTCAGAGATTGATTATTGTAAATGCATCTAAGGTATCAATTTAATCGGGGCGTGGCGCAGTTTGGTCAGCGCGACTGCTTTGGGAGCAGTAGGCCGGAGGTTCGAATCCTCTCGCCCCGACCATATTTTTGAGGTATGTGATATTGGTTCGAAGCATTATTGCCAACTATGCGGAATAGAAATAAACAGATATGATTTTCCCGCTAGAGGAAATGTTTGTTATGAATGTGAGATTGAGTATTCTTTCTCAATCTCTAAAAAAGGTAAACCTGTGGTTAAAAATAAAGATGTGTATAGAGCGGCGAGAGGAAGCGGCTATTTTCCTTTGACATTTAACTTTGTGTTAATGAGAGATGGAAAGTATATACAGTGTTCCTACTGTGGAATTTTTGTATACTATCGTAAAATTACTAGGGATCATATATATCCAAAATCTTTGGGGGGCTTGTTAAAGGCTCCCGCATGTGAAGGTTGTAATATTGCTAAAGAAAATAGGTTGCCTATAGAGTGGGCAGTTTACTCTGCTAGTAAGGGTTTAGATTTTGCAACCATTCCTATTGGTGCAGAGTACATGCAAACAGAGGTAGAAGAAAAGAGAGAATCCCTATACGTGGAAATTGCTCAACTTGTTGATAATCTTATTGATGAAATGGAGCAAGAATACGTAGCCTAATACTGGATTGGTGAAGAGGCTATCATGTCTGCCTTCCAAGCAGAAGTCAGGAGTTCGAATCTCCTATCCAGTACCAAAATAACTATAAAAGGGGGTGATTACCTTGGCACAGCACGTTGGAGTTTTTCCATCAAAAGAAAGAACAGCGACACATAGTAGCCCCGATATTAGAAATTACGGAAATGGCGTAGGGTTAGTAGCAGTCATTGATTGCACAAGTATTACAGATACACCATCAGTAACATTTACAATCGAGGGCAAGGACCCGTCATCAGGGAAATACTATACAATTTTAACGTCGGCTGCGGTTGCATCAGTTAGTACAGTAGTATTACGAGTACATCCTGATTTAACAGCGGCGGCAAACCTTGTGGCTAAGGACATGCTTCCAGCAGTTTGGCGAGTTACTGCTACGCATGGAGATACAGACGCTATTATCTACAGTGTAGGAGCATCAGTCATTTAAACTATTAGGAGAATAAAATGAGTAGCGGAGAATCCGATGCATTTACAGTATCAATAACATCAACATTAGAACCTACTAATTGGTACTACCCCTATAGTACTAATTCATATTCCTATTCATATACTACCCCGATATATTTTTATCAGGTAACTTGTCCTAAGTGTAAAAATATGCTATGGGCCGAGCCAGATAGAATCACAACTTGTCAGGGTAAAGCAGGAAGAAAGGTTTGTGGGGCAAGGATAAAGGCTGTATTAGAAACAGTGGATTACGAGATTCCTGTCGTTAAGCCCAAGTAGTTTAATAAATGAGTGTTAAATAACTGACCGCATGGAGGTCGTTCAATGGTAGGATTACTGTCTCCAAAACAGTTGATCAGGGTTCGAATCCCTGCCGCCATGCCAATACAAGAAATTAAATCCCGCCGTGGTATAATGGCTATTATGTCTGTCTGTCGAACAGGAGAAGCGAGTTCAATTCTCGTCGGTGGGGCCATATTAAATATGCCGAGATAGCTCCAATTGGTAGAGCAGCGGTTTGAAGAGCCGCGTGTTATGAGTTCGAATCTCATTCTCGGCACCAATTTTAAGGGCGGGCGACAACTGCTGGACTGTTGTAACGGACTCTTAACCCGTGAAACGAGGGTTCGATTCCCTCCCCGCTCACCAATTAACAGGAGATTATATGAGAAATAAGGGGCGTGCAATCCCCGAGCATAAGAAGCATTCAGCATTCCCCGGATTGATTCTAGCCAAGGATGTTAGAATTGAATCGGGATCAATTCGATCTTCGTATAAGAAGCCAGTTGATTCGTCTGTTCCACCTAAATCAAAAGCATTTGGCGCAGAATGGGATAGGTATGAAACTGCTATAATGCGGCTAAGAGATTCAAATGCAAATGCTTCCTCTTCTGCACTTCAAATTAGAAATGGATTTGAGTTTGCTTATTATTTAGCATGTAAAGAGTTGATTAAAAAGGGTCTGATTAGTAAGCCTAAAAGGAAGTATAGATTACACTAATGAGGAAAAATACTTTACTCACACTTGTTGATTACTTAGTTGATAACGGTGTAGATGAGGGGGAAGTTAATCATCTTCTTCATCGTAAAATATTTAATTCTAAGTCTCTAATGGAGTATATCCAGTCCGACGATTGGGAATCCGTTTGGCGATTTGCAGAATCTTATACATCAGGTGATTTTATTTAACGCGGTGGTCATGGTGTAACGGTTAGCACACTAGTTTGTGGCACTGGTAGTTTGGGTTCGAAACCCAATGATCACCCCAAAGCCCCATCGATTAACGGTTAGATCGTCGTGCTGATAACGCGAAGAACACGGTTCAATTCCGTGTGGGGCTACCACAGTCGTATAGTGTAATTGGCAACACGCTTGGTTCTGGCCCAAGAAAGTCTAGGTTCGAATCCTAGTACGACTGCCAATCCGCCCCTAGCACAATGGATTAGTGTAACGGAGTTCGATCCCGTAGATAAGCGTTCGACTCGCTTGGGGCGGGCCAGATTTTTATTAGGTTGTTACATATTATGTACAGCCTAACCTTTGTCGGTGTGGATGAAACCGATGGCCCACCAGAACCTCGTCCGCTGGACAGGGAGCATTCCTAACTGGTGACGGGACCGAATAAAGAGGTCGAAATAAGGTCACATAAAGAAGGTGATTAAATGCCAGCAAAATCTAAGAAGCAGTTTAAAATGATGGGAGTTCTTTATCAACAAGGTAAAATTTCCAGGACTACACTTCAAGATTTTAATAAGGGTGTTAATTACAAAAAGTTACCTAACAGAGTAAAGAAAAGTAAGTAAGGGTTGGTTGAGTAATTGGTGTACTCGCTTGTCTGTAGAACAAGTCCCATGTGGTAAACTTGTAGGTTCGAATCCTACCCAACCCACCAATCTCATGCGGGCTAGGGTAATGGCTAACCCACCTGTCTCATAAGCAGAAACTCTGAGTTCGATTCTCAGGCCCGCAACCAACTTAATGAACGGAATGGAAAGGAGCAAGTCGTTGACTTCGCTCCTTATTTTTTTGTGCCTAGAGGATTTTTATATGTATGAAATTGATCCCAAATATCAAGGCAAGATTAATCGTATGCGAAATCTTGCAATGTTTAAAGGTAAATCTGACGTAGAGATACTAGAACATATTCTTAGGAAAGAAG